TGCATCTTTGAGCTTGTAGGTAGCCCCACAAGTCTCACAGACATACATGGTGTTGTACATTGCTGTGTCTCTCATGATCAGCACCACACCAAGCAGATGATGACACCAGCCAATGAACTTCCTATGAAGAAAGTCCATATGGCAATCTCTATCACCTTGCACATGAGTGCGATGACGGCCAGAGCCTCCATGGGGAGGCCCTTCCACTGGGCCGCCTCTTGGACGACCCGCCTTGCCCTCGCAATGAGGGCAGTGACGATCCCCGCCAGGGCGAGGACCAGGAGGATGGTGATGAACAACATAGTTGTTCCTTCCTACCCCTTGTATATAGGGGCTGTTGTCATGCGTACTCCATGTACACATGCGTCCACACACGTACCCATACAGGTACATGCACATACGTATGTCGACATAGAGCTATGCATAGAGGGGTGGATAGATGGGTGTATGAGTACAGGTGTAGTGCTGTGCATGTCATAGCTGGCAGTGACACACACTGTACTAGTGTAGCTTCGGATACACAGGTACACACGTACACACACGTACACAGGGACACCCATCTATCTGTTAGTACTACCAGCAGTGTACTGGTAGCGTACTATCTATGCTGTACTAGCTCACCCTGATGGGCCAGCTCACACAGACAGACACAGTAGTCCACTAGTAGAGGGTACTAGCAGACAGAGAGATATACATACCAGCAGATACACACCACAGTGCACTACACAGTACGTACTGGTGGAGGGACAGCTACTGAGATCAACATACATGACAAGAGACAGAGATAGCCTGGTAGTTTAGCAGTCTCATTGCGGAGACAGATACATCAACTAGCACAATGTACTAGCACATACTCACTGTTTATCAGTCTCTGTGAGCATGATGCGTCATGTTATCTCAGTAATAGAGATTCAACATCAGTAGGAGTGCACAACATCACCTATCTAGTAGTTATTAACACTGAGTCGATGGTAGGAGTGCACATTCTCTCCATCTCAGTGTCTTTATCGAAGAAAGCCGCTTCGACACAGCGATTCAGACCTACTGAATCATTGGACAATCTACTTCTCCGCATGTCAGGGCGCAGAGAGAGATCGTCATACCTCACAGGACCACCCCGTGGGCTCGAAACGTAGGGCGGTACCCTACCACCACTACTCAACACTAGGTTCCGGCAGAATTTTCCCAAATCCTTCTATATAGAGACTTATTTACAGTCTGTATTTATTTCTTAAAGGTACCGGCATTTTTTCTTCAAATCTCTCTATAGGGGTTTATTCTAATTATTGTTTCAAAGGTATCAGCAAAATATTTTGTTTCAAGAGATCTAAAAAATATTATTTATAAGAATTGACTTTATATAGTGTTAGCATATATATTTTTTTTGAGGGCTATAAGTCCTTTAGTTTTATAGGAATAGACCTATAGGCTATTTTACATTGGAGGTGTAGTCATGAGGAGTTTAGTTTTAGACATTCCTGAGATCAATCGAGCATTCGAATCATTTTTTCACAGTTGGCCGACTGAGCCGAAGCCTCCGATAGAGGGGTTTCCTATTGTGGATCCTAATTCTAGTGATACAGAGAGTGTAAGGGGTTGGGAGATACAGATGGCGGTAGCTGGTTTTGGTGAGGAGAATGTAGAGGTATGGTCAGAGGGCAAGGTATTACATATAAAGGGTAGTAATAAGGAGAACGATGTTGCTCCCAGATTCAGCTGTAGTTTTTACCACAAGATACCTTGTTCTAAGTATTTAGATATAGACCGTGCGGAGGCGAAGCTTGTTAACGGTATTTTAAGTATAAAGATACCAGTAGAGGAGGAGAGGGTAGAGCAGCGCAGGTATTTATTAAAGAAGGAGGAAATAAAATAAGTTTTTTATGTTATACTGGGGTGCCATAGATATTAGGAGGGTGAATGGTACCGCAGTTAATGACCCCCAGGGAAGAATTTTTTCCTCACGAGACTACGACAAGTACTAGAATCCCGACAGTAGAATCTTATCAGAGGCAAGACGTAACGAAGTGGATTGCTTTATTATTTACTTTCATAGCGATGATAGTGGGGATGGTAGTATGGGCGACTAATGAGCATAGTGAGATAAGAGAGTGGACAGTAGACAGGGATTATACTAACAAGAAAGAGTTAAAGGAGATAATAAAGGACAGTTATGTACCTTTACATGAGTTTACGAAGTTAAAACAAAAGTTAGAGGATCAGAGTAAGAAGATGGATGACATGAGTTTAAAAATTGATAAGATGCTTGAGGAGATACACAAGGTAAGTAGTAGGAGAAGAAGATGAGTCAGAGAGACAAGACGATGGTAGGGTTAGCTCTTCTCAGGGAATCATTGAGAAACATTTTACATGTGCAGGTTCTCAAGAATCTAACTAATTTACTAGATGCTCTTGGAGGGGACAGGGACAGTTTTGTTAGTCAGTATAATCACTGGTCAAAAAGGAATGGTCCTGATTGCAGATATGCCTCTTATGCAAAGGAGTTTTTCCTTAGAGACCAAGCAGAGAGTGTAGCCAAATCAATTATTTGGTTATATAAAAACTTCGCTAAGGAATACGAAGATAAAGCAAATGAGGAGAAGAAATGACATTGAAACCGACGAAAGACTGGATTCTGACACAAGTAGTTAAAGATGAAGAGCAAGGTGGTCTGATTAAGTTAGTTAAGAAGGATGAGTCTACAAAGAAGGTAAAGGTTCTTTCTTTTGGGCCGGATGCGAATAGATCAAACCTTCTAAAGAAAGATGATGTTGTTCTTGTAATGAAGCATACTGGGCTTAAACATGAAGTAGATGGTGAAGAGTTTGAATTTGCCAAAGAGCATAACTTCCTTGGAGTTGTAGAATGAGAAATAGACTGTTTAGCCTTGTATGTAAGATAGACAAGTCTACAAGTAGATTCTTCAATAGGATCAAGAACAAACTAAATCCTTTAGGGTCAGTTAATACATTTCATCCAATGGAGTCTGAATATGTATCTTATGCTGGCACAGACATAAAGGTTCAGATTCTTGATCCACATCAACCTGTACGGACAGGGAACAACCCTCAGGGTCAACTGAATGGAGTCTTTGGCAATGTACAAGGTCTTTCTTTCGGTCGGCGGGACTCAAAAGAGACAGGTGGTACTTTCTCTGGCATCGTCTATGACTCAATGAGACCATTCCATCTTCTCCTGGGTCAAGAGAAGAGACTTATTCTCAGCGGAGCCAATGAGATTGGCAAAGTATGTACTCTCTATGATGGTATCATTAAGTTTGATGATTACCTAGAATGGGGAGTCAGTGTAGATGACATAGTAGTTGAAGTCCATATTAATTTTACTCAATTATCTCAAAAACTAGACTTAGACAAAGAGGCACCCTATGAAGCTAATTAAAATAGATCCTATGGATCATCCTTTAAAAGAGGGAGAGTCATGGTGGGTAATTCCGCCAAATTACAAGAATTGTGAGTTTAACATTCCTCAAGGAGGTGTAGCAGTTTGTTCTGCTGGCACAGGGGACCGAAGTTTAGAAAATTTTGATTTTCAGTATGGCCGGGCGTATCAAATTGTAGATAATGATCCTCACAATGGTTGGTTAACAGTATGTTCAGCAAGATACATGGTGCGTATGCCTTACTATGTTTTTGCGAGACATTTTGATGCTGAAGCTTTTATTAAGGGCACATTTACTGTTAAGGGAAAAGAGACAAAGCCATTTGATTATAAACCTACAATTCCAGGCAAACCTAAACAGCAGTTAGAAATGTTCAATGATCAACAGCTTGGTCTTCGGCCCAAAGACGAACCTGAATGGAGACGATAGATGGGAGGTGAAGGTTCAGGCAAGGCTAAGGGAGATTTACTTATCCTTGATGGCCATAAAGTAGAGAATGGCAAGGTCTCTAAGACAGACTTCTTTAACTTCCTGGCCACAGACATCTCTGACTATTCAGATGTCAAGATGACTCCTAAACAGGCCCTCAAGTTCAAGAATTCCTTTGTCCGGATGACACATGGAGTGGGAGCAGCCATTCCTATGATCTGTGTTGGCCCTAAGTGTCCAAACAAGCTTTGTGTTTTTCATGAGACAAAGACATGGCCCCTTTCGAGGCAGTGCTTGTACGAGGCCCGAATGGTCCAGTACCTCTTTCAAGCCTACATGGAAGACCTCGGTGTTGACCCTGAGAGCCCAACAGAGCTAACTCTTGTCAATGAGCTTGTAGAGGCAGACATCCTGAGCTATAGGGCTAATCTTGGTCTCTCTGGCGCCATAGACGAAGAGGCAGCCACACTTCTAAAGACCTCAGTCATTGAGAAAGGTGAACATCTAGCAGAGACTACTGTTGTTCACCCTCTACTTGAAGTTAAAGAGCGAGCTAACCGTACCCGCATGAGAATCCTAGAGTCTCTAGCTGCTACACGTAGAGAAAAATACAAGAAAGCAGCAGCCCTCAAGAAATCAGAAGATTCAGATGCTTCTAATTTCCTCGCCGAGCTAAGAGAGCAATTCTCCACTTCTTCCGAGAAACAGATCGATTCTCTTGATAAAATAAGAGAAGACGCTAAGAAAGTAGCAAATGATCTAATTATAGATGCTGATTGGGAGCAGTGATGTCCAGTGGCAAAACTTACAGATAAAGAAGTCCAGAGATTTTTTGATGATATTAATAAATCTCCTGGAGGAGTAAAGTCTACTGAGCCAGCTTTCCAAAGATATAGAAAGCAATTCCTCAGAAATATAGACTTTAATGACATTAAGAAGTACAGACCTGAACAACTTATCAGAGGAGCACGTACTTCAGAAGAACTCTTTATAATAGGAGAATATCTTAGTAAAGAGTGGGGGTCTAATAATTGGTGGTGGCAAGAGTACCACCAACGTAGAGTTACCCTTGCTCACCTGCCAAGTCTATATGGTTCTACAATTGACAAAGCAACAGGGAAACAGAGAGGACTTTGGGGTGTTCCTGTTAAACCAGAGACCTATATTCGTTCTTCTAAGGCCGGACCACAAAAGTTTGGTGTCAATAGAAGACTTTTTTCTAGGTTTGCCAACTGGGAACAGATAACAGGCCAACAGAATCTATTCTCTTTAACAGAGACTCCTAGTGGACCTGCTATTAGAGGTTGGAAGCCAATTAAACCACCTGTTCTTCCTTCTAATGCTCCTGCAAATGCTATTGTTTTTGATTTGGAGACCACAGGTCTTCTTGATAATGAGAACCTAAATGTTATCTCTGCAGGATACTTTGATACTGGAAAACCAGATAAAGCTCCTATAGGCAAATACGCTTCTTTCGATAAAAGCCTTAAATATGATGCGCCGATTAGAAATAAGATTATCCCTCAATGGGAAAAAGCTGTTGCTGAACTAAAACCAAAATTATTATCAGAACAACAGCTAGTAGAAGACTTTATCAAAAGAGCAGAATCTAGTTCTAAGACTCATGCCCTGATGGGCTATAACATTAAGCAGTTTGATCTGCCAGTTCTGTTCTCTTCAGCTAAGAAATATGGTCTTGAGGGTAAACTAGAAAAAGCTGTTAAACAGTCTCATATTGTTGATGTAGCTGAATATGCTCAGGCTTTTATATCTAAACAGCTAGGCGGAACAGTAGTTGGCTGGGAGCAATCAGAACTTGGATTTAAACCTTTAGGGTGGCAATTAGAGAATGTAGCAGCATCGCTTGGATATAAGAATTTAGGTGGTGCTCATGAAGCCAGAACTGATGTTGATATGACTCAGTTTGTCTGGCGAAAGCTTAAAGACACTAAGAAATGGGATGAAGCTGCTAAACAATTTGATAAAGATCTTTTATTAAAATCCATACCAAGAGCAAAAGGTTACTCTCCTGTTGTCATTAAGAAAGGCATGGAGAGAGTTAATTTTGCTGCTGAGATGCTAAAAGACGAATCTAAGTATCTTAGATCGTTTACTCATCACTTAGAAGAACTTTATGGTAAGGGGAAGCCTACATCAACACTAGGCAAGGCTGTTAAAGGCAAAGGTCTTGGGCTTGGTAGCATAGCTAGTTATTCAGCCTCATTTGTGGGCTTGAATATGATTCTTCCAGGTAATTTCTGGCAGAATGCATTTACCTCTGTTACTTGGGAAGCAGCTAGATTAGGAGCCAAGAAAGCAGGTGTTAAAGGCTGGAAGACTTGGCTTGCAGCAGGACTTGGTTCTGCTGTCGGTAATGCTATGTGGATGGGAGCTAGTGCTCTCTCTAGTGATCCATCAGATGTAGCAGTAACTGAGTCTGGGTTTTCAGGCAAAGATGATGCTTATAATTTCATTCAGGGCTTAGGAGAACAAGGTCTAGCTCCAGAGGTAAGACATGAATTAACAGAATTTGGTTCCGGCTGGCGCGGAAGTAGAGATCTTCCTTCTTCTCTTATGGGAGTGCCAATAGACCCTCAGGTTTTGGCCTTCAGAAGAGATGTTATTGAAGATAAAGAAGAATTAGCAGAACTAAAACAAGACATTAAAGAAAAACAAGCTGAAGCTCAAGCTAAGCTTGGTGATTTTGATCCTTCTCAGTTAGGTCCTATATCAGGCCCTGTTGCAGGTCTAGCCAGAAATAAAAGTCTTAAAGAAGTAAATCTATCTGACTACAAATTAACAGTAGAAGATGCAGACACTATTTTCCTTAGCAGAAAAGGTCTTGCTGGTCTCTTCTCTAAAGATATTGCAGTACGTCTTTCAGGTGTAGATGCTCCTGAGGTTGCAAGTCATGCAGATGATCCTATGGAAGATGTACGTATCTGGCAGGAACAAGCTGGAGGACAATGGGCTACTGAACAGTATAAGAAGCTAGTAGAAGAACAAGATAACTTAAGACTTGTTATTGATGCGAACAACAAGACTTATGGTCGTCGTCTTGGTGTTCTAATTGGAGATGAAGGAACAAACCTTGCTTTAGAGAGTGTTAGGAAAGGTTTAGTTGCTGCTCTTCCTTTTGGTAAGTCATCAGAAGATGTTGTTAGCCGTAGAGCAATAGCCCAAGCAGAAGAAGAAGCCAAACAGAACGAAGCTGGTATCTGGCAGTTTGCTAGATATAAGGCCATTTCTGAGGCTACTGAAGAAATTGGTCAACCAATTACTTTCAATGTTCTTACTGAACTTACTAAAGTTGCTAGGAATCTTAATCTTGGTACTTATGGTTCATTCTTAGAATCCTTAGGCGAACAACAAAGAGAACTTACTTATCAAGAAGCTCATACCGCTCGTCGAATTGGCCGTGTTCTCAAGAAGACACATGGCAAAGCTAGATTCTCTCAAAAATTTAGCGGCAAAGACGACAACTATAATACTGTTGAGGGACTAAGACATGATGGAGGCTTATCAGAAGATATTCGTAAAGATTTAACTCAATTTGGTTCTGGATTCGATATATTCAAACCAGTGCTACAATATGAATCTATCAGTGAAGCTAAGGATAGATTTATTGAAGACAAGAAGAAGAGATATGCAGTAGATAAGAAGTCTAGATTCTCCGGCCGGGACGACCAATATAACACCATTGAGGGCTTGCTTCATACAGGTATGGCTAAAGATGTCCGTCAAGCCTTAACAGAATTCGGCTCTGGTTGGGACCCTGTACGTGCTATGGCTAGAGCTATTTATAAGAATCTAGATGAAGAAGAAGCACTTGATGTATTTAGAAGGAGTGATCTTTTTAAGGGAGCAGTTTCTAAAGCTCTTAAAACTCCAGAAAAACAATTAGGTAAAGGTGTTGCTGGTTCTGTTAAAGGATATACAGCTGAAATAAAACACGGCATTGAAGGAGTCCCTACTCAGTTTGGTTTTGCTGTTAAAGAAGCAAGTAGAGGGGAAGCATTTGCAGAGCATATGGCGATAGCAAAACTAGATGAAGTAGAGCAACTATTGCTTAAGAAGAGATACAAAAACCTAGAGGATGCCATGATTGAAGCAGAGAAAAGTGCTTTGAGCAAACAAGCACATGATCTTCCCTCTCTGTATGGCACTGGTAAGGATTTTGGTCTTGATGAAGATACGATTATCATGGAGCAATTCAAAGGCACTCCTATTAGAAATATTAATAGAGAATTGACTCCTGGTGAGATTACAGATTTAAGTCAATCAGTTCAGAGAATGCATGCTGCTGGCATTACACATGGCGACCTTCATAGAGGTAATGTCATGCTTACAGAAGAAGGAAAGATAGGAATCATAGACTTAGGAATGGCCGAACGTCTAACAGACCCCAGAATGAGTAAACATCACTGGCAAGCAGTCATGAACGATCCTGTACAGAAAGCAGCACAGAAAGAATTAGGAAGAAAGGTAGATGTTGAAGAGTTTTCTAATATGCTAGATGTAGCAAATGTACATGCTGTTGATCTTATTTCGCAAGGTGCAAAGAAAGAAGCAAGACCTTATGTACAAGTTATAAATCAATTATTAAGCACAACTGAAGCTAATTTAATTGAAGCAAAAGCCTCACAAGTGTTTCAGATGTATAAGCAAATAGGAAAACCAGCTTCTATACCCAAGAGAGTTGGTTCTAGTAGTAAAGTTATTCCTCCTGTTCAAGATGATTATATTAGCCCTACAGCCAAGACAGATTTAAATACTTTGCCTTTTGACAAGACTCAACCTATGACGTCTAAAATTGACGTTCAAGACAATATGCTTAATCAGAATCAGCAAGGAATCTCTTCATCACCAAATTTACCTATGGGCGAAGGTACTGGAACAGGAGGAGGTCGGATAAAGAAGAATTCTGAATCGATCAGAAGAATGAGAGCTGAAAGGAAGAAGAGTGCATACGAAGATAGAGTTGTTAATGCTTCTGATGTTAACATTCCTAAAGACTCTCAGAGAAGTAAAAGAATGAAGAGATTTAGAGAGGTTAGTCGTTCTGCTGTAGGTATAGGACATAGATCTGCCCACAATGCAGGCAGAAAACACTCAAAATTTAGTACTGTAGTATAATATAAGAGGACAACCTTTAAGGAGGTATAAATATGAGTTTTTTTGGTAGGGCAATAGGTGGCGGTATAGCTGGCGGCCTATTGACTGGTGACCTTGGTGGTATAGCTGGTGGTGCTGCTGCTGGTGGACTTGGTGGATGGGCAATCGGCAAGACACTTGCCGACAGAACCACTGGCATGTTTACAGGTGGCATGGGAATGATAGGAGATGCTGCACTGAGGGCAACTTCTACTATTGGCAAACGTGGAGCATTTAATGCTGCAAGAAGAATGGATAGAGGCATAACTAGAGCAGCTAGCTTCTTGGGAAAGAATCAATTAACGACAAACAAAGTTGGAGGTGCTGCTATGACTGCATTAGGAACAGGAGCAGGCATACATATTGGTTCTTCTGTCTTAGCGTCTAACAGGAGGTACTAGTAATGAATTTTTTTAGAAATGCATTAATGGGTGGTGCTATTGGTGGTTTAGCCACAGGTGATCTCGGTGGTGTAGCCGGTGGTGCTTTAGCTGGTAGTGCTGGCGTTTGGGGTGCGCGTAAACTGTTAAGTAATAAGAATGCTTCTGGAATGGGAGCTGCTCTCCTTGAGAGAGGGGGATATGGTCTTACTGCAGCGGCTTCTACTATTGGCAACCGTAAGCTGTTTGATGCTTCAATGAAGATGAAAGGCATGGCAGGTAGAGCTGCTGGTTATTTAGGACAGAACTCTGCTATGACAAATAAGGTTGGAGGATATGCCTTTGCAGGATTAGGTGCTATGGCTGCCGGGAATATCGGTTCTTCTGTTCTTAGGTCTAATGGAGGTTACTAGTCTATGGATTGGTTCGATAAGAATCCTTTAGGCCCACAAGATATAAGTACATTTGGTGGCTTCCGCAGAGAGGCCATGTTTGATGCACATAAGTGGGGTCGATCTGTCTTTGCAAACTCATTTGCTAGACAAGGATTCGCATCTGTTGCCTTCGCTCCTACTGCAGGTGAAGCATGGAAGGCTTCTTGGAGAAGAACTAAGAGACAAGGAAGTGCTAAACATATTCAGAATTTAAGATCTATGCTTTCTAATGTGGCTCCTGGTTCTTCTGAATATAGAAATATTAATAAAGCACTATCGAAGGCAGAACAAGGTACAACCAAGATGGGACTTGCTAAGCGAGTGGGTGGGTTCGCATTAGGTGGTGCTTTTGCTCTTCTGCCTGCATTCATAACTCCTGGTGGTCTTCCTGAGAAGGGTAGAGCTGTAGCAGGTGGTTTGGCTGGTCTTGCTGGTTGGGAAGTTGGCTCTAAGGCGGGTATGGGTGTAGGTGCAGCAATAGGCATGATGATACCTATTCCTGGCATGGCAGCTGTTGGAGGTGCTCTTGGATATGTGGCTGGTGGTTTTCTTGGGGCTATTGGTGCAGACGAAGGTACACAAGCCTTAATGCGTATTCCAGATAATATGGTAGAGAGAGAACGCAAGAGAAGAAATCTTAACTGGAGAGGAGATCAAACTGCATTCATGACTCGTTCAGCTCATACTATGAGACAACAGTCTTTGCAAGCTATGAATAGAGGTATGAACAATGCTCGCTCTATGTTAGGCAGAGAAGGTGTGTTTCTGCACCAATAAATCTATATCTTAATAAATACTTATGTTAGGTTTGTAATTGTTTTTTGTTCGATATCAAGGAGAATAAGTTTGGATAATGAGATTGATAATTTAGAGGATTTAAGAAAATTAGATCTGCCGTTTGATGTAGATGAAGTATCGTCTCAGTGTCATCAATGTGTAAGAGATCAGCTAGAAAAGTACAAAAAACAGGTAGATGAGTCAGGTAAATCTGTTGCAAATAGATTTATAGTTCCTTGTCATGGCATCAAGAAAACAATTATAGATCCTGTTAAAGAAGCGACTCTTACAGATAAACAGATAGAAACATTAAAAGCAGTAAATGATGTTGTCAGTTTTGCAGGTCATTATCTCAAGTTACCTGATAGTAGTTTATGGAATGCTAGATGGTACCAAGAGCAAGTTCTTAAATGCACTTCAAAGCGTAAAGTTTTAAGAATTGGCCGACGATGTTTAGTTCCTGGTTCTATGGTCCTGATGGCCAATGGCAAATGGAAGCCTATTGAAGATATTAGAGTTGGAGAATATGTTGCTTCTCGAAACGCAAAAAACCAGTTAGTCTCAAAGAAAGTTCTTTATGAACATGATAATGGAATTAAAGATGTCTTTAATATTAAGATATCTAATGGAATGGAGATCACATGCACTTCAAACCATCCATTGCTGGCACTAGAGACACTAGAGTTTGGTAAAGGAGTTAGAAAGGTTTGGAAGTCTTTAGAAGATGGTTTATCTGTTGGAACTAAAATTGTTGTTGCCAAACATTATGACCGCTGGGGTGAAAAACATAATCCTAGTTTGATGAAGTTGTTTGGTTATATGTTGACAGATGGTTATTTTGGCAAACCAGGTCAAACTCCAAAATTTACAAATAATAACAGACAAATGGTTTCAGAGGTTCAATGTCTTGCCAAAGAACTTTTTGATTATGACTGTTCTATCCGGCCTAAAGGAAATGGATTCGATATCTATCTTACAGATGGAGATCATAGTTCTATTAATAAATTCTCTGAGACACTTAAGACGTTTGGGCTTCACGGTGTAAAGTCTGCCAGAAAACATATCTCAGATTTGTTTTTTGATTATGATAAACAAAGTCAAATGGCTTTAGTCAATCGCATGTTTTCTGGTGATGGTGGTGTTTCATTACACAACAAGAGAGAAGAACCTAGAGCAGAAGTCTTCTTAGTCTCATCTAGTAAAGAAATAATTAGACAGGTTCAACTTATCCTTCGCAAAATTAATGTTGAATCATTCATTTCTCATGACAATAGACAGATTGATGTTATGAGCTGTGGAGTCATTACTGAATCTGACTCTTGGAAACTCCGTATATCTAGAGCAGAAAGTATTGAGAATTTCTTTGCAAATGTTGGTCTTGTTTACGGCAAAGAAGATGTTTCAAACAAAGCAATATCTATTGCCAATTCAATCAAGAAGAGAAGAAGATCAGGAAGTAAGCAGTTTAGACATGAGACGATTAAGTCTATTGAGCATATAGGCGAATCACAAACATATGATATTGAAGTAGAAGATACTCATAATTTTATTGTAGACAATATCGTATCTCATAATACCGGAAAGACAGACTTGGTCTGTGTTGAGATCTGTTATTACCTTTTTACTAGAAGAAACATAAAACTTGTAGTTGTTGGTCCCCAGAAATCTCATACAGAAGAGATTATTAATCGTGTCAGAGCCTTTATTTCTAATAATCCCATGATGAAGGATTCTGTGGTTAGAGATGTTTCTGCTCCATATTATGAGATAAAACTTCGTAATGGTTCTCGCTTAAGGGGATTTGCTGCTGGAACTAAAGGCAAACAGCAGGGCGTATCTGTTCGTGGTCAAGATGCGGATAGAATCTACATTGAGGAGATGGATTACGTTGATGAGAATGCTATTCAGGGAGCTATATTCCCTATCATGATGACGAATCCAGATACTGCTCTTATCGGATTCTCAACTCCTTCAGGTTTCAGAAGTCCTTATTATAACCTCTGTGAAGAGAGCCCTCAGTATAAAGAGTTTCATTTTACATACAAAGTACTTCCATGGTGGAGAAATGTTGAGTTAGAGAGAAATTCATTCACAGAGGAACAATGGACTCATGAGTATCTAGCAGAGTGGGGTACTTCAGAGTCTGGTGTTTATAAGCCAGAATATATTGATAGAGCCATAACTGAATACAATTATGATGATATGGTTCGTAATTCAGTCTGGAAATATACTATTGGTACAGATTGGAATGAGAAATTTGGTACTGAGATTGTCGTTCTTGGTTACAATACTCTAACTACAATGTTTCAAGTAGTTGAGTCAGTTCATATTGAAAGATCAGAGTTTACACAGCTTGCAGGAGTATCAAAACTTATAGAAATGAACCGTAAATGGAGACCTTCTTTCATTTATATAGATGCCGGTAACGGTTCAACTAATTATGAACTTCTTAGGAAAAAAGCCTATGATAATAGTAGATTTGATGGAGATAGAGACACTGCACGTCTATTAAGCATCCTTAAAAAATATGATGCTGGTGCTGCTTTAGAGGTTAGAGATCCTGTTTCACAGCAGAAACACAAAACTCCAGCTAAACCTTTTATGGTTAATTCCTCTGTGCGCATGTTTGAGCAAGGTAAAATTAGAATCTCTAGTCGCGATAAAGTCTTAGAAAAACAGCTCAGAAGTTATATTATTGAGAGATATACACCTACAAAGACTCCTGTTTATGGTCTAGATGATCCAAAATTGGGAGATCATAAGCTAGATGCACTAAATCTTTCTATTGTTGCTTTTCAGCTAGAATTTAATGATTTACATGCTACTAAAGTCATAACAGATATAGGCGTATCTGTTGACCCAAGAACGATATCTAAGAAATCTTCTAACCCTAGAGAAGAGTCATTTCAGCATAAGAGACCAGAACCAAGAGACTTAAATGGAGGAATTAGAACTCCTCTAGAAGAACGAGTATTTGCTCATACTCCTGGCAGGATAGATAATGGTCTTGAAGGTATTAGAACCAATCGTCCTGGATGGTCTACAGATGAAGAAGACAAGCATATACAGAAATTTTTACAGAAGAGACGTTCAAGGTTTAGACTTCGCTCTGGTCGACCAAGAAGAACAAATATTTAGGAGGATGTAATGTCACTTAAGTTATACTATAAAGATTCTGATGGCTCATTTGTTGATGCGTCTACTGGCGATGATACTTCTACTCCCATATCAACTACTCATGAAGGTAAGACAGGAGATACCAAGACTGTAGATCTATATGTTCGAAATGATGATAACAGCAAATGGTATTCTAATATCACTATTGAGCCTGTAGATTTAGTAGAGGCAGATCCTTATGGAGATGTAGCCTATACAGAAACTGGTTGGGGTGTAAAACTCAGTAAAGGAGCAACGGAACCTACAGAGAATGAGTGGGAAGACATTAACTGGGGTGAAAAGATTACAATGGATAATATTGGCTCTGATGGTTCATTTGACACAACAACTTACTTCCCCTTCTGGTATCTTATCTCCTGTCCGCCTAATACAGATGCTCAGAACAAAGAAGACATAGTTTTGAAAGTTAACTACACAGAGAATGCAGTGATCTAATGACTGACCTTTCTAAGCTTTTAACTCCTGATGATAGGCAGATTCTAAATGCGACTGGAGCCAATAATTGGGTTCCACCAAATCCAAGAGAAATTCTTGTTCCTTATATGGGAGATGAAGAACCAAAAGAAGGCAAACAAGATATTGAAACAAGAAGAGAGAAAGCAAAGAAAGTAATAGATGAATATTCTAAAATCATAGAAGAGTGCAAAAGACTTGAAGCACAGATAGAAGATCGTTGTAAAGATGTTGTTGTTGATATAACCGATCCAAATCTATATCCTGTCCGCAAGGCCATGGCTAGAGTTTTTGGTCCGGGTGATCATAAAAAAATAACATTTCAACAGTACAAGATATGTGTTCAAGAGCTAGCTAAAGTAAGTAGTAAATTACCAAAACCGGAGAGTAAGACATGATGGAGATGGCATCAATAGACCTTGAAAAGTTTGATCTTGTTGCTACTAAGGTCACTTATTACAAGCTTTTTGAGTATATAGTAGAAGATTTTGTTACTAGAGAAGACTCTAAAGAGATGATGAAGTCTTCAAACCTTCCCGTGTCTACAGACGTTACCTCTATGGTCAATACAACTGTACAAGTAGCCATTCCGGCAGGAACTGGTACAGGTATTGGTAAGGGAACAGGAAAGGGGACAGGAAGATCTACTCCTATCTATAATGGCGGGAATATGAGTGGTGGTTCTCTATCACTTAAATCAAAATACAAGGCAGCCGAGGAAGCAGGAGGAGAGACTATTGAAGGTCTTAAGTCTGGTATTGAGACTGCAGCTGGTCTTTAGGAGACAATATGTCTACAAGTGATGAGTATAAAAGTACTAAATCTTCAGATGCAGTTTCTGACAAGACAGAAGAACCACAAGTTAATTCCGCTAATCCATTCTCTAGTCAGGACTATCATCAAATTGTTTCTGCTTTTGAGAAACAATCTACTGATTGGGCAGAAGAAGACTATGCTTTAGCATCTCATTACAAAGATACTTACTCTACTAGAAATTTCTCTGAGAGAGTAAAAGAGCAGATGGCTCACTATCCAGGTCTTCATCAACCCGCCACTGGTGTGCCTGATGAAGATCCGTATAAAACAAATGCTGAAAAACAAGCAGAAAGAAGGCAGAATTTTTGGACAGATGCAATGAGCAGTCCAGATGCCTTTATGAATGGTCTGCGCTCTAGAGAACAAGACTTTGATTATACTACTGTATTTGGTTCTGACGCATCAGCTAAAACTAAAGCAGAGAATGTAGGAAAAATTCTTACAGAATGCATTCCTTGCTTTGGTCGATTACTAGATGCTGATGGATTAGTGCCAGATGGAGACCTTTTAGAAGTACATGCTTTAAATATAAATCTAAGAAAAGATCTTATTTCAGACACAAAGAAGCTTTTAAATAATCCTGGTTCGTATTTGGACATTTGTGAGCTTCTCAATTTGCTATCTCATCAATGTGTTCAGGATCTTTTTGCTATATTGGCTCTGCTGACTCAGTATTTAGCTAAGTTGAACCTAGATATCAAATTTAATTTTGACTTTATAGAAAATCTTGTTGGAGCTATTTTAAGCCCATTCCTTGATGCTCTTAGTCAGTGGTTAGATAAATGGATACAGCTAATTATTGAACCTCTAGTTTGTGTAGTTGACCACATTAATGAAGTTATAGTTACTTCGCAAACTATGAAGATTCCTCTCTCTTCTGCTGGTATTGGCATTGATGCTGATCTTGGCGTACAAGATGGAGTTTTCAGCAAACAAGATTCAGCTTCTACAAAGAAAAGACAACATAAGACTAAAAAGTCTAAATGGTCTGACTCAGAGATGGATAGATTTAGCGATCTCCCTCCTGGGCACTATACTCCAAGAAGACCTACTGTTCCAGATGAAGAAATACAGATGTCTGCTACAGAGATTAAGGAGTCTTGGAATCCAAGTATGTCTGAGCAGCAGAGAGAAGAAACAAATCAAAAGTGGGAAGAAATCAATAAACAGAGAAAAGACAAGAAACTTAGCTATACTTCTGACATTTATAAAGAAAGAAGAGATGGGACTAGATGGAGTAAGGATAATGTTCCTAATTCTGAGAAGTTTAGCGCTGGTTTTCAGTTTGGTGATGAATACCATCCACCTGAAAAACAAAGCCTTCCTAAGACAGCAGACAGCTACTTTGACACCGGACCATTAACAAACTCAATTGTTCAATTGAGAAATATTCTTCAAGCTGGGATTCAGTATGTAAGAGATTGGTTTATCTATATTACACAGATGGTATACGATCTTCTTGGTACTGACTTCGGTTGGATGAAAAACAAGACAGGTTCTAGTTTTCTAAAATCAGATCTTATTAAGATGATTTCTCTTGTGAAGGCAATTATTCAAGCAGTTTCTAAAAATGGACTTAGATGTGGAATAAATACTAATTTAGATCAAGATCAAGTAAAGTTTATTCTAGAAGACACCTTAAACAAATTCTCTCCTACTAAGTTTGAAGTTATGGAGAATGGAGATATTAAGGTTATACCTTCTGGAGGAAGTTTGCCTGATACTAAAGATACATCTGATGCTGTGCAAGCTCAGATAGAAGAACAAGATAAAATAGATATGGGAGAAGGGATAGGTAAAGTAACAGATAAAAAGACAGAAGAGACTCTGCAGGATTCTGTTAAATCAGGTATCATAGTTAAAAATTGCTTAAGAGACTTAACCTCTGATGAGGCAGCCAGAGCAAGGGAGTGGATCTTAGAATATGAGAGGAGATCAAATGGCTGAAACAACAAAATTAACACCAGCTAAAAATACTGGTTTCTCTACTCCTGAGAAGAAATCCATCATCCCTGCTACTCTTCCTGCGCCCACAAAGGTGTATACCACTAATATTGGTAGAGGAAGAGCACCTACACTCAGATGGGAAGTACCTGAGTGGGATCTTGTTGAGACAGGTAGAATCTTAGATACAGAGTCAATTGTTAGAAGAGCTTTTAGAGTAAAGAAGAACCTTTTCCTTAAAGAAGGATATGAATTTACAGGTTCTAATCTAGACAGAGTAGCTTATGTAAAGAAGAGACTTCAACAGATAGAGGTAGCTTCTGGCATACCATTTCCTATTTTAATCTCTCAGACAATCTCTTCGCTGATAAGATGCGCTAATGCATTTTGGGTTAAAGTCAGAAAGACAGAAGCTTCTGGTGGCAAAGTACGTACTGTTGGTAATAAGAAACTAAAACCTGTTGCAGGTTATTTCTTACTTCCTGCTGAAACAGTCAGATTCAAAAGAGATGAATACGGAAAAATTGTTAAGTATCAACAGGAGATATATGGAAAAGTTGCTAAGGAGTTTAGACCTGAAGATGTAATTCATTTCTATTTAGACAAGAGAGAAGGATATTCTGTAGGGACTCCTATCCTTACTCCAGTTAAGGATGACATTCGTGCTCTTCGACGAATAGAAGAAAACTTAGAGCTTCTTGTATATCAGCATCTCTTTCCGTTGTTTCATTATCAGGTAGGAACAGAAGATGCTCCAGCAGCTATTTTTCCTGATGGCACATCTGAGATTGATGTTGTTCAGACTAAAGTTGCTGAGATGCCCTCAGATGGATGTTGGGTTACTCCCGAGCGGCATAAAATCACTCCATTACAGGCAGGAAGTTCTCCTGTAGCTGTAGACAAGGTCATAGATCACTTTAAGCAGAGAATCTATACTGGTATTGGTGTTTCATCGGTAGACATGGGTGAAGGTGGAACTGCAAATAGATCCACAGCCCAAACAATGTCAAGAAACCTAGTTGATGACACTAAGGCTGACCAGAAAGAATTCGGTGCTCAATTCTACAGTAAAGTTATTGTAGAGCTTCTAAAAGAATCTACATTCTCTCAGGCTACTCTTTTAGATGAACCAAACAGAGTATACCTGAAGTTCAAAGAGATAGATTTTGAAGCTAGACAGGCAAAAGAGAATCATCTTGTAGACATCTTCATTAAGAACGCAATCACTCACTCTGAGATGAGACAGATGATGGGTCTTGAACCATTTGCTGGTGATGGATGGCCTACAGGCACTAAGAAGTCTCAGATGTTCTCTAAAGGAGATGGGGATTGGTCTCAGACAAATTATGGTCTTATTGAGAGAGATAAGGTTATACTTCAGTCTCTTGATGAACCAGGCACAGATGCTTCTAAAGCAGAAGCCGCTTCACGTACAAAAGCTACTAGTGCAAAAGCAGCAGGTGGTAGTTCTGTCAATAATAAAAACCAGCCTTCAAATCAGCATGGTACTCGCTCCAGTACAAAAATTAACAAAGATAATTTAGAAAGTTTAATAGGATACAGTACTCCTATACATGATATCTTTAATAAACTTAGAGAGTCAATAGCTTCTGATATCAGGTCTAGCGGAACCAAACTTAAAGTTATAGATTTTAATCTTGATGTAGCTTTTTCTGATGCAAAGAAAACTCTAGTCAGAAAGTCTAAGCTCGCCTACAGAGCTGGTCTTCGTGAGTCTGGGGCAGATATATTCTCTGTAAATTATAATAGCGCGTACACTAAGATTCAAAAACATATAGAGAAATATATCTTGAAACTCAAAGAGGATTTATATAATCAGATCAAAAGACATACAATTAGAGATATGAGATTAAAGCAAGAGGATGCTGTGTTTGTAGAGATGATATTTGATGCTCTAAGACATAGAACAGATATGATTGACAAGAGTGAACCTATGAGAGCATATAACTTTGGTCTTGCATCTGGGTTTAGGTCTTTAGGTAATATGAATATGAGGTCTGTCCCTACAAGTGATTCTGCATGTAACATATGCAAAGAGCAGTTTTTGATATACAAAGAGTCGGATGCTATAATTTACGAAGAGTTACCGCCTCTGCATCCTCACTGCAAATGTAAAATGAAGGTAACCAATTAAGGAGGGAAGAGGTAACTATGGAACCATTGTTTAACGATTATTGTAAGGTACAACCTCTGTCAGACAATCAAGTGTCTGAAATGAAGGATTTCTTTTCAAGTCCTGAAGATAAAGGCTTAGAGGTTACCTTAGAGGCGACTCACTCTGGGTTTATGAATGATAACCTTAGATTCTATATTCCATCAAGAATGAGAGATGGAGCTAAGACATTCACACAAAGAAGGAAACCAGCAAAAATCTTAAAGCATCATGATGCACAGTCTGACCCTGTAGGTATCATTGTTGATGCTGAATATATAGATACAACTCCAGAATATTTGCAGAAGAATAAAGATGTCCAAATCCTTAATGATAGCAGTTTCCCAATGAAGAAACAGATTTCTGCGGCTAAGAGACTAATGAAATCTGGAGTAATGGATTCTGAAGACTGGAAAGGACTTGGGTATGTTAAACTTAAAGCAGTAGTACTTGACGAGAGGACCATAAAGCAGGTACAAACTGGATTGTTTGATGCTGTCTCAACTTCTTTTAGTTCTCCAGGCCATGTTTATTGTAATGTCTGTGGCCAGAATCTAGTAACTGACGGATTCTGTGAACATGAGCCTGGAACTATATATAAAGACAATGAAGAAGACTCTGATGATCCAGGTGTTGTTTGTGGAATGATACCTGGAGTTCATAATTACCAAGAGTGTAGTTTTGTTGTCATGGATGGCGACCCACTCACTGGTATAAAGATTGGATTCGAGGATTCTCTTAAAACTTATGACATTCCAGTTGAGGACTGGAGAAGCAACTCATTTGCAAAAGAGACTAAATTTGTATATGAGTTTAAAGACTTTAAGGAGGCAAATAACATGGATCCGACAAAACTTTCTGATACTCAGAAAGAAGTCTTTGAGGTGATTAAGAAGCTTCGTCCTGAACTGGATGATAATGCTATCTCTGAGTTGGCTGTTAAAGTTAGTCAATTAAGACAAGAAGATGGTAAATATCCTTATCAGGAAGACGCCGATATCACTAATGAGCTAGCAATCCAGTATGCAGTTGACAACTTTGAGACCAAAGAACAAGAAATTAATGCTGATAGCATTGTTGATGAAATGCAGATAGAGCTTAAGAAGATGCTTGATGAAGGTGTCATCAGTGAAGAGATTTGGAAGGTGGCTGATGCTCAGCTAAGTGCTGAGGAGAGAAAAAAGCTACCTAGTTCTGCTTTCTGTGGTCCAGATAGGTCATTTCCAGTTCCAGACTGTGCACATGTAACTGCAGCGAGAAGACTTATTGGTAGATATGAAGGTCCTGGAGACAAGTCCAAAATACGTGCATGCATTAACAGAAAAGCTAAGGCGCTTGGATGTGATGATGAGAAAGAAGATAGCGCTGTGCCTTCAAAAAATACAACAGATGACAACAAAGATGCATTGTTTACATTGCCCACATGTGAACAGCTTAAAGACCTAGAGAACAAAGATGCTCAGACATTATTCGCTATGGCTGAGTCTGAATTGATTTCTAGAGATTTGAAAGTACAAAGAGATTGTAGTAAATGTGCAGAGTCTGCTGATCTTCTTGATAAAGCAAAACAAGAGTTGAAAGACAGTAAAGAAGAAATAAATGACCTTAAAACAACACTTAAGGTTTTAAGAGTCGAAATGAAGAATCAGATGGAAGACTATTTCCGCCAAGTTGATGATTATGTTGCTCTTGGTTCTGAGCTTACAACTGTAAAATCAGAAAAACTTGCACTTATTGGTGTTCTTAGTGGAAAGTATGATACTCTTGAGAAAGGAATTGATGCACTAAAAGATGCTGATTTGACAAAAGAAGAACCTGTTCTGATGGATAACTTCAAAATTGATGATGTAATGACCAAACTTAATGATGGTCTTGCACAGCAAAATCCAGAAGATACTGTGGATGATCCTACTGTCAACATAGATAGTGATAATTCACAATTTCCTGATGGTCTTTCAGGTCCAGCGGTGGCAGCAATCGAAAACATTAGAGATTTCATACATTCCAATGAGATTGGACGTGCCAAGAATCTTTATGCTAGAATGATTGCTAGGAAAGTATTTGATGAGAAACAAGTACCATTTGATAGTCTTCAGCAAAAAAGTCAGACCCTTGCTGAATAATATAGGGAGGTAGAAGATTATGACTATTGCAAGAGGTTACGTAGCCGACCATAAGTTTTGGGACAGAATGGGCCGCATCACTCCTAATGTGGACTGGTCAGAGTCTGATCGTCCACATTTTGAGAGTATGCCAGCTCCTTGGCTTCCAGTTCAGCGTAAAGAAGAAGAGATTGAATATTACATTGTAGTGTCTTCAGGTAAGGTTATTGCTGAGGATCGTAATGGACATCTTGTTCCTGCTGGCCTGAGAAAATCTTGGAATGTAGCGACTGGAACAACTATTCTTACTTATACGGCTACTGATGTTTCAGAAAATGTCATTGACTTGACAACTGGCGTAGCAGTAACAGCAGCAACTTCTTATACGGAGACTCAAGTTACTTCGGCTCTTCGTGAGAGAGGGCTAATTCGACACACAGAGAGAGCTACTGATTTTATCAGTAAGCCGATTGGTATCGCTTCTTACAACTACTATAAAGCAGCTGGTACTGATCATTACAATCCTGCAAATCTGTTTCAGCATAACTTTAGACCACAAGCTCTGGCTGCTGTCACATGCGATTATGCAGTAACCTATCCAGTTCTTCCTGCGTTGGCCACAACAGAGACAATGGCAAATGACAACACAGGTGGAGCAGCTGGCGCCCTAGAAGATTTCTTCGATGGTTCAACAACTCCTCGTGTTGCTGGTTGGTTCAGCTCAACGCAGATTCATGAAGTAACTCGTTATGCTTCTGATGTTGCTGCGGGTGATAACATCGTTGGCTACATGACAGTCAATTATCCTCTAGCACATGATACAGCAGAGAGTACAATTGAAGCTTCAGTGTCTGGTTTAACTAGACAGGTTAGTTCAATTACAGACATCAGCTCTGCAGGTGACTACTTCATCGATCATGAAGTTGGAATGATCTTCTTCTATGAAGCAGGCGGAGATGCAATTCCTTCTCCATGGAGTGTGTCTGCTACTCTGACGTACTATCATTATGGGAGTACAGGAACAGCCACGAATACTGTTACTACGTACTCATGCGCTACAGGCAATATTGAGTATGGTGACTTCCTCACCTACGACACAAACAGCAACCTTATCAAAGCTACTCTGGATATCTCAGATGCTGAGGGTTATGACGCAAGTGGTGACCTTTACAGTGCTGACCCAGAGTATGATACTGAATCAGATAATGGAGTTGTTTCTCTCCAGCTTGAGAAAGCAATCCAAAACTGGATGGAAGGAATTGTTGGTCAAGTTATTGGTGTAGTCACTTATCCGAGAGATTACCTCGATAGAGTGCATACTGCCTATAGTGGCCAAACTGCTGCCAACATGAGAACTCCTGGTAGTGCAACTGGTGGCCGGAGTGACCAGCTCACATATTCAAATTCTGCCGAACGAATGGTCATCGTTAACTTAATCTTCCGCTAAGCCGAAGAAGGAGGAACCTTACAATGCCTAGAAAGATTGATCATGCGACAGCCTTCGGCGACAGCTATGAGCTTTTCCGCGATACGTGGTTTGCTAATGGATTCAATGAGCCTACACAGCAGCAAATTGAATTCAAAGATATTATGGCCACTCCGAATGCTCAGTACTGGATGCCTAAGGTAGTTGAGGAGATTGTTCGTGAGCCTGTTGAGCCTATGCTCATTGTTCCTAGCTTGCTAGACAGGATCGCTTACACTCCAGCTGCTAGAATTACATTCCCAGCAGTAGGTGCTTTGGTTGCATTTGACCTTGCTGAAGGTCAGGCATATCCAGAACAACAGTTAAATGTTGCTCCTGGTAGCATCACAATCAATGTTGGGAAAACTGGTGTTGCGTTTAAGATTACTGAAGAGATGCAGAAGTATTCTCAGTACGATGTGATGAACATGCACATCCGTGCTGCTCGACGTGCTCTTGATCGACACAAAGAGAAGAAAGGTATGGACTATATCACTGGTATGGGCGTATCTCTCTTCGATAATAAGAATCCGACAACATCTGTCTATGGCACATGCACAGGTCGGTCAATTACAGGTGCTGGTAATGGCTCTTGTAGAATGGAAGACCTTCTAAAGGCATATGCCCACATCATGATGCAGGGTTACACTCCTGATACCATCCTGATGCATCCTCTGACATGGTCTATGTGGATGGCTGATCCTCTGCTTCAGACTATTGTCAAGAATACAGGTAATGGTAGTTGGTTCCAGCCGCACAATATGCCTAAATCTGGTTTGCCTTGGGCTAACGCCTCACAGAACAAAATGGGTATCCATGGTGGTTACGGCCAGTATACACCTCCGGATAACAATGCTTCTGCTACACCTACTGGTGTGGATGAGATCGATCAAAATCTCAACAGTGCACCTGTTATCCCTAATTACTTCCCGCATCCGCTGAAAGTATTGGTTAGCCCATTTGCTCCGTTCAATGTCCACAACAATAGTTGTGACATCATGATCTTCGACTCTAGCAACCTTGGTGCTCTAGTTGTTGATGAGGATGTCAGCATTGACCAATGGGAAGATATGTCAACAGACATCATGAAGGTTAAACTGAAAGAGCGTTATGCTTTTGCTATCTATGAAGATGGTTTGGCAGTTGGTGTTCTGAAACATGTCCCAGTTAAGGCTAATGAGATTGCTCTGCCAGTAACAGCTACTATTTCTGCTGCTGGATCTCTTGACGAACTGGACCAAACAACATCTATTAGTGGTCTCTAATTAGAGAACCGCATTGATGTGGTAAACTAAAGGGAGGAGGAGCGGTGGTTCCTTCTCCCTTTTTTGTTTTTCTTCAATAAGGAATTTAGCCATGAGATTGGTTAAAATTAAACTCTGTCCTCAAAATCCCTTCTGGTTTCTTGGAGATATCATCAATCTCACAAAAGAGAATCCTGAGAGCCCTCTGATAAATTTAGACTCATTAGAGGAAGAACAAGTTAAAACAATTAACCAAGCTGCAAATCAGATGGAAGTTAAATTGTTTGATAGTGAAGGGAATAAGCTAAAGAAAACTAATGATGCTATCTTTATATCTGGCGACCATGCTGTAGATGTAAACGATATAGATAAGGAGGAATCAGAACAAGACTTTTTAGGAATTGAATCTGTTACTGTGTCAGAAGAATCAGAAGAATCTGAAGAAAAACAAATAATAGTAGAAGAACAGGATTTGAAGGATGCTAGTATCTTTCTTAGCAAGAATGGAAATACTGTTAGGAAGATGATTAAATCCTTACCTAGGTCTGACGATAGTCTCGTGTTTTTGCATGCTCTTCTTCAGGTTGAATCAAGCACTAAGAACAGACATGGTGTTGTCAGTAGGATAGAAGAGGTGATTGATGAGTGCCAACAATAGAGAAGTATTCGTAGAAGAAGGCGAATTTAAAGTTGGAATGGATTTCATTATGAAGCTTAGAACAGAAGCCAATAGGCAGAAAGCCTATAGGAGTTCGAAAGATTTTGCAAAAATGCTTGGTAATGATGGTTCTGACATCCCTGACTTCAAACAAGATTCTCTGTCAGAACTAGATAAGATAGCTGATTCTCTTGAAATCATAGAGGAAGAATAATGGCTACCACTCCTCATATTTTAGACGTATATCCTGCTCCAGGTTCGTCTGGAATTCCTATTGGTGATCAAGTAACAGTTACATTCGATCAGGAGATGGACCACTCTTCTATCAATACAGGTACTTTTGTGCTTGCTGCTCCAGACAGAAGCACTACAATTGGTGAAGGGTGGAATTTTCCTGATACAGCAGGCTCAGAAGATGAAGATATGCTTAGCTCTCCTTATTATGGAGGGTTTGTTAAAGGTACTATCTCATTTTCAAGAGTAAATGCATATGGCTCTCCAGTAGAAGATAGCGAAACAGACACAACTGGTGATGGTACACTATGGAGAACAGTTGCTCTTTTTACTCCATCTCAACCTTTATCTCCTAATGTTCAATATACTGTTTTAGTTGCTGGTGATGAAGATCCTACAAATCAGTTTGATAGTGGTGTCAAAACTAGGACTGTATTTGACCCTGTAGCTATATCTGTAACAGGGACTGGTAATATCTCTTTCAGCGGCGGGTATACTGGCTCAACAAGCAGAACCTATACTGTAGAGATAGTTGCTTCTGGTACAGTAGGCAATGCTACTTACCAGTGGTGGGATAATTCAGATCCTCTTACCGTTTATCAAGGCATCACTACTACTGGCGAGAGAGAGCTAGATAATGGATTGTTAGTCTCATTTGATCCTGATGGTACTTTGGCATCAGGCGATAAGTGGACTGTTCATTGTGTGCCGTTTATCTCTCTCTCGAACACATATAAGTGGACATTCACTACCGGCTCAGGAGAACTTCTTGCTCCTCCATCTTCTTCAAGCACTAGTGGAATAGAAGAGTTGTCTTCTGCTTCTACTTCTGCCTTCTCAGTCTCTGAAGTAAATCCTGAAGGAGCAAAGTATGGCGTCTCTATATCTGAGGACCCATACCAAGGAGAAGTAATTACAGTAACATTTACAAGCACCTCTATAGTAGATGCAGCAACACTTGTAGATGCTGTAGAGGTCAGAATGGAAGCTGCTAATGGAGATGTAAATTTAGTCCCTGTTACCGATCTTGATTTTGAGACTACATTGTTGGACAACGTTCTCACAATTACACTAGATCCAGGTCAGCTTGTACAAAATTCTATTGTTGTTGTTACCCTTGACAAGACTATAGCGGATACAGATGGCAATATGCTCGGGTCTGATTATGTGACCTATTTCTCTACAACATATACACCTCTATATTCTAGCTTAAGAAGAATAAGATTTGATCTTGGTAACTTCATCTCTGGAATACAAGATGAAACAATCATGCTAGCTATATTAGAAGCTAGTATATATACAGATGCAATCAAGTTTGCTACTACAATAAGCAATTCTTCATTTTATATGCAAGCAAAACGTGAGTTCACTACATGTCTTGCTGAGTTAAAGTTGCTTAAAGGTCTTTCTGCTGATGTGGTATCAGGAGATAGAATGTCAAAAACATTAGGTGACCTTTCTGTGTCCAGAACAGGTACAGGAAACGCTCTTAAAGAGACAATGAGTGATTTGCAAGACTGTATAAATTACTGGAGAGTTGTGATTGAGTCTGGAGGCGCAGTCGCTCCAAATACTTCTCTGTCTCCAGAGTACACTGTTAAAGGAGCTGATGCCTCTGATGCTATCACTGTTGCAAGACAATGGGAACCAACAAGTGGTCTTGGTAGTTATCGCTCCGCAGCAAATACAAAAGTTTCGAACTATAATAGTAGCTCTAGAAAGAGATATAGGACGTTTAGAAACAAGACAACTTGGAGAAATAGAGACTAATGTCGAAAAACCCTTATATGGATATATATCCGACTAATTCTTCTAATCTCGAACTTGATTTGAGAAGAGAGATCAGTCGTTTGCTTTATGGAGCAAAAGATGAAATTGCTAAAGGCAGACAAGGTCTCTTAAGAAGAATGCGTAAAGACAATAATGGAGACTTAATACGTTGTCCTTGTAGAAACAGAAATACAGATGAGCCAGATAGAGACTACTATTGCAGATACTGTGTCGGCATGGGGTACTTTTGGGATGAAGTAAAAATAGTGTATTATAGAAATGATGAGTCTTTTCGTAAGAGAGAAGGAAAGGTTAAGGAATTCGAAGGAGATATGTTCTATCTTGCATATGATACAATCATATCCAGTAGTGACTATATCATAACAGTTGATTTAGATCAGAATGGGAATCCTTCAGTGCCTGTAACTAGAGACAAGTATTTTAAGATTTTGAGTGCTGATCCATTCAGAGCAGATAATGGACGAATAGAATTTTGGGCAATTAGAGCTATAGAGGAACGCAAGTGGAGTACTTGGTATGGTGTCAAGAATAGACAATATAACTAGTGTTCCTGATATAGAGGATCCAGAAGTTAAGGTGCGTTATTCTGAGACAGAATGCAATAGGATCCTACGTGTATACCTTGAGACAATACAAGCCCAAAAGCAATTTTCTAATGGTTCAGAACTGAATGATTTTTTTGATTTGGTTCATAATGCCATTATTTCAAGACAAGATTCTGAAGGCGTACTTAAGTCTAAGAGGATACTTTTCTTAGAGGAAGATCCTCCAAGTGAGAGTGAAATTGACACAGAAGCAATTACTTTCATCTTAAGGTCTAGAGTACCTGGAAGATTCGACCAAGGTCCTGCTGGTACTGGTAGGATTAAAGAGGTTACTGGACACCAGAGATCTATAATTGAACATCCAGAGCATCCTGGAGAGAAGCTTGTTACTATGGGTCGGTTTTACGACAACTGGATAACATTCAATGTCTATGCTCGTACAGCCAAAGTAGCAAGACATAGACTTCTTTGGTTTGAGCGTCTAATGGATGCTTTTACATGGTATTATAGATTACATGGGTTTCGAGTGATAGAGGAGGGTTGTGGAGATAAAGAGTCTATAAATCTAGGAGAATTAGAAATAACAAAATATCCTATATCATACATGGTAAGGACAGACGATACATTCCATATTAGTACGCAAGAGCTTAAGTCTGTAGTGTTTAATATAGGTGTATCAAGACAATAAATACAGGAGGGTTCGATTATGACGTTACAGAATCTCCCCCGCGTAACAGTTACAAAGCCTGATGGGAACTTGGTTCCTGAGCAGACAACACGTGCTCCACGTGTTCTTGTTGTCGGCACTGCTGGGTCTGGTGTTGGCGATACTGCATACTTTGTTTCTACTACAACTCAAGCTAGATCAGAATTTGGTTCAGATGGAACCTTGATTAGAGGTATGTGGGAAGCAAAGAAAACCGGAGCTGAAGAAATCCTTCTTTATAGGATTGGTTCCACATCAGCTATTGTATCTGGCATTGGAGACTCGACAGGCTCTACAGGTTACACTGTAACTACTATTGAGCAAGATGCTTCTGCTGGTGACAATTATGCTCTCTATTATGACAATTCGAATGACCGTCTTGTCGTAAAGAGAAACAGTGATGATCTTATTGTCTTTGACAATGACTCTACAAATCCAATTGATTTGTTTGAAGTTACTGTTTCTGGCTATAAAGCTACTGGTGGTGGCCCTGATATAGGTAGTGCATCAAGTTATGTGAACTTGAGTTCTATTGATGCTTCTGCATATTCAGGAACATCTTATACTGCAGGCACAGATGGTCTTGGTCTCTCAAGAATGGAAATGTACCAGGAACTGTATGTTGCCTATAAGAATCTGCTTCAGGAAGAATTTGATGTTATCGTTCCTATGGATGTCTATATGGACGACTATAATGTAGTCGATCAAGGACATTATAAGGGTTCGGTTACACCTGTTGTTCCTGGTGGACAGTCATTTCCGACTGCTGGAGCATATCAACCTGGTACAGACGTAGACTCTCTTGGTAAGGTCTATGTTGAAGAGTATGAAGGCGAATATTACTTCTGGTGGTGGTTTAGCGGCGGTGCATTTGCGGCTGCAGACATTACTCCTGCAAATGTTCCTGGCTCTGGTAGTTCAACAACTAAAATTGATGGCACTACAATAACAGAAGATGACTTCCATGAAGTTAACTTCGCATATCAGCTTGGTCGGTTTCTTTATGACTATAGCACTGACATTGTTGATGCAACTGGTGTCATTGGCGCTCTTCCGCCAGCAAGTAACTCTCTTAGAGACAAAGCTCGTTGGTTGGGTAAAGCTCCTACTTGGACATTGAATACATCAACAGGTGAATACTATGTCGCATCTAGTGGAGATAATGGCTCTGGTCTATTAGGAAATAAATTTACCGTTGGTAAAAGTGACCATAGATCTGGTGAGTTTGGTGGTGGTTTTATTCTAACTGATTCTGAGTTCATGGATGGAACTGAACAGGTAGATCAAAACGACATCCCTGTAGATCTTGGAAAGTATTTCTCCATCGTTGTAGATACACCATTTCTGAGAAACAATTGGTATAATGCTGGCTATAGGGCTTCATTCGCAGCGTCATATGCTGGCTTTTATGTTGGCATGGTTCCATCTAGCGCTCCTACCAACAAACGTGTTAGCTCTTCAATATCTCTCATTTATAAGATGAGCTTAGGTTCTCTTGATGCACTTGCTGGTGCAGGATATGTCGTCATGAGAAACAAGCCTCAGGGTCTTGTTGTGGCTGATGCACCTACAGCTACGATGCCAAACTCTGACTGGAAGAGACTCTCAACAGTTAGAATTGTTAAGTCTGTCGTTGACGGGATTAGGGTAGCAGTTGATTCATTCCTTGGCGAAGGCATGAACGATGGTTCCAGAGCCTCTATGAGGAATGAAATTGATAAGATTTTGCTTTCTGCCAAGTCGGCTGGATATCTACAGGACTATAAACCTTTCGATATCATCCAAACACCTTCTATGGAGGTCGCTGGAAGAGCAGAAATCAATCTAACGCTAATTCCGTCTTTCGAACTGAGAGTCATCGACCTGACTGTTTCTCTTTCTAAGTCAGGCTAACAATGGAGGTAGGGTAGACAATGGCACAAATTAGTTCATTTACTAGAGGCTACAATAGCTTCAGTGGTGTAGACATCAAAGCTACTATCGGCGCAAAGGCAATTGGTACTTTGCAAGGTATTAGCTATCAGGTGTCTCGTGAAAAAGCTCCTATTTATACAATGGGTACTGCCGATCCTAGAGCTTTTGCTAGAGGCAAAAGAGCTATTGCTGGATCACTGGTCTTTATCCAGTTTGATGCAGAGCCATTGATGTATGAGCTTGCTAACCCCAATGACGAAACAAGGCAATTGTATTTCTTGTCTGATGTTGATGATCTCAGACCAGAATATAACATGAATGACGAAATCCCAGTCGCTGATACAACTGTTACTCCTGTTGGAGAAAGCAGTCCTAACGTGCCTGGTGCGCCTGCTGGTGGACAAGAGTCAGATGTTACTTCTGCTGCATCAGATCAGAAGAGAGCATTGCCTTGGTATCCTGATCAACTTCCACCCTTTGATGTTGTATTGACTGCAGCCAATGAATATGGTGCACTTGCCATCATGAAGATTCTTGGTGTTGAGCTTATGAACTCAGGTCATGGTGTCAGTATTGATGATATCGTGTCTGAGCACAGCTACACATATGTAGCCCATGGAATGGTCCCCTGGGTCTCTCAGGGCGTCCATGAAGACATGGAAAGCGCTATATAGTTAATGTCATGTCTATCCTAAAGGGCTAGGGGAATAGGCTCCTAGCCCTTCTCTCCCCTTAGGAGTCATAATGTCTAATGGCGGCACACAAAAAACATTAGCCTCTTATCGAACAACAAGTGTTGATAAGAAAATTAGCTATCCTAACAATATAGAGAATGTAGGCAGAGCTTTACATCCTGCAGAAAGTACTAATTCTGTAGTTTCTGATTATATGGGATATGGTAGTTTCTCTGGGGCTGATGTTAAGGTTGTTGTCCATTATCCAAGAAATCACTTCTTAGAGAAGAGACTGGCTGAAGAGAAGAGAGACGCCATAAGAGAGATAAATGAAATAACTGATGACATTAACTCATTTAGCGTTATAGATACTTCAAGACTAGAAGGCAGAAGACAATCTGCATATAAAAAGCTAGAAGAAATTGATGAAGAGATTGATAAATTTCACAATATACCTACATCTAAAGTTTTAGCTGAGCTTCAGACTATCAGCTATTCTATATTTAGAGAAAAAACTCCTGTACGTACATTAGGTTCTGTATACCCTAGAGCATATGTTCGTGGTCCGCGTACTATTGGTGGCTCTATGATCTTTACTGTGTTTCACAAACATGTTCTTCATGAGGTACTAAGCATGAACATGGGAGTATACAGTACAGGAACTAGTGATCATGATAGATACAGATATTCTACAAATTTACCTGATCAAATACCTCCTCTAGATATGAGTATCATATTTGCTAATGAATATGGTGCTATATCTCATATGGGGCTGTGGGGGGTTGAATTTGTGCAGGAAGGATCTACTTTTTCAATTGAAGACATCTTTACTGAGAACACAGTGCAATATGTTGCTAGAGACTTAGACCCTATGAGGGTAGTAAATGCAAGAGAAATTGACGGGAAAGGTGTAAGTAAAGAATGGACCAAAACAGCTTCTATATTGTTATATGAGAAGCAACAGTTAAATAGTCATCTGACTAGAAGGAATCCTTTCTTATAATGGCTATTAGAGACGAATATAACAATCTTGTTGGTAGCAAATTCTCTGGAGAGAGAGTTTACGAATATGATTGGTTTTCTGGGTCTCAGATTAACATTATGTTAGGTGATGTTGTTATTGATAGTGCTGTAGGTATTTCCTTTAATATCCAACAGACAAAAACACCTGTTTATGGATATGCTAGTCAGTATTACAAGTTTGTGACTAACGGACATGTTCTTGTGCAGGGCAACTTGACCATTGCTTTTAAAGAAACAGGATACCTTATGTATCCTATTCAGAGGCTCTTAAACAATCAGGTCAATACAAAGAATCTTGACTATTCTGACTTGGCTAAACAAGAATTCTCTAGTTCTCCTAAATACTCAATGGAGAATGGTGAATTTCAGAGAGGTTATAAGAGTTCCACTAATAGTCTTACAGAAGCAGCTGATGCAGCTAGAAGAAAACGCACTATGAAGGCTAATGTGGAACAGATGTTTGAGTGGGAAGCTCGTGGCGGAGATCCTAAATTACAGAGAAGATACAACAAATTCTGGAGAGGGCTTTCAAGTCTTCCCGATGATAAGTTTGAAGACTGGGCAGAAACTTTTGAAGATGCAGTTTGGTTCGGATCAGATAGTAGCAATCCTGTAGTTAGAGATAAATTTTTTAGCAACAATATTGATGACACAACTAGTCTTGCAGATGAAGATGTTTTGATGCATCGGCGTTTAGATCAATATCCAGAAATTGATATTATTATCTCTTATGGAGATCAATCCATACATTCAGCAAATCACACCGTCAAGAAGATACTTGATGTCAATTTTACTGGTCAGTCTCAAACAATAGAAATTTCTGGCCAGCCTGTGTATGAACAGTACAGCTTCATTGCTAGAAATCTAGTTTAAGAATTTTCTATATCTATAATTTAAGTCTTGCATGTTTTAGATTATTACATGTAATCTAAATCATAACCTATTGGAGGAATAGATGACTAAAGGCAAAAAACTATCAAATGAAGAAGCTCAGATGCTTGCAGAAGCAGAGAAGGCAGCAAAGGCAGGTTTTGACCAAAAAACAAAGCAGTTAAATGAAGAAATATATGGATCAATAACAACAAAGTTTGATCCTACAGTAGAAATGAAAGATAAAGCTTCTATGGAAAATGATTCTACAGTAGAGACCTCTTCTCATAGACCTGAAGAAGACCCATCTTTAGAGGGGGAAGAGCCTGGAGATACAGTCCCTGAAGATCCTGAAGAGAGGATGAAATGGACTGCCAAGATGCTGCAGAAGGTAAACCCTAAAGCACCTGGATACAATGCTCTTAGGCAGTGGAAACAGATGCATGGGGATATCTTCATTCTAAATATACAAGATAAAGTCTTTATCTATCGGTATATTAAGAGACAAGAATGGGCACAACTTCAATCGAGTGATAGTTTCAACAACATGAATCCTGTTCAACAGGAAGATCATATTACAGAACGTTGTGTTCTTTGGCCAGAAATGAATCCTATGGTTAAGGCATCTATGCCTGCAGGTGCATTGAGTATGCTTGCAGAACAGATCAGAATTCAGAGTATGTTCTTAGATCCTGTACAAGTGGCCAATATCACATTGAAGCTCTAATGACTTCTCTCCATCATGCATTAGATGCAATAAGAAAGGCAGATGATGCCTTATATGCTGTTCCGTTTCCTGATGGTACAGAGATAGTTTTTCGTCTGCCTTCTTATAGAAAAGCTCTACAGTATTCTGAGCTTATATCTATTAGCAAAGAAGACTCTCAACTTTCTTCTCATATCTACAACTATATATTTAAATCTGTATGTCAGGATAAATTTCTGGCAAATGATAGCGACATGCTTCCAGCAGGTGTCCCTGAGACGGTTGCTAAATTAGTCCTACTCTTCTCTGGTGTAGATGAATCTTCATTAGACTATACAGAGACTCTTCTTAACTCATATAGATCTAGAGTTAATAATGTCATCTGTACAATGAAGAGGTGTATCTGCAAAGTGTTTTCTGGGTATAAGTATCATGAGCTAGATAGTCTTAACTATCAGCAACTTATTGAAGTATTTGTTCAAGCAGAGAAAGTTTTACAAGATGAAGGTATAATATCTGAAGAGGGTCTTGTTATTCAAAGACCTGAAGATAGTAAACAAAAAGATCTTGATGTTGGACAAATGATCAATAAGGACATTAAGGAATACAATCAATTTGAACATGGTGGTTCTTCAGGACAATCCCTGTATGACAGCCCAGAATATAAATCTAGACTAGAACAAGAGAAGATGAGAAGGATGAGACAGTCTTAGGAGGGTACTTGACTTGGTCAAAAAAATTCTTGCAGAAGGGGAACAACCAGGTTTACCTGGTGAAGGGTTCCAAGATAATTCTGGTTCTTTAACAGCTCTTGCATTTGGCGCTGGAGGTCTTGCCGCTACTGGATTTATTCCTGTTGGCAAAGGTCGGATGTGGGATAAGTATCTCTCTGGAATTAGAAGTGTAGAAACTGCTTTTCCCGGCGCAATACTAAGAACATTTAGGACATCTGAGTTCCTCTCTCCTCTTGAGAGCTGGTCCAAGCTTGGTCTTGCTGAAGCTGAGCTTAAGGGTGCTGGAGTATATTCAGATTACCTTAAGACTACTTTTGGCCAGGGCATAAAGGCACTAGATGTTACTAGAACTGGATCTGTATTTGGTGAAGTCAGAGACGAGGCTGGAAGACTTGTTGGTATGGCAGCCCAGATGGAGGCTGGTACTCTCAAGGGTTCTGCTATCTCTGACTACTATGCTCGTGTTCAAGGATTAAATCTTACTCAGTATGATTCTTTAAATGAATCTTTGCTCAGAGCCAAGTGGAAAGCTGCTAAGAGTACTCTTCCTTATAATGAATGGGTAAAGACTCTTGAGCCTCATCTGCGTAGAGAACGTATAATACTTGGGGCTAAGATTAGAAACAAAGCCAATCTCATGGGGCTTAATCTTGAACTCTCTGAGAGGATGGCTCGCAATGTAGCTAAAGCAGAAATAGCAGGAAATATCCTTAGAGCTAAGGCAGCATCTACTGCCGGTAGACTAAACAATCTACTTACAAAACCATTAGAAGTTCCTGTTCTTGGTGATGTTCTAGAGAAAATACCTGGCCTGCGTAGTATGGCCGTTCGTCCTGGCACCAACTTACAGATACTTGGAAGGCTTACTGCCAAAGGTGCTGTAGCTGGTGCTGCTTGGAAGGGTTTAGATTATGTAGACTATCTTCGTTCTGAAGGGTCTATATGGGCTGCTCCACTGTCTGTAGCTGGTGGGGCTGCAGCTGGTGCTTTTATAGCTAGAAGACCTGGTATGAAATTCTCTAAAGGAGGATTGATTGCCGGTGCAGCTCTTGGTCTGTTTACTTCCATATCTCCTAGATTTAGTGAAGGCATATTCTATGGTGCAGCATCTACTACTGCAGATATAAATCTTGCTAGATCAGAATTGTCTAGTACCGTTGGGATCACAGAGTCTCTTCAAGAACAAGAGGAAGTAACTTCTGGTCTTGTAACTCCTCAAGCTGCATTAGCATTTGGTGGTATTGGTGCTTTAGGTGTTGGATTCGCTGACTATTTTTCCTTTCTTGGTCGCGCAAGTAAAGAGAAGTTGGCTACTAAAGAACCGTTCTTTAAAGTTCTTGAACGATTCAGAGAGAGAGAGGGCAACTTAGTATCTAATTTGTGGGAGTCTTCTCTTGGTAAGAAAATAGCTAAAACTCCTATTCTAAAACATCTTACTAAGATTAAGAGTGCAGCAGGACTTGGCTTTGTTGCTGGCCTTGCTGCATGGCAAGGAATTACATCTGGTCTTTCTCTCCTTGCTGGCAATCCATTGGCAGCTATACCTGGTGTTCCTTTTATAGGAACCACAGAAACTCCTGAAGAGCTTAGTGCTGTTTATTCAGGTGAGAAAGATGTAGCTGTACGTAAAGGCAGATGGTGGGAGTTTGGTAGATCAACTGGTTACGAAGGTGGACGTATAGAATACTATCGTCCGCACTTTCTACATAGATTAAGAACTAGAGCGTATCAGAAAGGACTGTATGGTTCAGAAGAGGAGAAATGGGAATACGACCCCATGATAAATCCTCTTAAAGCTCTTTTCGGCTCGGATGAGTGGAAATACCACTATGAGAAAAAACATCAGTATGATAGACCTGCTCCTCTTACAGGCACATATGGAGAAGATATTCCGTTCATAGGGCCTCTAGTTGCAGCTACATTTGGTAAGCTCTTCAAGCCTCGTAAGAAAGTACGTCCAGAAGAATGGAATCTTGGTGGTGGTGAATATGTAGATATTACTGACCCTAGAGGAGAGACAGAACCTGCATATGGTCTTGGTGGTTTAGGTCCCGGTGCACCTGTTGCTCCAGAAGAAGGCAGCCAACTATTAAACCAACTTAACTATAGGAGACGTGAAGCTGTAGGTCTTGTAGGTTTCCTTGAGGGAGCCCTTACTAAGAGAGCTATTGGTAGAGAAGAATTTTTTCAGAACAAAAGAACCCTAGAAGGAATGGGAGAAGAGACAGGTTCTGAATACTGGTTATGGAAACATCTTAATCTTGGCGGTGGGTTAGGCACTACAGAAGCAGTTAGACGTTTTATTCCTAGAACTCCTAGCTATCTAGAGACATATAATCCTCTAAAGAATGCTCTTCCTTCTTGGATGCCAGATGACTACTTTCTAGATCTAAAGCATGGTAACCCCTTCAAGAAGATACCTGAAGCAGAGATAAGACTTCCTGGTGAAGGCTATGCCACCCTACATCCAGAAGTTGAAGGTCTATCTCCTGAAGAATATCCATTAGCACATAGAGTTAAGATCCTTGGCGATGTAGCTATGTGGTCTAATGAATATAAAAGCACAATTAGATATGCCAAGTCTAGATTAGATCAATTCTCTCCTGAAGAAGCTCAGATGATTCAGGAGACAGAGGAACAAGTAAGAGCCAAGAAGGAGAGAAGAGAGTTTTCTCCCTATATATTTGGTGGCGACCAACTAGAAGAGATGGATGTAACTGTCTCTGAAGTCTTAAGTCCTAGACATATTAAGACTAAAGAGATGGGAGATATGATTCTTGAGATTCAAGGTATTGGTGCAGTTAAGAATACAAAGGAAGCCTTAAACTTTGTTCAGCAGTCTCTTGAAGGCAGCAAGGTATCTGTCCATACACCTAAACTAGAACCTAGAAGATACAGCTCTATAACTAGAGGTCCTAGAATGAAGGTAGTTCCTATGGTTGAGGGACAGCCTATTAGTTCTTTAATGGCAGAGGAAGGTATTTCTGAAGCGAGGCCACTAGAAGATGAGTTCAAACAATTACAATTTTCAACGGCAGAACGTCTTGCAGGTAGATTAGGTGAATATGTCACTCATGGAATAGAGACTCCGCTTGAATATCTAACTCCTGTATCTCCAGCATCAAAACTTATTCGTAAGAGATCTCCAGTTGAAGAATATGTTGCTACAGAAGCTATAGGAACTGGAGCCTCATTCTGGGATAGGCCTGTAGAGAATTTTCTAAAGCCTGCTTATAACATGGCTAAATACAAAGCAGGTATAGTTGATGTCCCTGAAAACGTAGAAGAAAGACGAGATATTCAAGAATACTTCGATATGCTGAAGTGGGTTAAAATGTCTCGTCTTGAGAAGAAAGCTCGACAAATAGGTGATGATACAGCTGCTGCTGAATATAGCAAAGCTAAATCCTCTACTGTATTTGGTGTAGATGTCTTTAAGAGTCCTGTAAATATTATGAGGGCTCTTCCTCGTCGAGAGAGAGATTTCTTTGGCGAATTTGTTGACGCAAGAACAGAAGAAGAGAGAGCACAAATCCTTCAACTCATACCTGAGAACGAGAGAAGAATTTATCTTTCTCAATGGATGAGACAAGAAGAAAGAGCAGCCTATTCAAAGAGGAATGCAAAGATAGAGACAGAAGAGGACGATAAGATAATAAACATGACTGCTAGAATGAGAGCCTCTGAAGGTTTTTCTTATCCTGAAGGTGCAGAAGAACAATGGCTTAAAGAGACTGGCGGTCGAATAGAATTTGATGAGTGGATTAGAGAACGTAAAGCAGAAGAATACTTTGAGACTCACTCTCTCCCTGGAGCAGACTGGCTAGGTTGGCATCCATCAGTGGACCTTGAAGATGTTAAAATGCTCATGGTTGAGCAAGCAGGCCTTGACCACCATGACTTTGATCTCTGGGGACAGAGAAGAAGAGCCCTTGCACGTAAGCCATATATAGAACCATCTCTCCTTCAAGGTATGACTGAAAGAGCTGAATATGAAGATTCTTGGAAGGTTGCTGAGAATTCTAGAACTCTTACAAGAATGTTTAATGACCATCAAGCAGAAATATATGTTTCTCAGTTAGATACCCATGGAGATGACAATAAATATGATATCCAGGTTAAGGATAGCCGCAGAGACCTTATTGAGAAAGCCTACAGACATCTAGGAGCTTAATATGTTTGGACAAGATGAACGATCACCTCTATGGGGTTTAGCTGCTGGCGGAAGTCTTATTGGCGGTGCCGCATATGCTTTTAGTAAAAACAAATCAGCATTTGCTGATGTTCTTAAATCTAATCTAGATGTGGCCTCTTCAGTGGGGTCTAGAATTGCTGATGCTCCTGGCTTTGTTACAGTTAGAAATATGCCTTCAGCAGTAGGTTCTGTTAGTAGTGAATTGTCTTCACTAGTTCAGGATCTACCTAAGAGCACAATACGAGACATAGAACAACTTACATACAGATCTATCATGGCAGGCAAAACAGCAACCCATGAAGAAGCATTGTCAGCTTTGTCTGTAGTTAGAAAACAGGGATCTCCTCTAGAAGCATATGAAGCAGCAGTTGAGAAAGCTGGAGCATTAGGCGGAGACATAGGAGAGATAGAAAGAGGAATGAAAGGAATTGGAAGTGTTCCTTCAGAATCTATAGTTAGACGTGCAGGAGTTTCTGAGGGAGGATTTGGTTTTGGCTTTCAATATGAGAAATTTGCTGATCTTAGTGAAGATGCCCAATCCAGATATACAAGACTTAAAAGCAACCTTGAGTCAGCAGCTGGCAGAAAAATAGATATTAGAGTTAAGAACATAAGTGATATTATTGACAATGAGGTTGTAACTACTCCTATGGCTACAGCAGAAATTGCAGGAGAGTCATTTAATATTCCACTTGCTGATACAAAATATACTTATGGAGGCAAAGGATATACTGCTAGATACGCAACTAGAGGGGCCTATACTGCTACTGGCCATAAGATGACTTATTCTCAACTTGCTGAACAGACACTTATAGATGCTTTGTCTGGCGCACAATCTCATAGAGAAGTTAAGCAAAATTTACTTCAAGCACATCAAACACTGATAGATCAAATGAACTCTAGAGATTCAGATGCTAGAGCAGCAGCAGTATGGACTCTTCCTGAGCCTGTTGCTCCTTCTGGATCTAAAGCTAGAACACGTATACTTGCACAAGAGGCAATTGCATCAGGCAAGATTACAGAGGAAGAAGTAATTAATCTTTTAGGACATGGCTTCTATGGATACACAAGTCCCTCTGCTGCAGCAAAGGGAACATTAGCTACTCAAAATCTAGCAACTGGTCTCTATGGTCCTCTTGGGGCTTTTATGAGTGCAGAGCAGAAACCTACTCAATTCATTAGAGGAGAATGGGGTGTTACAGGAGAAGCTAAAAGAAGAGCTAAAGCTTTTAAAGGTGCATTCGGACAAGCATACTCTCGTTTAGATAGAAAGATGAAGGGAGAACTATATGACCCTCTAATATATGGTAAAGGAGTTAATCCCCTATCTGCAGAAGCTTACTCCTCTCCTCAATTACTTACATTTTATGCAAAGCCTGCTGCAAAGAAAGAATATGGTATTGGCTATAAGTCAGGAGCTCTTAATGAACTTCTTTCAGCAGAAGAAGGAGTTATATCTAAATCTGTTACCGGACAGATGGAACATGAAAGAGTAATTCAGAAGAAGATTGCTCTTGATGAAGGTTTTAGAGTTAACAAACAAATCTCAGAACAACTTAAAGATGTACCTCCAGGTTCTGGAGTTTCTCCTGTATTCTTAGGCGAAAATCAGTTTGTTGGAATAGAGAAAGGCACAGGTAAAGAAATAATAACTAGTAGAGGAGATGCTATTGAAAATGTTGTTGGTGCTGAGATTACTGGGCCTAATGAGGCTAATGTTTTTATAAGAGAACGTAGAAGATTGTCAGAAGATGAATATTGGAAGTTCTTCTCAGAAGAGAACAAATTTATGGCTTCTGCTGCTTCTGAAGAGAAGATGAGAAAGACTATTAAAGCAGCTGGGGTAGGAGACCTCAGAAAAATAGCTGGTCAGGAAATAGAAGCTGTGTTCTCCGGTAAGCTTGTTGGCAGAAACAAAATGGCACTTCTAAACCAGCAGATAGAAGCAGCAAGTATGTTTCTTGGTAGAAAGATAGATAGAGGAACAATTGCTTCTCCTGCGGCGCAAGAATTCTTAGCTGACCCTATAAAAGCTCTCAATGTAAAAAGTCTTATGGCTTCAAGTGCAGCAGATGCTGATTTTCAAATACAGAAGAACTTGGTTGGCTTAACAAGAAAGTGGGGCTTCTCTGGATTTGAAACACAGTTAACATTTGGTCTTACTGATCTTGATGTAGCAGCTAAGCTTGAGAAACAGACAAACTTTAGAGGCTTTTCTAGATTAGTTGAGAGAGCACCTGGTGTAGTCGGTCTTGGCAAAATGAAGCTTGGCGATAGAGCAGCTGAAGGTGGAGCTGGAAGAATAGGATCATTTGAAACTACAGGTTTTAGAGCCTTGGCGATGAAAGGCGAAACAGGAGAAAGCTTTGCTGCTGAACTAAGAAATAGACTTCTTGGTAAAGGTGATATTACAGAATCAGACAGAATGTTTGCCTCTGTTATTGGAGAACAAGGCTTCTTTGATAAGTTTAAACGTAGAGGTTTAGAAAATTTAACAGATATAGATCCTGAAGAACTGTTTGTTCCTGAAGGTAGAGAAGTTAGTCTTGGTCGGAGGATGAAAGAACTAGGAGGATCCTCTTCTTTATATGTCCCAGGTCTTGAGACATCTCCTGATATAATGGCTCCGTCTATCGTTAAAGGTGAAAGAGTACAGTCTCCAGCCGCTAAAAGCATAATGTCTTTCCAAGGCTCTCTTAGTAAACATGTCGCCGGTAAAATAGGAGATGAAGAACTTGAGGCTGCAGCTGCCACTCTCAGAACTAATCTAGCTAGAGTCTCAGAGCAGCAAGCATTTGCTAAGAGTAAAGTACTTGGCTCTAGAGTTCTTACAGGCATCAGAGGAAACTTTGCCAAGGATAGAGATACTTTTAGAATATCTAAATCTGCAGCAGAAGGAATGTTTGATGAGCTTATTGACAGAGCTGAATCAGGCGAACAAGTAGATTTCCTTAAGCAACAGAGAAAAGCAGCCATGGAAGAACAGGTTCTTACTGGAGGAATGTGGAGACACCCCACTACAGGACCTGAGTCATTTCAGTTCGTAAAATACAAAGTAGATAAAGATCTAGCTGATGGGATGCTAGCTGCTCCTAAAGAATATGGGAAGCTTCATATAGAAGGCAAGACTAGACCTGTAGATGTTTCTGCTATGGTTGGGTTTAAAGGTGACTTTGACAGAGATCAATTCGTTATATCTGCAATAGCCGATAGAGATAACTCTAATAGAATAGCTAAACAGATAGATCATGGCATGAAAGAACAGTATAACAGATATGTGTTTAATCATTATGCTATGAAAGATTCCATCGAAGGCAGACTAGGCAAAAGTTCTGTCCTTGATATGACTTCAAAAGAAGCCCTTGAGATGGGATACAAACAACACACAACAGCAAAGACCTCAACTGGTAAAGTTAATCTAGCTTTACAAAAACTAAAGATTGGTGTTTCAGCTGCAGCTCCTGAAAAGTATAGACCTTTAGCTGAAATGTTCTGGCATTTAGAAGAAGCGGCTATCAGTGGCAAGCATGGTGTACTAGAATCAGAACTTTATCAGGCAATTGCTAGTTCGGTTAATAAAGGTGGAGAACGGGGAATTAGAGATATGGAGGCTGTAATAAAAAGTCTCATGGGAGAAGCAAGAACAATAAGAGGTGAAATAACTGATTCTTTTGGTAATAGGATTACTCAACAGATTGATTATAATCCAAGACAATGGGCTGAGACAGCTGTCGGTTCGTTAGATGCTGTTAGAGACGATGTTAATGCTGTTATGCGTTCGGCTTCATTTGCTAAAGGAAATGTAGACGCAAATATAAAACAGCTTACTGAACAATTCCATGCTAGAAGATCTGGTTCTGTTGATATAGCTCAAAGCCTTATGCAAGGAACAAGTGATGAGTTTACAACTAAAACATCAAGAGCAATGAGACGAGGAGCTGTAAGAGCTAAAGGATTTATGTCTGCAGTTAAGAAAGGTTCTAAACCTCTTATGGTTGGAGCTGCAGCTGCTGCAGGTATTATGCTTATGTCACCTAGCACATCAGGTGTACTTAGAAAACCTGAAGGCTCTGCTGGCGGACGTAATATGCCACCAGAAGACTATGGTCCACCTAATGGCGGTCCAATACAACCACCACCACCAGGACCAAATAGATCTCCTAGAACCTATGACATAGGTAGCGGAAACAGAACATCTCATGCTAATATTAGAATGCGTATTAACGATTTAGATTCTTCATCTAGAGACTTTATGGCTAGTGCTCGTGCCCTATCAGATGGTTCTGGAGTTAGAATTAACGCTAAAGATGACAGAAGTATCTTAGATCCTAGATTACTCGCTAGTAAGATCCATGAGAGGCTATAGTAAATGACAAAGAAGAAAAAACCAACTCGTGAAGAGCACCTAAAGTATATGAAGACAGACACTTCATCTATACTTGGTAAGTTAGGTTCTTTTCCTGTACGTAGGTTACATCAAGAAAGAGACTATTCTACCTCTCCTCGCACATCACTTAGATATATATCATCTACGATTGAGAGAAGTCGTCCTTCATTTGATAAAGCAAGAACAACTGGATTTGATTATAATCCAGGTTATGTAATTCCTTCAGACATTGAGTTAAATACAGGTTTTAGTGACGAAAGAGAACTTCAGTTAGAGAACGACTTTGCTGAACCTATTAGCAGTGAATCTATTGAAGGCGGAACAAATAGACCTGATCTACTAGAGCAAGAAATAGAAGAAGCTATTTCTAAAGATACTAAGCTAGCTACAAAATTTTCTTTTAATACTTTTTCAGATGATTTTCTCATCATAAATGATGTCTTTCTCTATAACGTTCCTACAGCAAGTATCTCAATTCGGTCACAAACTGATGTTTTTGTTGGTGAGACACTTAGAACTAGAGCACCTGTAATCTCTACAGAAGGTCGACAAGATTTCATTTTGAATTTAAGTTTAGTCTTTAATCCTGGTAGAGAACAAACAGAAGATTTACGTAGACTTATATCTGAACTATCAAGACATCCTCTTGTCTTTATCTTCAATAACAAAGTTAGAAAGTCAATTGGTGTTGGTGAATTCGACACCACAATGTTTATTCTTGAAGCGGGTACACTTAGAAGCTCATCTGAATCTGTAGGTGCTGTAGTACTAGATTTACAGATGCACTATTTCAATCATAAACCTTTCAGCAATAACTTCTTCTTCAACGCGAAGATGCCCGGTATTTCATATTCTTCTGAGATTGAAGACTCAAAGGCAAGAGAGCCACTTAGTTTAGATAGTCTTGAAGGATATGAGTCGTCTGATTATATTCTTGACCAAAAAGCACAAGATATAAGAGAAAGAATAAGAAAGAGTGTTACTCAAGTTGCAGATTCTAAGACAAGAAATATTCCTGTAAACTTTCCTTCAGAGTCTGATTCTTGGAAGTATTATGCAGATCATCTTACTGATTTGACTCCTATCATCTCTGAGAAGCCATCAGACTATATGAGCTTTTCTGTTAAGGTCTTCGAAGTAAAAGACCCTCCTAAAGAAGCAAAACAAGGACTTGGTACGATTCAGGGCGCCTTAACAAGCACAGTTACTCGTCCTTCTGTCAAGTCTATGTATGATGCTACTAAGCCTCTTCCTGAATCCAAAACATACCAACAGAAAGAGGTAGAGGCTACGTATGATTCTAATGTACAGCCATCTGCTCTTGAAGGCACACCTATTGATTTTTATAGTTATGACTCTGGCAGGTCTGACAGTATTATACTTACTGCTTCTCCTGGTGTTGTTCATAGTGATGCCTCAAGTAGACTTTCTGATTTAATTAATGTTGGGAAGGATGAAGGCGCCCCTGCAATTCAACCTGGATTAATTCTACATATGCAAAAAGTAGCTAATAGATTTCCAGGTAGAAAAATTTTAGTTAATTCAGGTTCCAGGTTTCCTAAAAACCCAGAGAAATTCTATTCTAAACCAGTAGAGAGAAGAAGTAGACATGCTACTGGAAACGCCATGGACTTTAAGGTTCAAGGCGTATCAAATAGAGAACTTTTTAAGTTCTTAAGAACTCTTCCTAATTGTGGATCAGGATACTATCCTAATTCTACATTCTGCCATGCTGATTATAGATCTAGAAAGGATTATTGGGTTGATATTTCTGGCCCGGGAGAAAAATCACATTATCTTAGAGGCCAAGACAGAGCAGATTACCTTAGACAACATGTCTATGATGGGTCTGCACAATCAGACAATGTAGAGGCAGAAGCCGACAAGAGAAGTCGTCAGGCTAAATCAAAACCTCATGAGCAACGTAAAGATGCTGCCGCTCCTAAATCAAGTGAATACGCTAAACAAGAAGAAGAATTATACAAGAAACAAACAAAACAAGATCCTTCTATTGGACATAAAGTAAACGACCCAGTAAAGAGGTCGTGGCAGGCTAGAGCTGATTGGATAGAAAAACTCTATAGAGAAGGAGGTTGGATCTATTATTCAGGAGAAGACAATAAGATAAGAAATGTATTCTATAAGGAGTACTCTGTAGAAATCTCTTCTGGTATAGATTCAAATAGAGATCCTGACATTCTTAGAAATATTGTTTGTTCTGCAATCTCAATTCAGTTTGGTCATAGAATTGCTCCTATGAGATTGCTTAGTCAACATACATACACTTATCAATTTCTTGGCGCTGGTAATAAATCTGGACAAATGGTTTTTACTTTCTCTGGCAAGAAAGGTCGTGAGTCTGCAGATGCTCTGAAGAGACTAATTATTTTTGCTAGAGATAATGCAAGAAATTTTGGAGGTGTAATCAAAGAAGCAGGAACTATATATATAAATGGCCTCAACTACAATAATGGAGACACTAATACAATTCTGTCTCTGCTTAATATAGAGAATATCATTATTACAGATATTAAGGAGTCTTCTCTTCCGGACTCTGTAGATAAACACCAACTTGTACTTGAGTTTATTATTCAGGATTTTCAAGAAGAGACTTTTGAAAAACTATTTGTTGAATCTGTTGAGAATAGAAGAAGAATAATAAAACAAATATTTAAGTATCTTACTAGAAACAAATATGGTGTGGTTCCTGTCCCTTCAGTGGCCACCTATGATCCATCTCAATATAGACCGTATGTTTTAAACAAGGAGACTCCTTCTTGGGTTTCAAGTATTATTAGCAGAGCGGCTACTATAACTAGAAATATAGAGAAGCAGATGCCTCCTCTTGACTGGAAGTTAGAGCCTAGATCTTCAAGAACATGGAGAGACATATATGCAGAGTGGGGAGCTGATAAAGTAATAAAGGGAGACTATTCAAATGTCTCTTCTTCAGACTTCAATGCTTCTTCTTTAACTGTAGGTAGAAGTGTGTCTTTGTCTGCAGTTCAAGACCTAACAGAAAGACGCAAGTTCGAGAGTAATGGAGGATCAGAAACCAACAATACTCATAATGATCTATATAGAGAATGGCTATCACAGATGACCAACCTCACTAAAGAGGTCAAGAAGTATATAGAAGACGAGAAGAACTTTGAAAAGTACTTTGGTTCTCTTGGTGATGATTTATTAGATGCTGTTACTCAGACTATGGGTGAGTGCTATGGAGATATGCTTCTTCCTAATCTTCCACATGCTAACATTCCCGTACCTCCAGAATTCTATGTCTATGACGACTCAGATGAAAGCCCTATCTTATCCAATATTACAGACCCTGCTAATATGGAGAAGTTTTTAAAAGAACATATTAGGAATGAAGTTCAATCTATATCTTTGTACATGAGAGAACGTTGGCTTGGTGGATCATACTTAGCAAAGAATCTTCCTCGTATATTAGAAAATAGGAAATATTACGATAGACAGATGCAAGGAGAGTTTGATTTTATAGATAATTTTTGGAAGATATATCAAGAAGGAGCAACAGCTTGGGAACCAATAACATATAAAGAGGACCCTTCTATTGATAACAATTCTCAAGTTAAGAAGTGGAAAGAATTTACTTATGCTGGTATAGGAGCCACTAATCCTGAAGACGCTAGATTTAAATACATGGAAAGTCTTGTTGGCTTAAGTCAATATCTTAATAAAGGTAGACATTGGCAAACAAGTTATACTGAACAAGATAACCGTAACCTAGTGACAAATATATATGGCGACCTGTATGATAAGACATCTTTTGGTCCCAATCCACAATATAACAAAGCAGATGCTGCATCTAATGGCAAAGCTCTTCCAGAACGAACACTAACTCAGATACAAGCGATAACAAACCAAGCGTATTCTAAAGTAGCTAAAGACAATAATGTAGCTATTCCTATTGGTTCTGATAGAACCGCGTTACCAAACGGTGATATTGTTATAGGAGACACGAAAGAAGAAAGATTAGCTGAAGAATACTCAACAAGTGTTGCTATGATTAATGCAGCTAAAGAGAGTGTCGATAGGATGAAGAGACGCTCTCAGAATAGCTTATTGGGGTATATCGGTAGTGTTGGTGGTCTTGCTCTTGTCTCTATGCTTGATTTTACTGACACCTATGATGTTGATGCTTCTGATTTAATATATAGAGGAAATGCTGATGCTGTAAATAGAGCTAGCGCAGCACAGCATATATCTAATGTAATTAAAACTTTAGATCATAATATTAAAGAAAACGTAGATGAAACCAACCAAGAAGACAAGATGGCATCTATGTTTGCTGGGATGGCTATTGGCTCTAAGGCAGATGATCTTAGCATTCGAAGAGCATATCCAACATTTAAAATATATTTTATTGAAGAAGACGCTCAAGATAGCGAAATGATAGATGGGAAGGTCGTCAGAGCATTTGATGACTTTTACAGTTATTCAGCTATTCAAGAAATAAAGATAACTAGGTCTCGCAAAATAGCTTCTGATCTTGCTGTTATAAGAATGACTAATGTTGGTGGTCTTCTTCTAAGACGTAGATTTGGAGATAGAGATCCTAGACAAAATAGTACTGGTGAAATGCAAGGTGTTTTTGCAGATACCGCTAAAGAGCATCCATTTGAGAAGATGGTTCTTCAAGATGGAGTAAAGGTTCAAATCAGACTTGGTTATGCCTCAGACCCAAGTAATCTAGAGTCAGTATTTCTTGGTCAGATAGTTGAGATAGCGCCTTCAGAACATGGCAAAATCTTAGAAATAATGTGTCAGGGATATGGAGCTGAACTTGAATCTATTGAACTTGGCGAGCTAGAGGATGGACCTATATATACTAGCACTCAACAAGCTCTGTCTTCTGCTATCATTCAAGATAGCGTGTCTACATTTGGTAGACAAAGTAATTTTAATAGATTCAATCCTGCAGAAATAAGACATGCTTGGACAGGAGGTACTGGAGATAGTATTCTTGGAAAAATAAATCCTGCTACTGCTGTCAGAGATTGGGCAGACCATAATATGGATAAACACTTCCAGAAGTACACCTTCTTGAATTTTCCTCAAGATGATAATATTTTTGCTCCTCCTCCTTCTGCTTATGCCTCAGCATGGATGAGGTTTTATAACAATGCCTGTATCTACAGACCTTTAAAACAAACTCCATGGCAAATATTCAAAGAACATGAACTTAGACATCCTGGATATATTTCTATGGCTGTACCATATGGACATTCACCTAGAATGACAATGTTCTTTGGTTCAAAGATGCAGCACTATTGGTCTAAACCTCCTTCATCTTTAGAACTATTTGCGTCTGAGAATGCATATAATGCTCTTGTTAGAATGAGAGGCAAAGTTGCTTCAGGCGATTTTAAGTCTTTACAAGGTTTAATTAGTCGACTGACTAAAGAGTCAGGAGAAAAGCCTAAGCTTATATCTGCGATGCTTAGAGATATTGCTTTGTCTGGTGCTCCTACAAGAACATCTCAAGCAATTGCTAAAGAGACAGGAAGATATAAACCATTTAGAAACTATCATTACTTTGATAGCTATCACCATATTTTAAAAAATGAAATTCGTACTTCTACAGATGGAACATTTAATGAAGTAGAAATACTATTCTTTACTGATGAAGATGATATTCAAGAACAATATGCAGAAGATCTAATAAAAAGCATTCAAAGTCTTGGATCAAAACAGGAAGGTGTATTTTCTGTTAAGCTAGATGAAAATATACTTGAAAGTTCACTAAGGTCTTACAGAGAAGAATTTCCGTCATGTGTCACTGTAGATATGGCAAGAAGGTATGCTCAGGGTATTTTTGCAAGACACCTTAGAGACGCCTATAAAGGAGAGCTTATTGTTCTTGGCAAAGAAACACTAAAGCCATATGATATTTGTTATCTCAATGATGCAAGTATCAATATGACAGGGCCTATAGAAGTTGAAGCTGTCACTCATGTCTTTAATAGAGATAATGGATTTATTTCAATAATAACTCCTGACTTATGTGTTGACGTAAATGATATGTTTAGTACTACTGTATTTGATGTAGCTGCTGCTGGATATAGTTCGGTATGGAGCTGGAATGATGCTTTAAACCCACCAGCGGCTATTCTTAGTTCTATTGCTGGGTTTCTTGCTATGTCTGCTGGTGTTAAACTATCAATGTGGACGCAAGATGGCGATCCTGTAGTTCCAACACCTCTAACACTTGGCGGTAAGCCTTTTATGAGTGTATCGCTTGGGCCAAATCAATCTTCATTGTTCTTGAACTTCTATGGCAAATGGGTTCAATATTGGGATGATCTTGAAGATGCTTGGCATAAATTTGATATTGCAGAAGAAATCTTTGATAAGAGAGTTGGCTTTAGGACTAAGATTCTATCTATGTTGGGAACAGGAACAGGAGAGTAATTTTGCCTAGAATATATGGCGGTCATACAAATCTTGGTTCTCAGATTAATAATATATCTCAGAAGACTGCTCAGACTAATACAAGCAGAGCAAGACAGAAGAGAGCTATTATCAAGAAGAGCTATAATAACATGTATGTCTTTTATATGGATCTTCTTGATTCTAGAGGAAAGATTGAGAGAACTACAGGGCCTATTCCTATTGTTGGATCACCAGAAGATTTAGCTATGAGGTATGGCTCTCCATCAGAGATGGAAGGTTTGTGGGAAGTACTTATCTCTTATAAGGGGCCTTCTGTTACTACTGGCAGCGCTCAGATTATTAGAAGAGTTGGCTCTACATATGGTGGACAGATTGAAAACACAGAACAATCTAACCAAGTTCCTCTTAAGGGGGTAGCATATGCACCTCCTGGGTCTGGAATGATATAATAAGTCTGGAGAAAGCTATGGGAACTAAAGTAATAAAGTCAAATGCTGAATCTGATGCTGGTGTTGTTGTCTCTGATACTGTCGTCCGCATGAACGTAAACAAAGACAATGGTGTAATGGTTGACGAGAGAGGGACAACAATAACTGGTCCTATCAGCATAGCTTCTGCTACAAATCATATACGTGTTGGTGGCTTGTGGACTTTTAATACTCCTATAAATCTCTCTTTGCCATCGACTATAGCCACACCAACACCTGTGTTAATGGTCGACCCTCCAATGAAGCAGTATGCAAACTTGATGAAGGATGCAGCTGTCATGATAGGCTTGATTGGTAGTCTTACAGCAGTAGGATAATATGGCTAAAATATATGACAATACTGATTTAACATGGACTTCTCGTGGAGATTTTGTTGTAGGACATGATGGTGATATCTCAGATACTTCTGCCGACCCACTAAGGTCTATATATCAGGAGATTCGCACAAGGGTTATGTCTGGTATTGGAGATTGGGCCTTCTATCAAGACGTAGGTGCCTCATTGTCCGACTTTGTTGGCGAGCCTAATAACAAAGTTACTGCTGAAGCCATTAAAACTAGAATTATTTCATCTGTGGCTAGACATGGTCTGGTTGCTAGAGAAGATATATCTATTAGATACATGCCTGTAGATATAGATCAGATCTTATTTCGTGTTTCTTTGAGTGTTATGCCTACAGCTCAGAATGCTGGCAGTGCTTATTTGCAAATCAATCTTCTCTACAATTACGCTGAGAATAACGTTTATACTGTCATATAGGAGCTGATCTATGGCGTTTTTTGATAGGACACAACAACAGATAATTTCTGCTTCTCTAGATAGACTTTCAGAAAATACAGAGATTACTCAGCTTGCTCCTGGTAGTAAGATGAGATTCCTTATAGATACATTTGCCGAAGAACAAGCTTCTCAGCATACAACATTCGATGAGAACCTTATGCAGGCTTTCATTAAGTATGCTGATGGTAAGTTTCTAGATTTCTTCGGTGATATGTTAAATGCTCCACGCTATGAAGCCACTCACGCATACACAGAAGACAATAATTTCATGTTCTATGTTAGCAGTGGTGTGTTTGGTGATATCAATGGAGGTGTTGATTTTGTTATACCTTACAATACAAATGTCTCAACAGTTCCATTTGATGGCCAAATAATTACTCCTGGTATTACTGAATACGATCAGATCTCATACGTAACCACTGCAGATGTTACTTGTTCTGCATCTGATTCCTTTGTTTATGCGCCAATCAGAGCAACTGTTGAAGGAGCTGGCTCTGATGTCCCAAGAGGAGTCCTTAATCAACATGACTTCTCGAATTACGTTCTAAACAATACAGCTTCTCTCAGGTGCACAAACAAGTATTCTATTTCTAGTGGCCGAGATAGAGAAAGTAATGAGTCCTATAGGTTTAGGCTTACTGAACTTTTCAGAGCTAGACAGTTAGCTATATATCCTTCAATTAGATTAGCTGCTTTAAGTGTGCCCGGTGTGGCTGATATAAAGATGGTTAATTGCGAACAAGGACCTGGTAGCTTTTCTGTTTATATTAAGTCTCTATCCTCAACTCCAAGTCCTAGACTTATTGATGAAGTCTCTACAAATGTCGCTGCTGTGTCTTCCTATGGAGTCAGACCTTTTGTTCTTGCTCCAGAGCCAATAGGTCTAGAGTTTGTTGCTGCTGTTTTGTGGTCTCCTAGAGCAACACAGGCCCAAGTTGCTGAAGGCTACAATCAGATGAGACTTGCTTTAGAGGACGAGCTAAACAATAAAGATATTGGAGAAGAGATAGTCTTTTCAGACCTTATAGATGTCTTGTTGTCTGCAAGTCCATATGCAAATAGTATTGGTCTTAATCGACCAAACAAGTTTGAAGAAGTTTATGCTTATAGAGCTGATCCTTCAGGACAAAATACAGCTATAAGAAATTTAGTCAAATCAGACAGAATTGTTCCTCTCTATAACGAGAGAGCTATTCTTGAGACATCAGGCAGATTTAGAGGCATTCAATTCTTAACCCGTCAGCAGGTATAAAACATGACAAAACTTGGATCATATCCATCTCATAGATACTCTAGATCATGGATTACCCAGAGACTTATGAATCGTGCTCCAGAGTGGACTGATATTAGGAAGAATCATGCCTCTGTAGGTCAACAAGTTGTAAACTCTATGGCTCTTGATATCCAAGATACATATCAACAGCTTTCGCAGGAGAGGTATAATACCTTTGTCTCTACTGCTGATGTGTCTATGCTGGATATGCTCTATAGGTTTGATCTTACTCCAGGCATGTCCTTCAACCATACAGAAGATTCTTCTGGTACAGTAAAATATATACCGCCTACTGTTTATGCCACGATTAGCAATACTGAGCATCAGATAACTCAAGCAGAGAATAATGACATAAATTCTTTAGCCTATGATTGCTTGCCATCAAGAGTAGAGGATGGGGCTGTCTCATATGCGTATGATGATGTAGTTACAGCCACTTCTGTTGCTAGTTTGGCATCCATAACTCCAAATTCTCTACCTATTAATGGCCATCTATATATTACTATCAGGAACAATACTACTTGGAGTATAACGTTCAGAGATACTATATATTATCCTAAGATCTATATAACAGGAACAACTCGTAAGGGAACTTCTGTTACTGAAGCCCTTCCTCTAAGATACAATGGTACTTTTAGAACCGTAAATGAATGGCAATCTGTATCTTCTGTATTTGTAAGCTATGTTGACTCTACAGCTACAATAGAAATAGAGTCTCTTCCTTTTAGTGCAGATGCTCTTATTGATAAGAGAAACATTTCTGTACCTGTAGCATTAGGTGAGAGATTTCAATTCCTAAAGTTAGGCACTAGGGTATTTGGATCTACTTTAATAGCAGAAGCCTACACTCTTAGTGATATGGATGTGGTTAGAGAATCAGGTGTAGATGACAGAGATATACAGTATGAAATTGAATTGCTTGATGAAAGCGAGTCAAATGTAGACCTTACTGGTCATGTGTTTAAAACCAATTCTAGATTTATGTATGCAGTAGATTCTGACTACTTCTACGTATATGATGTATCTCTTCCTTACGCAGACGCTAAAGACATGTTAGGTCAGAGTTCAGAGACTAAAATAGATTTGTATTCTGATAGGTGGTCATATGCTCGGAATGAATTAGCTACTATCAAGACAAGAAATCTTGCTGTCTTTGACCCTCCATGGAGAGTTAGATGGACTCTTCTGGATCCTGATGATGATGAGTATTATATGGGGTTAGATGGTTCCCTCTGGCCAACAACCACTGATGCTTGGATACCAAACTTACAATATGAAGACGGCAAATGGAGAGAACAAGAGATTGAGTTTCAGCTTACTAAAACAGGTAGGTATATTGTTTCTATAGAAGCTTCATATCTTAATGAAGACACAGGCGAACTCACTACTCTCACTACTAAGTATCTCTTCTTTGTTCCATCAATAACACCTGAAACTCAAATTGAACTTCCTTCAACTCTTAAAAGCCCTGACGGTATCAGTATAGATTCGGATGGTAGAGCATGGCTCTTAAAATATGGTAGTATAAACTTGTTAAATGTCTATCATGATTATTTTTTAGTCGATTATGAGAGGAATAGAGTTTGGTTTAAAGAGGATTACTCTTCTGTCAGGGTGATTGTATAATGGGAAATGGCGTTGAATTACTTGGTTTTTTATTTAATGTAACCACTCCTACTCAGGCGAGCGGCAAACCTGAAAAGAAATCAATAGTAAATTCCTTTGATCTTGCTGCAGATCTTGTTTCTTTAGATAGGATTGAAGGAGAAACAAATGCTGATTTTAAGCAAAGGATAATGGATGCTTCTGTTAATCCCGGAGCACCAATATATGATGGGTTTGTAAATAACCTGACAAGAGAGCTTGGTTTTTCAAAAGACAGAGCAATTCTTATTGAGCTTAAACAGAATAGTGCTGGTGATGTTATAGCTAGGAATCCTCGTGTGGATGTTTTGGCAAATAGAGTAGTCTTATATAGTGACTGGAGACCTGACGGAACAGCAGTTATCGATAAAACAATAAGAACATATAAGACTACAGATACAGGATATATGTTAGATGGTTTAGTTGCTGCAATAAATACTTCATCATGTTTTACTGCAAGTATGTATTCTGGTGTGCGTTCTAATTTACACTCTTCTAATCTTATTAGAGGCACAACAGATGTTTATTCTCTTAGGTCGCCTATAGATTCTTCTAACTTTACAGAATTAGTAGGAGAACATATTGTAGAAGGCAGCTTAGTCTTTGAAGAAGAGGATATTTTCAAGACAGAAGTTGCAACAACACCTACTGCTGAAGGTGAATATAAAGTTGATTACGAGAATGGTAGGATATATCCATATAGCACGCCATCAGGTACGCTTGGTGTGACTTATCATTATGGATTGTTTCCATTTGTTGTATACTTTAGCCCTGTCCAATTCTTCTCTCTTCAAGATGAAGATTTTCTAGATGAACTTTTTCACCTAGAGACTTTAGATTCTGGAGAAGAACAAAGAGGTCTTCCTAATAAAGAAGGCTCAGAAATCTTTCATCAGTTGTTTGAAGAGACTAAAGTCTTTTGGGGTGAGTAATGGCATTAACAAGACCAACATTATACGTTCGGACAAGACAGACTGTAGTTAAAGAGCTTAGCACTAAACCATATGTTGGCTTTGAACATTTAACAAGCCTTCCAGATGGCTGGGAGTACGACATCAAGAGATGGTGCAGTCCTTTTGATCTGAGACTGCCAAATATGCCAAGGCTCTTAAATCCTTCTTCTCAAGGAGTAAGTGAAGAAACTTATTTCACATCTGGTGTTGGCTCTGTGTCTCTTGGTGATCTAGAGATTGAAGATATAATAAATGTTACAGAAAATAATGTAAGATACTGGGTCCCATTAATTAGACATGGTTTGTATTTTAGAAACAAAACAGATTACTTCTTTTATAGTGATAATAGTGTAGTTCAGTATATCGATCCATCTGACAATAGAGACAGTAGAAACTATATTGAGTTGGCAAAGACTCCTAAGCTCTCTACTCCTATATCAGTTGCTTCTTATAAAAGGAATCCTGATACTGACTCTCCTAGTTACCATACTAGGTTAGAGCAGATGTATAAATTCACTGGCCTTTATTCTGAAGGTGAGGAATTAGAAACTGTTTCTGATGCTGGTAAGATAACATGGTCTAATGTTGACACCACCAAGAGAGAATTTCTTATAGACAATACAATCGATGGTCTTACTCGTCTCTTTATGAACAAAGACTATGTGAAGACTATCGGTGTTGATGTCTCGTCATATAAAGATGTGGCTGCTTGTGAGGTTCTTGGTACTTCTACTGGCGCACCATATCAATCGTTCTATCTAGACTATTTTCCAGTAATATATGACAGCTCATTTCATCTGTATGTCGCGACAGATTCCTCTTATGAAGAGTGGACTCCCGTAGATAGTTGGTGGGACCTGATAACTCAGACATGGTCATATGATACTGGAAATAAATATTTTGTAGATAAGGATTTAGGAATTGTTTACTTGGGGGCCTCTGACAATGGTGGAGTCCCAGCTATAGGAAGAACTATTGCTGTATCGTATAGAACTACTCTTAGAGTAGAGTATGAAGAAGATGATAAAGATTATGAGATACAGGCTATAGACGCCAACGTTAATCCAATAACTCAGGGACTTAATCAAGGCTTTGTTTGTATTACTCATGAAGAAATTGAACCTGCAAATATTACTCTTGGTATAGACAAACGAAGAATACAAGGAACCTATAATCCATCAGAATATGGTCCTATTTATGTTGGCTCTGATTATGCTGTTTTAAAATCCACTGTTACTAGCAGAAGCGGTTTGCCTGTTCCTAATGCATCAGTTGGTTTTGTTATGGAACCTAAAGATGTTGGTTATATTGGCGGGTCAACTACAGATTCTGCAGTTACCAATAGTACAGGTCATGCCTATTCAAACTTTCAGCCGCCAACATCAGCAGACACTTTAGGCTTCTATAGCACTACTGTCAGAGCGTCTACAAATCCATATTACCCCAACTGTAAAGATGTGATTATTAAACAATCAGAGACAGGTCTCGAGGGTAAGGAGAATGAGATATATCTCTATCATATTCTTAAGGATGATGTAATTCTTGGATATGATTCAATAGATGACTTTTTGCTTTCTCTTTATAACGAGAAGACGCCTAGTTGGGTTAATGATTCTGCAGACTATGCTGTTTGGAAGCAGGAAATGATTCTTGAGTACGATCTTAAGGACTGGACTGAACCTGTAGAAGGTGAACCCATTGATGGTCGTAAGGTCGTTATTTACAAACAAGACTTTGATAATCCATATCCGTATCCAGATGATACAGCTATAAATCCTATCACGGGAGAGTATGGAGCTTTTGTTCCTCTGCGGCCGTATCTTGCAGAAAAAATAACTACTGCTGGTGATCCATATTATGGATTGTGGAGACTTATCTATCCTGAGGATGCCATTCCTGATGTAGGAACCAACAATATTGGTGGCTACTGGGCAACATCAAGTAGAGTAGTTAAGTTCCAAGCACATTGCTGGAGTCCACACTATAATAGAATTATCTATAGTAATGAGATCTCTGCTAGAATTTCATTGCCTAGTTATTTGCTAGGTGAGTATCTCAACTCTCTTGGAGAGAAGATACCTTTTGGATGGAAGATAATTGGACTAGATAATGTTGCTGCAGGTTTGAATGGAGCCACCTTTATCACGATTAACCCACATACAGGACCATATGAAATTATCGATCTTGTCGGTGATACAGGTGGTACAGGTACATGGGTAGATGGTGCTCCAAATACACTGCATTTTCAATTTGAAGTTATAGAATAACTAGAGGTGATAATATGAGTAGAGACCAAATGGAAGATGTTTTTCCTATTGAATTTAATTTCAAACAAGGGGAGCAACCTACTGCAGCAAAGCTAAATGGTCTAGTTAAGTTTACAGATTCTGCTTTCTCTAGGGTAACTCAGGCTGTTGGCGATCCTTGGGATGCGGCAAACCCTCCTCATACTTCTGCACTAAGTCTTGAGAAACTATCTCAAGCTAGTATAGCTCGCATTCTAGGACCTTCAGATTATGCTAGTCCTCTTGGAGGTTGCTGGAATGAACAGATGACAACAACTGTTGAAGTAACTCTAGAGGAAAATAAAAACTCATGGACTCTTGGGTATCCTCTTGTAGAGGTCTCTACTCCCGTGACAGAGAAATCTACATCTGTATCTTCTTTTGTAACTAAACTCTCTTGGGGTTCTGATATTGTCGTCACTACAGACCCTGATGGAGTGCTTTCTGATATAAAATCATCTATAGATGAAGTTGTAAGTGATGGAGATTTCTATGTAGATTTTTATACTGGAACTATTACAGCATATAGTTCTTCTTCTAGTAGTATCATATTAACAATAAGTAATCTTCATATGCTTGGTGCAGGTGTGCCATGGGGTACACATAATGTAATTCCTAACTGGGAGGAAACTACCTTATGCAATCTTGCAGAGATTTCTAGCACTGCTACAACGACGACATATACACTTACTTTACCCACAGTTAGTAGGTCTCCTAGATATGACTCTTCTCCTATTAAAATGGGAAAGAAGCCAGAAGAAGTAGATGATTATGATTCTTCATGGTCAGCAAATGTTCCTAATGTAAGTAGTAATTACAGATTGCCTAAAGCACTAATAGATGGTTATACATCTGATAGTGAAATCCCTGAAGGTTATATTCTTCTTTATTATGAAGACAATGAAAGAATAATCCCTAGTTCTCTAATTACATTTTATTACTTAAATGAGAATTCTCTTAATATTGTTACTTCTAAAGATTACTTGACAGAAGGAAGTTCTTATAGACTGTTTACTTCAGGCACAAGTCTTGCCGAGGCAGTCAGTCATCTTCTTCAGGTTCAGCGAAACAATAACCATGTTGGCTTAACAGCAAATCCAACAATATCATACACTGTGCCTCTGTCTCATGGCTCTATGGATAACTTGTATACAGGTGATCTGGATGCTTCAGCTACAGATGTCCATAGATTCAAGTTCACAAAGTCTAACTACGAAACGAACTGCCATCCTCAATACCTACATAGATACGGTTGGATGGAAAACGATAAACCAAGTGACGATTCTGAGAAGGGTAATAGTGGAAATGCCATGAGAGGGAATATAGTCTTCTCTGGCAACAATGATGATATGTATGTAGGAGTTTGGAATAAGTCTGGAAACTGGACTTCTACGTATGGAATCATGTGGGGAGGTGGAGACCAAAACAGCGGATATGGCAATACAGAGCTTTCTTTTCAGGGCGGTGAGGATGTTGCAACATGGGTCCCTGGTGATCCTCCTCAAAGATTCCCCTTCGTATCGAGCCATACAGGAGGAAGTGATAGTGATAGATATGGTGCACTAACCTATCGTCCATGGTATGGAACTCCTCTTTACCTCAGAGGTAGAAATCCTTCTGCTGTTGTTGATGGAGCTATGCTTGGGTTTGACCTTGCAAGGCAGGGTGAACTTAACTACATCAAACTGTTCCCTGGATACAGAAGCACATATGATCCAGTTCATCAATGTGCAAATACAGGTCAAACAGCAACTACTGCTCTCTACATAACACCAGGCCTTTCAGGTGCTTCATTTGAGCGTCTTGCTGCTGAACAGGTAAGAGAGTTTAGGTTCCGTGGCATTCCATATCTTAGCTCTGCTACTAATACTGACAACTCAATAGGTGACGGTTTAGGATCATCAGAGTTTGAGCATAGCTTTGTCTCTCCAGGTATGGTCGGAGCAGACTTCTTTAATGTCTACTCTAATGCTATATTCTTCTCTGATGATGGTGATGGTAGCAGAACTTCATTCACAGAGCATGGCAAGAACTGGCTAGATACAGGCACTGGTACCTATGTGCCTTCAGGGATTTACTATATCCCAAACAATGGAGGCACAGCAGCTAGATTCTCATTCGTCACTCAAGAGGATTCTACTACTGCCTCTGGCGATGATATGTTCCAGGTTGGCTCTGCACATGGTCTTAGATACTATGGTGAACGCCTAGACCTCATAACTAGAGATACTACGACATTTGCTGGCAACTCAGTAAATATTGATAGTTCGATTGCGACTCTAAGAAGCCCCTTGTTTAGTACTTGGTTTGGATATGAGAGCATTCTCATGGATGCCACAGAGGATAAGAATCTTGGCATCCTTAGCTATGATGGCAGAGTAGATATATGGGCATGTAATAGTTATAGCTACACGACTAACCCTGGTAAGGGTAGACATATAAACATTAAGACAGCTAGTACACATGGGGACCAATATTCAGCTCTACAAGATTGTGGGAACATAACATTACATGCTGGTTATGTCTTCGGGGCTACAGCTCCTAGTTCTACTGGAAGTAAACTCTACCTGAAGGCCTATAACGATGTAAACATAGAGAGTGAGTCTCAAGACGTAAACATCACTTCTACTCTTGGGGATATTAATATAGACGCACATGATAATGCGTATATCAATAGTACTGACTTCACTAAGCTCACTACAGATGGCTCTTCTGGCAAGATAGAGATCAGTACAGANTCTTCTNATGCTACTTCNGAAAGTGGAGATATATCAATAGAGGCATCTGGAAATCAAGGTAGAATCTATCTAAGCAGTGCAGATTNTCATAATATAGATGTTTCATCTANCTATGCTCTTACAATGAGAGCATATCAATATATAGCATTAGGCACCAATATGAGTGAGAATCATGTTACTAATGCTAGCAACTTTGACGATAACACTATAACTTTATCAAGTAGAATTAATAAAACTAATACAGGAGCTACTGGTAAGATACTATTAGATTCTATAAATGATGTTCATTTGTATGCTCTTGATGATGTTCTTATTGATGCAACTGATCGTTTCTATGTAACTGCTGGTGGAGATTGTACTTTTGAAGTTACAGGAAATATAGATTTAGATGCTGATGGCAAGTATTACATGAATGAACCTACAGCTGGTGCTGGAACAGGTGGCCTGAGATTAGATACAAATACGAGAGAGATTAAGTATCAAGTATCTTCTTTGAGATACAAAGAAAATATTAAAGATATACCAGATACATCATGGATATATGATGTCAGGCCTGTTGCTTTTAACTATATCAAAGAGGATAGAACTTGTTATGGCCTTATTGCAGAAGAGACTATTAAGTTCAATACAGATGTTGTTTGCGTTGATAAACATAATAGGCCAGAGTCAGTAATGTATGAATCTGTATTTAGTGCTTTAATTAAAGCAGTACAAGATCAGAAGAAAGAGATCGATGCTTTAAAAGCTCAGCTTATTGGAAAGTAGATAATGACTACCTCTATATTAAATTTTCAGTTTAGACTTACTGGAGTAGAAGGAGATCCTTTTAATACAAGGACTCGTCAAAACGTAAAGAAGTCTATTGGTAAAATCCTATATCTTGAGGAGCCACCTACTAGCGCAGTTAAACTTGCATATGTTGGCTCGCGGGAAATAACACCAACAGCTAATATTTTCATTGCTGACAGAAGTGATGTTCTTTATTCTAATTCTAAGACCAGCACTTCTTCAGAGTTTTATGTAGAGAGCACTGCCGCAGAGGTGGTAAGTGCGAATTTCATTGTTACTGCCGAGTTTAATGAAGCAGATTCAGGCAATATTCCCCTCTATTACAAGCATGAAATAACAAAACATGCTATTCCTGATACGCTGAAAGTATTTGACCAGAACTTCAATGAAGTTAGTAGTGACAAATACAAGTTAAGATATAATTATAGTTATGATGAGGATACCGGAGAGATAGAGACTAGTGGTGGCAGTGCTGTAGTAAATAGCTTTTATCTATTTAATTCTTTGGAGAGTTCATTTGATGTTGATACTGGAGATTATAAAGTATATTTCATCCAGTATGTTGATGGCTCTACATCTCCTGATACAGTAGTTACTGAGCTTCTCAATAATGAAAATGCATATCTTCCTGCAACATCTGACGACTTTTGGCATGTTACATCTTCTTTAAAATATTGGAAAAGAGCATATAGTCTTAGTTCTGATCTTGTTCTGACAATGCCTCAGTCTCCTTGTTCTGTAAAATACATCGAGACAAACAGAATGAGTCTGCACTTGCCAACAGACTATGATGACGAGAGTCCATGGTTTCCGAGAATAGCTAATGGTAACTTTGTGCATTCTGCTTATGGCAATCTGTACAAATATAATATTCCTGAATTTGAAAATCAGGCATTTAATCCTATTGAGCCATACAAATTAGCTGTTAAAGAAAAATGCCAGAAAGTTTCTGATAGGTTAATAAAGCTTCCACATAATGAGATCGTCTATGGCTCTTTTACATCATATGTAAATCTTCTGTTTGAGCTTGATGGTACAATCAAGTATGCCATCACAAATGATTCTTCAAAAGATGGAGATGAAGTATATGACTTTGACGGTAACAAAGTTCCTGTATCAAATGGAGGCTTTCTTACTTGGTCATATAATAATTTTCTTGGCATAGATAGACTGTCTGGGATGGTACATGTTAGTTTTGATGTTAAAGATGCTTATGACATCTATGCTACATATCCGTACTATGAGAGGTTCTATAGCTTAACAAGTCTTACTATGAATCCTGTCTTCGATAGCGAGGCTCATAAAGAATTGCGTGTTGTTTATGTTGTTCCGGCTGCAATGCCAAATAACAACAATACAATTCAGACAGAATCTATCAAATGGCTCAAAGTGTCTTCTGCTGGCAGAATTACATCTTGCAATCAAGACGATACTGGCTACAACGAGAATATAAACTTTGATGCTAAGATTCATGATTCAGATGGGTACTATATCGATGGCGTTCTGGGTTTACATTACAAGTGGGAAGCATCCACAACAGCAAATGCTCAGTTTCCTTCTTCAGAAGTAGAAATTCTACCTGGCAATCAGTTTACTGTAAATTCTACATCTGGATTTCCAAGATCAGGTTGGCTTAGAGCATTAGATACTTCTGGTAAATATAGATATTTTAAATACTTATCAAAAACAGATACTGTATTTAATTTGTCTAGCTCTTCTAACGAAGTACCTTCTAATGGCAGTATAGACATTTCAGATGGAGAGACAGTAGAGTTAGTTAACTTTGTCGATGAAAGAACTGTTCTTACTTCTAGAGATAAGAGCATAGAAGATTCTGCATGGGGACCTGGTACTGATCCTTGGGGTAACTTTGAAATCTATCCTAGGATTTACTCTAGATATTTTGTCTTAGGAGAGCTGTCTATCAATCCTCCGCATAGTATAAACACTTTAACTGTTGTTGATGTGCGTGAAGATGGAGGTGGAGTAGATGAGGACAAATATGATGAAGCAAAAGCTCTAAATCCTGAGATACAATGGTACAACGACTACGAGAAGTTTGATGGTCAAGTCTATCCTGGTTCTTCAATTGCAGTAGTAAAACTACCTGTGTCTATATTGGAATCATTTACTTTAGACAACCTGAGGAAGATTATAGAAGAAAACATTCCGTCTGGTGTCTATCCTCTTATTAGATTTTATGGATATGAGCCTAGAGTTGTCAGTATTACTCCTGGCACTGCTTCTGTTACTATTGAGTGGGCTAAAGAAGGACCTGAATTTACTTATCAGGTATGGTATGCTCGCAAAGAGAATGGAAGATTTGAAAAAGCACACAAGACAAGACTTGTTGACGGCACTGACACATATAACTCATTCCAGATATGTGAGACTACAGGTACAGCTCCTGTTGTCGTTAAAGTAACCATGCAAGACAAATACTACCAGTGGTGGCATAGTTATAGTAGTTATAATAGCATTGAAGGAGGTCTCGGACTTGACGAGACTGCTCCTCTTCCGCCATTTGGTAATGTGGCTAACTTCCAATTTGAAGTAGTATAAGGAGATTGCAATGAGTGTTAATATAACCCTATCTGATGCTTCTGGTGGCAATCAGTTGGCAGATGTAAATGACATGGGAAGTGTATCAACAGATTCTGAGACGGATGCTCAGGATATTTATATTTCTCATGATGCAGTGGTGAATCCTATTACTGATTGTGCAATGTACATTACCAGATATGCTGGTAGTGGCTATTCTGGTACAGATGCAGATGCAGATTTTACAGAGATTATGGGATGGGGAGATGCAGGTAATGGTGGAGTCTTGATGAAGATGAACACAACCTGGTATCGCTTTAAGAATGCATTTGGAGATGTTGACAACCAAATAACCTTAGATAAAAATACTCTTGTTATTGGGTCTTCATCTAATGATGGAGAGATACCTGTTGGTGGAGAAGCCTACATTCAAGTAAAAGTAGAAACTCCACCTACTGTTGGCTCTGCGGGCTATAAAGGATTTTCCTTTGTGTTTGCGTACTCATCAACATCATAGGAGGCAGTATGGAAAGTAAAAATGGATCTCCAGGAACTCTCCCCTCTTCTGAATACTCAGCTCAGCCTTTATCATCATAGTTGCACTGTAGTGCTATTTGTGAGATATTCATTTCTGGTTACATCGGCGTATATGCCAACCTAAATATAGGAGAATGAAATGAAAACAAAGAGAGAAAATGTGATTAGTGTTTTTGGCGTCATGAATGTTCTGTCTGAAGAGAAGACAACAGCTAAGGGAGCATATGCTATTGCCAAAAACAAGAAGATCGCAGAGGGAGAAGTAAAAGCAATTGAGGAAGCTCAAAAGAATGTTATTATTCCTGACAAGTTTAAAGAGTACGATGAGAAACGCATCAAGCTCTGTGAAGAACTTGCTGACAAGGATAAAGATGGTAACCCTGTTAAGATAAATAACGGACAGCAGTTTGCTATCTCTCCTGAGAGTCAAGAAGTCTTCAATGAAAAACTTCAAAGCCTTAGAGAAGAATACAAAGAGGCTATTGAAGAGAAGGATAAGGTCGAGAAAGACTTTCTTGACCTCTTGGCTGAAGAAGTAGAAGTTGATTTTCATAAAGTCAAAATAGATGACTTGCCAGATAATGTTACAGCAAGTCAGATAGAAGCTCTAGATGAAATTATCATAATGAGCTAGGAGTCTTTTAATGGCACTCGAAGTTACAAGGATATATAAGAATGCTTCTACTGAAACTCTAAGGGTAGATAGTGTTTATATGGATCCAACTAGCAATACCATTGCTACTGGTACAGCCAGAAGGACATATTATAGAAGATTGAATACTTCATATTTGTATGGTCCTGCAAGTAGGGTTGTTGACTCTATTGAGGTAATAACAACTGCTGATAGTGCAGAGTCTTCTTCTGGTGATATCACTTGGGTCGAGTGGACTGCACCTGCATCTGGGGTTATAAGATGTGATATGTCAGACTTGCCTGCTGTAGGAGACACAGTGTAGTTCACATATCATGGGAGCCTGGTTTAAAATATTCACAGATGGCTCTCGTGAATCTGGCACAGATGGTCAGATAGAGAGTGGTAAGGCATCTTGGTCTCGTGGCCGTCTAGACTCAATAGACTATGTCATTCTTATAAATGATGTAAGTTCTGCTATCCTCAAGGCTCCTGACACTGAGTGGCATCAATTTGACAGATTAATTGTTGGCCTTGGTGGTCAAGGGCAAGTAACTCCAACTAGAGTTGCTCGTGTTGTACAGGCTAAAATCTTACCCCATCATGTAGGCATGTCAGTAGTAAGACATGCAGATACTTCTCATTTTGACTTTTATGAGCTTTATCATTCTAATGAAGGTTTTCTAATTACAAAGAATTATCTTGGTAAATGGATTACAATTGTAGTTAGAAAGAATTCAGTATCTATCAATATCTCAGACAAGGGAAAGATGCCTGATGACGACAAAATTCTTGAACAGCATTCTTAGGGTTATGCCTGCTGTGCAGGCTAGACAGATCTCTGAGCTTCTACAAGATTTACAGGTTTCTGGCTCTGTACGAAATGCATCAGAATATGAAGCTAAACTACGTGAGCTTTCTGCTCTGGTGAATGATGTAAATCCGGTACCATCATTCAATCAGATTGGCTCTATAGTATGGGCTCTGTGTGCTTCTGAAGCTCATAATACAATGATGAAAGCCGCTAAGAATGATATAGAGGCTAGTTTTCTTCAAGTAGATGAAATTGGCTCTAAGGTTGAAGACCATCATAACCTATTTATCAAAAGTGTTATGGGTGACTTAGAGAGAAATCTGCAGAAACAAGAGAATACAATAAGAAGACTAGAGTGGCTAGCTAACCAGTCTAATGAGTTCTCTCATGTTCTTGCTAATAACTTCTCTTCCTCTTCTCTTTTCCGGATACCACCAAGTGACTTAGAGGCAGATACTCTTTATTTTGACAATAGGACTTACAAAAGCAAGTCAGAAGTAGACTTGCCTTTGGCCTACACATCTGAGAGAGGCAAGAAACTAATTCTTGATTCTAGCAATAATCCTATTATTAGACCTATAAACGTTAAGCTTCATACTGACCAATATGCATACGGAACCGAGAAGTCAGTAGATTTTGATGATGATATTCTAAACATAATTGATGGGAAGCCAGGTACTTTTTGGACACGTACTGTGTATCTTAAGGATAAGGTTCCTAAGGTAAATACAGTATTAGAATTTGATCTTGGCTTTGCTAAAGATGTTGACTATATGATTGTTGAGTCAGGTACTCCTGATAGTTTTAATATAACAAACATACAAGGAGTCTCTCCTGATGGCCATAGAATAACTCTTTACTCTGACCCTTTTGAGGTTAATGGCAAAGTAAGAAAAGATTTCTCAAAGACTTTGGTTAAAAGCATTATCGTTACTTTCTCTGTTTCTTCTCATAGAAGAGCAGACTACTTTCTTGATGGCAATGAAAAGACTTTTGAGGCTTTCTCTAAAGAAGGTAGGTTTGATAACATCATCAAAAACAATGCAATTGCGAATATAATCAGAGATGCTCTTGCCTCTAAAGAATTAGCTGATACATGTAATGTTCCCAACTACAGCTCATCAAGAGTTAGCTCCTATGCTTATGTGTTTACTCTTGATAACGTTTGGTTTGGAAATAGCTTATACAAAGATACAGGTGTCTTTGTCTCTAAGCCTCTCAGACTAAAAAATCCTGGAGTCGTTGCAGTCCGTTCAGACGAGTTAACTCAAACTGGTGCAATTCAGAACTCTGTTGAGTATGAAATAATAAAGATAGATAGAAGTCCAAAGTACAATGAATCTAGGTTCCCTGTACCTAAACTAAATCAGACTTCAGTCACAAGCGAAAGACTTATCCTTACCAATAGAGACACTAGTAGTGTCATTAATGACGTTGGCTCGTTGAGATTCCTTCCGTATATCGCATCAGATTGGTCCTTGACGCCATCAGCAGATAACTATCCTGTTACTGTGTACGAGAATGGAGAGACTCTTAGCTTTGGTTCTGATTGGCAGTTTGCTATAGCTAATGATAGCTCAGGGTCTAATTTCTCTTTTGATTGGAGTGGAAATCTTAGCAATGCTACTTTATGGAGCAATTACAAATTCTCTCCACCTAAGTTTTGGATAAAGATTTCTTCTCCAAAATTAAATTCTGTCTATACTGTAGATTATACAATTAGAACCTCTGATTCTCATACAGCTACAGACAACAAGATCATATGGCTAGACAAAAACAAGACTACATCTCTTTATCATGGCGGCAGGGTAAACTTTAGACAGAAAGATCCAGATGTTACAATAGAGTCTGATGTTTTTCTGCAAGTTACACTTAGAAGAAACAAATCTTCTCAGGCAGCATCTCCAGAGCTATATGAGTATGCAGTATTAGCTGCCACATATAACGAATAGAGGCTATCATGCTAAACAAGCATCTTACTAAACCGCCATCAGATATTCTTTTGGCTAGGCTCAAATCTCTATTTGAAGATGTTAATTCTGCTTATCAATCAGGGACAATGGTTCTTGAGAGCGATATCTTAAATGCTTATCATCAAGCTCTTAATACATTCTACAAGTCTTTAGATAGTTCTGTTACTTCTGCTGTAAACGGTATTTATCCTGGTGCGCCAGCAGACCCAATAGAATTCAATGAATTCACTTCTGCTATTCAGAAGGACCTCAAGGCTATATTTGCTGAATTAGGAGCACTGGATAGGCTTGTTTCTTCTAGCTTTAATTCTATTATTTCTGAGCGCAACCAGGCACTAGAAACTAGCAAGAGAGTCTCTAATAAGCTTGGTGATTATTTGCTTTATTCTGACCCAAAACTTGGAGCAGGATATTTCTTTGGAGATAGCTTTAATACCTCTAATAGAGTAGATGTTGGTTCTGCTCTTGTAGGCACAGATGAATGCTATCTCAGTACAAATGAAGGTATTGTTCTTCTTCCTTTGGATGGAGAACCAGAAAGACCAAATATAAAGTCATTTATCATAAATGCGCCTAGTAATGGAACTAAAGGAAACAATCACCAGATAAACTTCTATGGTCACGATCAGCTAGAGACAATAGGAGACAATGAACCAGATACTTGGTTTGAATATGAAAAAGTAACTTCTAATGAGTCAGAAGTTCCTCTCGTTCTAGACTTAACAATATCTCTCGAAGAGACTTCAGTTGTCAATCATATCAATATTAATCCAATTAATTTTGGAACTCCTACGCCTATTAAAGTTTCTGTAATAGAGACATCTAAAGATGGTATAGAGTATTTGTCTATTAAGGACGAAATCCCTATTAGTGATTTTTTATCTGAAGACGAAGACGATGTGTTTGAGTTGTCTTCTTCTGCTGCTAAGTCATCAGGACAGGGTTTCTATTCTTTCCTTCCTAGAAAGGCACAGTATGTCCATATCGTTCTTGAGCAGCATACACCATACTCAATTGAAACTGTAAATGGTCTGAGATTGAGATATGCTATAGGGATTAGAGATATAAATATTCTTAGTAGAAGGTTTAAAACTGAAGGAACACTAGTATCGACACGGTTCTCTATTGATGAGAACGCTAAGAAAGTCTCTCTGTGGGCTTCTGAGAACCCTGTAGATGTTTCAGAGTTAGCAGATATAACTCACTTCCTCTCTCATGATGATGGAGCTACATGGCTTCCTATTCAACCTCAACAGAGAGCCGGAAATCTTGTTCCTGAAATAGTTAACTTTAACAATATAGCCAGTGATGCAGTTTCTACAGAAAATGCTGTTGATACCTTCAGACATAAAATCTATATGCTGAGAGACCCTAATGCATTCACTGGAGACACTGTCATTAAGTCAGAAAGAATTCAAAAACTTGATGTTGTTACTTCTCCTTCTGGAGGACAAGCCTCTATAGATCTAACGCAAACTCCTATCAAAGAAACAGTCAGAGTCTTGATGCCATATATGGGTAGCTTTAGTTGCCCCCGACCAAGACAAGGACCTACTGTTGTTGATCAGTCTCCAACAATGGATTTAGATTTCATTAAGTTCAATGTCGATGTGGATGCCTCTCAGACAATAAAAACTGAGGTTTCAGATGGAGAAGGCGGAACCACAACAGAAATTAGTGACAAAGGCACAGTAAGATATAAGCTTCCATTTAGAAACATACCAGACCTTAAAGATAAGATACGCGTATTCTTTAACGGCGCACAAATAGAGTATCTGGCTAAAGATGAAGACCTCTTCTCTTCGCCGCCAACATCCCATTCGTCAATAGATGAGTATAGTAAAGTATATTATCTAAATCGTGATGGACTAGAACTTCAATTTGGACATGTGGACAGTACTGGTACACAAAGAGGATTCATTCCTAAAGCTGGTTCTAGGATCGAGATATGTCTTGATGGAGACAACCCCTCTATTTCTCTTACAGATAGAGGTTATGTTATAAACCTTATGGCTCCTAGTGATGGAGACAAAGAGAGTATAAGCATAGTTGCTCTTAAGCACTTGTCTGAAGATGAAGCAGAAACATATGAGATTGAAGTTCCTCCTGGTGCAACTAAGTTTATTCCTCCTCAGCTCGTATCTGCAAATATAAAAATAGATTCAGTTAAAGAACATATAAACAATAAATCCTTTACTGAGCTTCATAATATTGGTTCCTCTAAAACATCTTCTCCTAACAAGGAGCCAGATGTTAAGTTTAGAAACAAGAATATTTCTAGTAAGGTTAGTTCTGCTAAAGATCTAAAATACTCTACTCTTAAAGAGAGACTTAATGCTTATAAGGAACTTGAAGCAAGATTAGGAGAAGATTCTCAAGAGAAAGAATTCTCTTATGGTCCTACAGGTACTAGCTTCATTAGTGGTCAGGAAGGATCACTTCCACCAGTATTTCTTGAAGGAATAGACAACTTCTACATCAAAGAGTTTGATACAGGAACTGGTGATGTTATTACTGGAGTCTCTAGACAGTTCACAGATAAGAAACCTTTCGTTGATGGTGATTCCGAACTTAGAGATACATCTGGAGACAAGGTTAGTAGCAGATATACCTTTAATCCGCAGACTGGAACAGTTTACCTTGGCAGTGAACCATCTGCAGGCAGAAGAACAGTTCTTTACTGTAAGAAGGTAGACACTAAGGTAATTCCTCAGGAGTTTTGGAAGTTCGATAGAAATGTTGCGACTAACAGGATAGACTCTCAGAAGATTATTTTAGATCCTTCTGTAGTATTTACTGTTAAGCAAATAACTGAATACTCGCTGTCAGAAAACCAAGACGTTAGTGTTCAATTGATAAGCGGCAATACATCTGCTCATAGTTGGTTCAACAAGAGAATTGTTGTTGGCACAGTAAAACCCAGTTTGTCTTTATTTAATGAGGGAGTAGACCCTGTAGAAGTACCGTTTATAGATGGAGTTACAGAGCTGTCTAGCATAGTAAACGTTAAGAATGAAAATATAACTCTTACTTCCATCGGCGGGAACGAATACCAAGCTACTCTTTCAGAGCTGACATCAAGCTATCCTAATCGTTCTCTTATAGGTTCGCCATCATTCTCTGCTGTGAGATCAGATGTATCTGGTAGCTCTCCTACAAATGCATTCAATATTGATGGTCAAATAAGCCCATCAGAGTCTTTTAGTCTTGATGGACAATGGAAGGTGTCTGAATCAGGTGGAGATATTGTAATTACTCTGTTCTCCTTGTCTGCTCCTGGCTCTCATACAGTCTCGTATAGGTATGACGACTCTGATTCTGGAGTAGATACAGATGGTTTATACTCAGTCGATTATAAGAATGGAGCTATTTACTTCTCTAATCCTATTCCTGCTTCTGGCAGTGTAGAATACGAAGTCTCTCTATATAGTGTTTTCTATAATATGGCCAGACCAGTTAGTGACCTAAATATAGAGGAAATAAATACAGAGAATAATACAATAACATTTTCTTCTGCTTTTGGTATGAAATTCTTGAAACAGGATTTAGCAGAAGACAGTAGACCTCAGTATATGAAGATACTGTATGACTACTATAAGAAATCTACAGAATCTCTAGCTGATTTAGAACCTTATTTCTCTCCTATCTGTAAGGATATTGCCTTCCGGGCAGTTACCTCTAATCTACTAGAGGAGCTTTAATATGTCTCTATCTACATCCTATAAAGAATATCTTCTTGAAAAATTGCTTAAAGAGTATCTGTATGATGGAACAATTCCTAATTCAGATGTTCTTGAAGATGATTTAGCTACATATAAGAAAACACATCCTGATCTGTCTTTGCCAAGATCTAAGTATGTTAATTTCCTTGTAGATAGAGGAGACAACTCATCTGCATCTAACGTTAGAACTATTGCAGAAACATTTTCTGATGATGTTAGCGTTATAACTAGAGAGCTTTATTCCTTAGCCATAAAGGCATCTAAATACCATGACAGATGGACATTTGAAGCTAAGAGATTAGCGTCTTGGGCGAAAAAGTTAGAACAAAGAGTAGATTCTATTCTGTTGTTAACAAATAATACAGATGGATACTTTGCTACTGTGGGGGATACACTTACAGACTTGAATGAAGTAGACACAGAAAATACAGATGCAAATGTTAATATAGATGAACAGCAAGTGACTGTTGGCATGGGTACTGACAATTTTGAGTCAGTAAATGCAATAGATCTTACAGGAATGAACCAATATGATGTGAGCTTCAGTACTCTTAGTAAGAGACCTGGAACTACATACTTTGATGTTAGTTCTGACAACTCATTGTTGGAAATATTCAAGTCTCATAATTCTTCATGGGTCGGTAAGGTAGTGTCCGCTACTACAGGACAAATGACTTGTGAACTTAAGGCTCAAGTTAGTACATCAGTAATTAACGTCTCTAGAATATCAATGCAGTATACTTCTCCTGACATTACAGGCAGGTCTACTATAACTGCCATGTATTCTATTGATGGATACAATTGGACTATAGTTCCTACTAGCGAGGCGACTAAACCATTATTGTCTAATATGTCCTGGACCTTCCCAAAAACAGGTATTAGCTGGATTAAATTTATCATCAATAAACCATCTCATGATCAGGGCAAGTACGAATATCTTTTCTCTGCAAGGTCAGTTAAGTTATTTGGTGATACATATAGCACCTCTGTAGGTAGTACTTTTATGTCATCTTCACTTAGTGCTGTAGATGTAGAAGGCAATATAGTTGAATTTTCAAAGGTTCAGTTAGACTCTTGTGAAAACATACCAGACAATACAGATATAACTTATTACGTGTCTGCTTCTAAAGATGACTCTACCTGGACATCATGGAGTCCTATTTCTCCCTCTACTAGAGAAGGTATCCAATATCCAAAAGTTATTTCTTTCGGCGGTGCAAGCTATGTTGATAATACTGATAGCTCGATCAGCAAGCTAAATTCTAGCTACAGTCTTAAAGATATAGTTACTACATTTGATGATACTGATGTCGTCACATACAAATTTAAGACAAACAAATTTGGTGCAGTTAACACAAAGATAGAAGTTAATTCAGGAGACGATCCTGATGTTGTATCAAACAGTATTGAGGTTTGGAGAAACATTAGAGTAAAAGACAGCTACCCTGATACCTCAACAGTTAGAGGTATTTCTAGAGGATGGGGTACTGATGATGGAGAGACCTATATTTGTTACTTTGAAATCTTTGAGTCAGATGGAAAGTTCTTAGATTTCGGCGATAACCTTTGTGTGGTAGACGGAGAACTTGTTAGTGGTGTTGTTAAGATTTCTAGAGGAGTTCATAAGTTTGAGACCGCCGCAGAGAATTGGTTTGATGTATCAGAAAATTACAACAATTTAGGCTATACGCCAGATACAGAAGAAGTTCTTAAGACAATAGATCCTCTATATCCATATAATCATAAACTTGTTATTGAAGGATTTCCTTATAGCTCTTCATTTAAAGGCGAGAAAGTTTATAAGGGAACAGATAGATCTGCTGAGTCGTATTGTACTAGAACTAGTTTATTCGATCTCGAAAACAATGTTAGTGGATATGGTAGTTTTGCAGTACGTGGAATAGGTGCTTCTGATATGAATCAGGTTATATCTGTTATGCTTAGATATGACCCTACAAATGTTGATTTTGTCAATGAGAAGGTTTTTGTGAAATGGAAAACAGCAGGTAGTGATTCTTCTACATACAAATACGTAAAACTTAAAGCTGTCTTAGATACATCAGACACTTCTTTAACTCCTGCAATTACGTCCTACCGCATTAAGTTAGGCGTTTAATGATACAATACTTTTGGAGGTTGTAGATGTCTACACAATGGAACTGGTCATGGGTCGATTCTAGAGAAGATACTAGTAAGGCTTCTAATTCTATCGATCAGAGCGGTGGGACTCTTTATTCTTATCGTGCCGCGACAAGAGGACAACTAAGTGCCTCTGAGCTTAAAGCTTCTTTGGATTCAGTCTCTACAAATATCAATCATCAGTGGAGGCTATGGACTAATTACATTAGGCCAATCCTGGATTCTTTTCCTGCTGGCAGTAGAGATGAAAGATGGCGTCCTGGTCGTGGACTGTCTTCAAAGATAGATGCTCTTAACTTTGGTGTTCAAGGCACAACACTATTTGTGTTCAATGATGCTGATGCCACTAAAGCATCTGGTAGATACTGGGACTCTGATTATGAGAGACCTAAAACTATTGCTGAAGCCATAGAGGATCTTTGGGGAGCAGTTAATGATATTGATACAGATACTACATCTGTTTCCTCTACATCAGTTGATTTAGAAGCACTATGGCTTGCTGTTGGTCATCATTACCAAGACTCTTCACTTTCTAGTGCATCAACAAGTCTCGATTCTAGAACTAGTCAGCTTGAGTCAAATATTAATCAGCTCGTAGATGACCTCTATGGAGCTAGTGATGGTTTTGCTCCCTGGACGTTTGGGGTCCCCCTCTCTCATAGTGTAGCTAGGAATATAGACTATCTTCTTAAGCTTCATGGTATCAGCGGAGGATGGCAGAACGACCCATCAACAGTAAATCATAGCTCTGTCTCTGTAGGTGCCCACACACACACATATACTGATGTTGCCCCTATGCCTTCGAGTACTTTAACTCAAGGCAGAACAGCTCCATATACATCTCTCTATAATGATATCCTAAGAATACGTTGGGAGATTTCTAGAACAAGAGGTGGAGCTAATTGGTACTCAGATGCTACTGATCCAGTTGATGCTTCGTATGTCACTTTACAGAAGCACGTTAATTATTCTGGTTCTGGCTCTGTAGTAAATACAAATCCACATGGCATCGATTACACTAACACTGGTGCAAATACGATGCTAAGCAACCTAGCCAGATACTCAGGCATGTCAAGTTATACTTCTGGTATTGAGATGCCTACATATAGCTCAACAAACTATATTACTCAAAGTACTTCTCTTGAAACAGCAATTGGTGCTCTTGATGCAGCTCTTGCTTCCTCTTTGGGTTCTGTTGTCATCCGCAGAGACTATTCATACGACAGGTCATACCTTAGTGAGACGACTAGAGCTAATAACCCTATTACTGTAAATCATAATGTTGGTAGAAAACCATTAGTCCAAGTACATGATGTATCTCCAGATCAGATGGGATACTTTGGACAATACGAATCTCCAGCTAGTGAAGTCAATATTGTTCATGTAGATGAAGACTCATTCGAAATCTGGACGCCAGCTGAAAAGATTGAAGTCATTGCCTTGTTCTAGGAGGACCTAATATGGCACGTGGAGTAAAACTAGATAGAGCCGACTGGACTTTAGTTCAATATGCTTCTGGTGCACCAGATTCTAATACTAAAGGCAATATATATATTAACAGCAATAATGGCACTCTATATACGAGGAAGAATGAAGAGGCTTCTTGGTCTGCTATATCAGGAAGTGGAGCATCAGACCATGGTGCTTTAAGCGGTCTTGGAGATGATGACCACTCTCAATATGCTTTCCTTGCTGGTCGTGTAGGAGGACAAACTCTTCGTGGTGGCACTGCCTCTGGTAATGATCTTACCCTCGTCTCTACTTCTAATGCCACTAAGGGATATGTCTTTTTAGGTGCGGAAACAAATGCCTATTTTGAAGATATAGGCAAATTAAAGATTACTATCCCAGATGGTGGCAATTCGAACTGTGCTGAGTTCCAACAAGATGACGTTACTAATGGTGGCCCAGCTCTTGTTGTCGGTAATGATTACAGCACTCTGTCTGCATGGGAGAATACAGATGGTTGGGCTATAATGCTCAACGGTACCAATACGGATGGAGACATAATTGGTAGCGAAGGTGACATCTATATATTTGGAACTACTGCAAATTTAAAAGGTTGGAGTAATTCAGGCGCTGCTGAAACTTTTGTAGAGTGTGATTCTGGAACAAGCACTTCTGATGTATATGTGTATTCCTCTGGTGCTGGCAATACAACAGTTAGAATACAATCTAGTTCTGATAGTGGTTCTTCTGATTTAACTCTTAAGGCTGCAGATGGTAGCTCTGCCACTAGTAGAGCTATAACTGTTGGGTCAGATAATGGAACAGATGATACTAAAGAAAGAGTCCGTATCTATTCTGGCGGCGGGAAGTATGGATCTGCTGCAGATAAAGTAAACTCATGGACGTCATATACACCACTGCAACTATTAGGGTCGGAACTTAGATTATCAGACGACAATAATTCAGGTTCAACATGGACTCAAACATATGTTGTTCTTTCAGATGCAACAGCAGAATGGACCACATATAAGTCCAATTTTGGAGAAGTTTCATTATTTAATGCTATTAATCAGTCATATTCTGTAATATCAGCACTGGATGATTTGTCAGATGTTTCTACTGCTGGAGCAACAGAAGATCAGGTTCTAGCCTATAATAGTTCTTCTGGCACTTGGACGCCAGCTACTCTTAGTGGTGGTGGTGGAGTAACTCTTGATGGCGCGTATGACTATGGTGGTGGTGGTACAGGTAGGTCTATAACTGCTGACTCTGGTGCAGTCGCTATAACAGTACCTGATGCTAGTAATAATGCTGCCTTGTCAGTAACTCAGAATGATACAACCAATGATCCTAGCTGTATCAGCATAACTAATAATGCTGCAGGATATGGTCTCTACATTACTCATGATGATTCTAGTGCTACAGGTATATTTTTAACTTCATCTAGCTCTACATCGCAGGATATCTATTCTGACAAACAACTCACAGTAGGTTCTTCTTCTCCTTTAGATTCAAACGATAATTCTTTTGGTGGTCTTATATTAGAAAATCTTCCTACATCAGGAATGAGCTTTATAGAGATTGACAGTACATCAGTTGATAACGCAGCGATGGTGGCGATTAAAGCAGATGGTAGTGCTGGTTCAGATAATGGTCTTGTAGAAATTGAAGCTATAGGAGAAGACAGTACAAGTACTACTCATATTAAGCTTGATGTTGATAACAATGCTGGTACAGGAGATGCCTATATTCGACTTGATGTTGATGGTAATGGAACCAACTCTATAGAAATAGGAACTTCGTTTGGTTCTGTGAATGAGATTCAGTTCTACGATGAAGGGAATAGCGGCTCTACTTGGACTCAATCTTATGTCCTTTTGACTGATGGCTCTAATGCAGAATGGAATAACTTTGAGACTAATTTTGGTGAGGTCTCAATATTTAATGCCTTAAACCAGTTAGTAGGAGGAGCTACAGCTCTTAATGACCTTACTGATGTCTCTACTGCTGGCGCTACACAAGACCAAGTTATTGCTTACAATGAATCGTCTGGTACATGGTCTCCAGCTACAGTAAGTGGTTCTGGTGGATGGACCACTTCCGAAAATCTAGATGTAGATACTGGTACTGAGAATATAGATACCTTTGATCCTGATGGAGATGGAGCTGTCTTTTGGTACTATTCTGTACAGAATGGAGCTAATCATAGAGGTGGCACCATCACAGCTTGCTGGGATGATTCAGCAGGCACAGTAGAATACAATGATGTCTCTACTTCTGATATTGGCGACACATCTCCTCTTACTCTTTCCGTCGATATGAGTGGTGGTTCTGGAACTGTAAGACTTAGAGCTACTGCCACAACGGATAACTGGATAGTAAAAGTAGCTAGAGCTGAAATCCTCTAGGAGGTAATACTATGGCAGGCGAATTTCGAGGTAAATTTATTCCTAAACCAGATCTAGGTATTGGAGATTCTGCTTTAAGCTCTTTAAGTACTGGTACATATAATATAGCTATGGGTGCTAGTTCTCTTGCTGCTATATCTACTCAAGATAGGAATGTTGGTTTAGGTTATGAAGCAGGTAATGCCTGTGAGGCTTCAGATAATATCTTTGTTGGTCACCAGGCAGGTAAGAGTTCTACAAGTGCTACTAGAACTATAGCAATTGGCTATCAAGCATTTGGTAGTACAGGAAGTAAAACTGGTAATGATAATATACATATTGGATACTCTGCTGGTAAACTTGTTACTTCTGGCGCCAATAATATCACTATAGGAAGTTATGCTTTAGATGCGAACACTACAGGTGAAGATAATATTGCTATTGGCGTTAATGCTCTTGGTGATATGGATACCAGGGATTGTAATGTAGCAATTGGCAATGAAGCAGGTGTCAACTTAACGACCAATGGCTTTGGTGCAAATGTTCTTATAGGATATAAAGCTTATGGAAGTTCTAACACCAAAAGTGGCTATTACAATGTTGTTGTTGGTGCTTATTCTAATCTTTATGCCACCAGCGGCAAACATAATGTATATTTAGGTTACAAATCTGCATTTTTTGCTAGTTCTGGAGTTGAGAATGTATTAACTGGATATAAGGCAGGATATTATTTTTCAACAGCAGAATATTCTACTGGTGTAGGCTGTTATTCTTTACATGCAGATAGTGGCGGTTATAATTCTGGCAATTATAATACAGCTGTTGGTCACAGCTCTGGATATACCATAACAACAGGAATTAATAATGTAGCTATTGGAGCCAGTGCTCTCTATACAGAGACTACTAATGACAACAATACTGCTGTTGGTTATCAATCTCTATATAGCCAAGATACAGCATCAGATAATACAGCTGTTGGATATCAGGCTGGTTATAACATCTCTACAGGTGTTGGAGTCGTTGCTGCTGGCTATCAAGCACTTGGCGTTGCCAATGCTAAGACATGCGACTATGCGATAGCTATTGGCTATCAGGCACTAGGAAATGGCAGTACTTCTGGCTCTGACAATACAGCTATAGGACGCGAGGCTCTATATGCTCCTTCTAGTGGCGCTGGAAATATAGCTGTTGGTTACAAGTCTGGATATTCAAACACAACAGCAGATTACAATATAGCTATAGGTTATGAGGCTCTCTATACAAACGATACTGAGGATAACAATATAGCTATTGGTTATCATGCCCTCTATACATTTGGAGGAGCATCCGAGGCAGGCAACATAAACATTGCTATTGGTGAGAATGCTGCTGATGCAGTAACAAGCGGTTTCTCTAATGTTGCTATAGGTCAAAATGCTTTGGGTGCAGGAACTACTGCTTCTGATAATATTGCGATTGGCAAAGGTTCTCTTGCTGCTATTACTACCTCTTATGCCTGTATAGCTATTGGTGTTGGAGCATTAGAAAGTGCTAATGGTGTTGAGAATATTGCTATAGGTGAAAATGCTGGTAATACTCTTGATAGTCCAGGCAACATAATAATAGGTGCATATGCAGCACAGACAGCTACTTCTTGTATTCGTACAATAGCTATAGGATACCAGTCATACGGTGGCACAGGCACTAAGACAGGTAATGACAATATTGCTATTGGTCATGAAGCTATAGGGAATGGTGCGACTACTGGCGGTTCAAATATAGGAATCGGCTATCACTCTCTTAATGCGACTACTAGCGGAGCAAGTAATCTAGCTATTGGAATTAGCGTAGCCACAAATCTAACAACAGCTGATTACACTATTGCTATAGGCTATGAAGCCATGAGTAGTGGCGTTACTACTGGTGACTATAATATTGCCATAGGATATCAAGCTGGATATGCTACAACATCAGGAGCATATACAGTAGCCATAGGGTATAGGGCTCTCAAAAATAATGACATAGACAGTGATGCTATAGCTATTGGTAGAGATGCTCTTCTTAGTTATGATAGATCAACAATAGATGGTACTTCAAACATATCGATTGGTCCTTACTCTTTAGATGCTCTTACAACTGGCAGTAATAACGTTGCTATGGGTGGGGCTGCTTTAGGTGCTTCTGTTACAGATAACTACAATACAGCCATAGGTGGTGTTGCATTACAAGATTGTAATGGCGGTGAATATAATACGGCTATTGGATATCAGGCTGCTGCTGATCTTACTACTGGCGACTATAATGTTGCTGTTGGTTATCAGGCAATGGCTACTAATGTAGTTACAGGTGATTACAATATAGCCATTGGCTATCACTCTATAAGCAACGGAGCAACATCAGGAGATGAAAATATTGGTATTGGTCATGGCCCCCTATACTCTTTAACATCAGGTATTGGCAATATAGGGATTGGTTATCAAGCTGCTTATGCTGTTAATTCTGGAGACCATAACATAGCTATAGGGTATCAGGCATTAAATAGCAATGATGTAGATGATTACAACATAGCCATAGGGTATCAATCTCTAAAATCTTTTGACCCTATTGGTGTATCTACTTATTCAAATATAGCTATAGGAGATGAGTCCTTAGATGCTCTTACTGATGCTGATGGCAATATAGCAATTGGCGCACATGCATTATCTACTTCAACAACAGACTCATACAATACAGCAGTAGGTGGTTATGCTTTACTTCTCTGCAATGGAGGAGAGGGGAATACAGCTATTGGATTTGAAGCAGCAAGAGGATTAACAACAGGAGATGGCAATGTATCTATAGGTTATGAAGCAGCATACTCAAGTGATGTTGCTAATGGAAATGTAGCGATAGGATATCAGGCACTTAAAGCCTATGATCCAAGTAATACAGAGCCAAGTCCTAATACAGCGATAGGCTACAAGTCAATGACAGCAGAGACTACTGGAGCTGGCAATGTTGCTGTTGGACACGAATCTCTTATTAGTGCTAATGGCGCAAATGGTAGTGTTGTAATTGGATCCGACTCTGGTCAGTCAATAACAACTGGTGACTTTAACATCATTGTTGGCTTTAGCTCTGATGTAAAATTGTCCTCAGATCAGAACTCTATTGTTATTGGTTATGGTGAAACAGGAGCAGGATCTAATAACTGTACTATAGGTAATAGTAGCACTACAACATACAACATGTATGCTGCTTCATGGACAAGTATATCTGATGCTAGACTTAAAGATAGTATAGAAGACTCTAATCTTGGACTAAACTTCATACAGAAAATACGTCCAGTAAAATACAGATTTAGAAATAGGAGAGATGAACGTAGAGGAGTTGATCTCACATTCAAGAGACCTCACTATGGATTTATAGCTCAAGAGATAAAAGAAGTTATTGATGAGATGGATGTTGATTTCGGCGGATACATAGATCCTAAAGTCAATGGTGGAATAGATAGACTTGGCCTTGGCTACACAGAGTTTATAGCTCCAGCCATTAAAGCTATACAGGAGCAACAGGATATGATTCGAGACATGAAGAATCAGATGAAAGCTCTCAAGAGAGAAATAGCTATCCTAAAGAACAAGAAGGATGGAGGTAAATAATGTCAGTAAGAATACATGGAGTTGTTGGCGGGCCCAGGCAGAAGATCAGTAGACCTAGAACTAAGGTTGATAGAACAAATTATCTTGATATGCCTGAAAAGTTTCAGGAAGCAGAAGCAATTATTGTATCTAGCAAAGATAATACATTAGAGTTCTCAAAACTAGAAGAAGACAAACCAGAACCTGTTTCTAAAACTGTTGAGACTGTAGATAAGCCTAAGAAGAAAGAACCTGCCATGAAGCAGTCTAGATATAAAGCTGCAAGCAAGACCAATAAAGAGTCAAAAGCAGTTGAAGAATCTCAAACAACCAGCAATCAAGAAACTGAAGAAGATAAAGAAGAAAATTTAGTTAGTCTTGAGACTCAAGACAAGATTGACGAATGGCTATTGAAGCTTTCTCACCAAGGAGATTAGAGTATTCAGTTCTGTCTCTACTGCTGTTAACTTATCACTAAGTCTTCTATTCTCTTCATTGCATAGTGTAAGTAGTCTATTCAGCATGTTCTTGCTGGCCGCTCCATCTATAAGATTAGATAGCTTTTGAGCAGTTTTTTCAATATTCTGGATTCTCTGTTCTTCGTCATATGTTAGTGACATTGCTAATACCTTTATAGTTTAAGTAGAGCCTCAACTACAGATAGTTGATGTTCATCAGTTATGCCTATGCTAGATGGTAGACATACCACTGACTTGTAGGCATTGTCTGCTTCTATTTTACCAAAGTAAAGTGAACCTTTAAAAGCTAGTTGCTTATGATTTGGTTTAAATAGTGGTCGTATTTGAATGCCACTGTTCTCCATAACTTTTATAAGATGAGAGATTTCTGTTGATGTGGCGCGATTGGTGTATTTGTTAAGTCTTACTGCCGATAGCCATCTATTAGAATCTCCAAGACCATCAATCATAGTCATTTTGTCTGATGCTTCTAAAGATTCTTTGTAGTTGTTCCAGATTGAGGTTTTCTTGTTTTTAAAGTTTTCGATGTTCTCTATCTGAGACAATGCCAGTGCAGCATTCATGTTGCCCATACCCATATTATAGCCAGGCTCATGGTGAATATACATCGTCTGGTTGTCTTTTGCCTGTAGTGCTAAATATTTTACTCTTTCAGCTATATACTTGTCAGCTATTAACATTCCTCCACCACCAGCGGTGATCATTTTATTAAAGCTGAAAGAGAAGATGCCTACATCTCCGAAGGTGCCTGCGTGTCTGTTGTTTAGATAACTTCCTAATGCTTGGGCTGCATCCTCAACTACTTTGATTGTGTTCTTCGTGGCTATCTTCATTATTTCGTCCATATTGCACATGTGCCCTAGCATGTGAACAGGAACTATCGCTTTAACATTAACTGAAGATACAGCTAATTCCAGAGCAGATATATCCATACATAAAGACGAATCACAATCTACAAATACTGGCCTTGCGCCTGTCTGTACAACAGCATTTACTGTTGCCACAAAAGTCATTGTCGGCACCACAACGTAGTCATCTGGTCCTATCCCTAGTGTCTTTAGAGCTAAATATATAGCACTCGTTCCACTATTGAGAGCTACTGCTTTCTTGTTGTGACCAACTATGTTCTCTACTTCTTGCTCTAAATCTCTAACATAGTTACCAGCATACGAGATCCATCCTGAATCAAGACAATCCTTCACATACTTGTATCCATTCTCTGTAATGCATGGCTCTAGTAGCGGTATCATATTATCTCCACAGGTTGTTTATCTTTAGCGTGTCTTCTAGTGCTCTGTTAAATGGAGCATACATCCTATCAATGTCTCTTCTATAAGCATTCTTAGTTAAATCATGTTTCTTCTTCCTTGAGTGCGCGAACTCAATATCACAGTAATCTAGATTTAAGAACTCAAGTAGATTTGCCCATTCTTCTTCAGGATTCTCAAACATCTCTTCTGAGATAATGATATGAATATTGTTCTTATTAAACAGAGCCCATAGTGCAGTGAGTTGCCTGATATAGAATCCTCTATCAATCAGATGGTAATCCTTAGGATGGGCCCCCATAAACAAGTCCATCACTGAATGATACCTATCTGTCCAGTCTACTTCATTTGCTGAGATGTGATTAAAGTGAGAATATAATCTGTCTGTAGGGTTCCTCAGCATAACGATGATCTTACAGTCTGGTATTGTCTCAGCAATGTGTATCAGTGCCTGAGTCCTGTACAGATACATTGGTGTTGCCTCACCTGTAATATATCCGTCAGGACACTTAGGGAAGCAGCTTTGATACCAGTCCCAACCTCTGTTGTAGTGCTTGTCAAAGAATCGTATCTCTTTGACTCCTAGTGGGACCTCAGAATCTGCTTCTGTCTGTACACCATTTCCTAGTGAAGGCAATATCTGTGGATGCTTCACAAGATTGTCGTACATTGATGTGGTTCCACACTTTGTCTCTCCTACAATAAGAAAGTTGGGCAATGGCATTAGTTGCTTCCTTCTTCAAATCCTAGTCTAATTAATTTGTCTCTGTCTTTCGTCGCTATGGCAAATCCATGACAGTCCTTGATTTCCCAAGTCTCAATTGGTTTGTTCCTTATATCTTTCTCTCTCTTTAAGTCTTTTGTCACTCTAAAACCTATATGGTATCCTGCTTTCTCTAGCAGTTTTATTGCCTCCATTCTAGGCTTAAACATATAGTCACTTCTTCCAAGGAAGGCTATAGAAATATCTGGAGAATGCTTCTTCATCATCCTACGTGCACCATGTATGGCATTTAGTTCTGCACCATTAATAGTTAGGTCAATTAGGTCTACTCTCTCTAAGTCTTTTGCTACTGTGTTCAATGTAGTTGTTTTGAGTACTTTTGTAGGCTTGTCTTTTGCAGATCCAACTCTGCCAGATGTTGCATTCTGAAGACTTATAAACTCTAACTTAGTCTTATTGTTCCATATTACTTTGTTTATTATTGATATGTTGTCAATTTTGTTGTCTTGTGTATATTTTTCTATTGTTTTAGTGTTTCTAGAATCAGCTTCTACAACAACAACATGTTTTGCTGCCTTTAAGAATCTTGTTATAGCTGATAGATTCTTAAGACATAAGTCTCCTCTTGCCCCGCAGCATATTACAGTGCTTTCTTGATCTATAAAGTCAACTGGTATTAGTAGATCTATGTTTTTGTAATATAGATCGTTATACCTAGATATCTTGTTTCTTTCTACTGGTATGTATTTGAAAAACATTTTCTTCTCCCTTGAATTCAGAGACAGTCTTGTTTCTTGTATGTCTCTTTCTATTGTTTTAGATATCTCATTAACCCATAGTCTTATAGAGTCTTTTATTTTTAGATGCCAACTATCACCTAAGTTCATATATTGTTTTTTTATAAGACCAGTTGTTTTATCTAACAAAATGTGATTTATAGATGCAACCTTAAATCCATTTATGTTAGCCATGTCTTTTAGTTTTCTTTCAAATAATAGACATAGGTCTGTTCTCTCTTTGTGGGTTGCTTTTATTTCATTTCTTCTTTCTCTCCCTTGTATGTGGCCGTGTGACCCTCTGTAGGTTCCTTCTTTGTAAGCTTCAATAATAGGAATTATTGGAGATAGAAGTATTATCTTGTCTGTATATTTTCTTGCATTTATAGCAAGGTTCTCTAGTTGTTTTATAGCGAAGTCTACTTCTGTTTCTTTTGTGGTCCCGTTTCTATTCATACGAGACCACAGTGCATATGCACAGTCTACCTCTCCAAGTTGTATTATGAAATAGTCTATGTCTTCTTTAGTCTCTCTGAGTTTCTTTAAGAAAATGTTTAAATTCTCTTGTTTTGCTAGTCCTTGTGCTGTTTTTGATGTTGCCCATGTATTCTCTACAACTGTAAATGTGTTGTTTAATATTAACTTTCTATATCCTGGTCTCCAGATATTGGAGTGAGAATCTCCAACAATGATAACTTTCTTTAATCCTGTCATGACCTTGTTACCTTCTTAAAGAAGTTAATCCCATCAGAGAATGCTTTGTCTTCTGTTTGTGTCTTTGCATCTACTGGGAGGATCTCCTTGTGCCAGAAGTAACTGTTTTTTCTTCTCCCCATAAATTCTTTGTACGCGTCTGGCCCAACAAACATTGCTATTGGTATCTTCTTCTCCCATGCTATACAACAATAGGCAGACCATGTTCCAAAGAAGAAGTTTGCCTTCTCTGTGAGTTTTGCTGCTAGTCTTGGTGTGGTCTTATTTACTAAGTTAAAGACATTAGGCGATATGTTAGTAGTAAAGTCCTCTTTTACGTCAACTGCAGGTATAGACTGCTTTCGTTTGTTGCGCCTAAATGACCCACCAACAACTACAATGTTGCCATCAGTATGTTCTCTTATACCTCTAATTAATCTTGTATACCTTTGAGGTTTAATAGGAATTCTCTGTTTCTCTCCGGCAAATGGGTGGATCAATATTATGCCGTTCTTAGATATCTCATTGTAAGTATCTTGTTCTTCTGGAGACAGTTGCATTGTAGGATCTTCTATTTCATGTCTGCTCTCATATACGAATGCATCACCTACAAATCTTGCTCCTATATTTTCTGCTATCCGTTTGTAGTTTGGGTGATTACCATTCCATCCTACCCTTACTGGCTCTAGATAATCAAAGTACTTAAACAATCCAAATGAATGTGAGTTGTGGCAGCATACTAACAGGTATATCTTATAGTCATTCGACATGGCCTTCAGCTTGCTGAACCACCCATTCTTTCTGTATATCGCAATAAATATGTCTCCAAGTCCAAGTTGTGCACGAGGATGAAGAGCCACAGCGATTTTCTTCTTATTTGTGTTCTCCACTTTACTTCCTAATTACGAAACAGATATTTGCCCTTCTCTTATTTGTCTCTTCGTCTTTCACTTCCATCCATCTATCAAGCCTCTTATCTGTTTGTGCAAATATCTTCTCGTCTACTAGAGTAAAACCCTTTTGTAGGTCATCCACCATCTGTCTTGAGTATCTTATTAAGTTGTTGTTAATGGTACTGTTGTGTCTTTTGTATGGAAGTGTGCATATCATTATGCCATTGTCTTTAACAAACGACATGCAATGCCTAAATGTCCACAGTTGAGCCTTCCTCTTAGATCCCCACTTCTTCCAGTTTTCTTTCTGTCTATATCCTGGTAATCCTATATGTTCTAATGTTGACATTAAGATCACATTATCAAATTTACCAAGTCTTCTGCTCTTTTGCTTTCGTATGTCCCCAGTTAGTTGTGATATATGATCTAACTCTTCAGCCCCTTTAAACTCTGTACCTAGAGGATCGATTAGCGTGTATTTCTCTCCTCTTCTTAATATAGCCCACTTTAATAAGCTTTTGTTAGCTCCTATTTCTAGTATGCTTCCATCTTCTATATTGTTCAGTACATAAGGTACTTCAAAAGACCTTGGGCCTCTATATGTGCTTATTGAAGGAAAATCCCAATGGTTAGACATTTCTGTTCCTCTCTATTATCTCTTTCGTAGTGTCTACGATCTGATGCATAGCTTCTTTCTTCTTTATTACAGGAATAAGACTAATATTGTCTTCAGTTAAGAAGTTTTTATTAACTCTATTATGCTTTGTCATCCAAGAGTGCTTTGGAAGCATTATTACTAGTGGTCTGTGTCCTTGAGTTAAGAAGCATGCAAGTGAAGAATGGTTTGCGACAAGACAACTAGACTTCATTATAAGACCACACGCGACTCTTATGTTTATTTTGTTTACTAAGTTAAAAATTCCATCAGATGATATGTTTATCTTCTCTTCGTTCTTTATCTCTTTTCCTTTTATCTTTTCTCTCTTTATGTTGCTTGCTCCTAGGACTACAATATTTACTCCTAGCTTTTTCCTTAATCTACTTATCAGATTTATGTATTCTTCTTCTTTGAAGACTATTCTTCCTGGTTCTCCAGCAAATGGATGAACTGTTATAAACTCACCCTCTCTTCTTATGAACTCTACAAATTCTTCTTCTTCTGGTCTCATGTAGACTTTATCTGGTATTACTTTTTCTATGTTGTTCTCAATGGCATAGTCAGATAGCTTTATAAAACCAGGCCCTGCCTCTTCTTTCTCTTTCTTAAATACTTTCTTATTAGGATCTACCCAGTCCATTACATGAAGTTCATCAATGTCTGGCTCAAATTTAAAGTATTCTCTAACTGCTTCCTTACATGCTGAGTGTGATATGACTTTCACGTAGCAGTCTGGATGTTTTATCTTTATTGCTTTTAGATAGCTAAAGTCTAGGTGCCTCCAGTGGCCACCAAAGTATTCATGAAAGTGATCTCCTAGCCCACCAACAGCATGTATATAGAATTTCATTTGTCTTTTGAGTAAAGTTCGTTTATGGATTCAATGATATCCATTCTTTGTTTATTGAAAGCAACAACTCTATTGCAGTTCTTCTCTATCTCTTCTGCAGCAGTATTGTTAGCTTTTAGCTCACTTATGTGTTCTTCTGTATGCCACAACTTTAAGTTAACAATAACTAACTTATCAATGAGTTCACCTATAGAGTACTGAATCATTTTGATCCTCCGACATAGTTTATCTTAGGGTCTGGGTAGCCTGACTTAAGAGATATATTGATGCTATCTCTTGTCTTTGCTCGTTGTGAATTGAGGAGACGGATCTTCATGAAGATATCCACTCTCTCCTCTGTAGGCATGTCTTTGATTAGGTTGCCTTCAAAGTCTTTTATCTTTGTGGCTTCATGCCATAGCTCAATATGAGTCTCTATCAGTTCATTTATGTCTTTTCCCACAGTATTCATGCATGTCATGGTCAACCATCTTGTTTACGAGTTCATTGAACATAGTTTTCGATTCCCAGCCAAGTATTCTCTTTGCCTTCATGGGGTTGCCTAGTAAGGTCTGTACTTCTGTAGGTCTAAAGTATTGAGGATTAACATCTACTCTTACGATGCCGTTCTGATCTATGCCTTTGCGCTTTTCGTTCTTGCCTTCAAAGGTTAAGAACATACCTGCCCTTGCAAAGGCTAACTTACAGAACTCTTCTACTGAGTGGTTCTCACCAGTGGCAATAACAAGATCATATGGTTTATCCTGCTGGAGCATTAGCCACATGGCTTCTACATAGTCAGGTGCATATCCCCAGTCTCTGAGAGCAGATAGATTTCCAAGTGATAATTTTTTCTGCTTGCCGGCCTTGATCTTGGCGACAGACATGGTTATCTTCCTCGTAACGAAGTTCTCTCCTCTCCTCTCCGATTCGTGATTGAAAAGTATTCCGTTACAGGCAAATAGATTGTATGCCTCTCTATAGTTCTTTGTGATCCAGTAGGCATATAGTTTCGCCGCAGCGTAAGGAGATCTAGGGTAGAATGGAGTAGTCTCTGTTTGAGGGGTCTCTTGAACAAGACCATATAGCTCAGATGTAGAGTTTCCCGAGAAAGCAACTTTTCCGTTTCTTTCAATCATGAAGTTATGCGAATTTTCTACTTCTAAGCACCATATTTTGCCTTCATAGTCTTGCTTTCGTACCATATACTTGTAAAGTTTGTTTGTTTCTTTAGTGTTTATATTTATTTTATAACTAGTAACAGTATTGGTGATTCTTCTTTGTCTTCCATTCTCTTTGATGTAAGAAACTTGTTCTCCTGGCTGGTAATATTTTAAGCTCGGGTATTTTTGGCAGATCATACTTAGAACTAAACATTGAGATGCCAGTTGTTGTGAGCTAGTGCTTATTGTGTGTCGATTAAGATTTTTGGTTTTTCTAGATGATCCATCTGAGTCTATTATCCCATTTAATAAGCTTTCTAATAAATCCTTATTGAACTCCCATGCAAAATCTGGAATGCATTTTTCATAAACATTGTCTCCTGCTAGAGAGAAAACTTTTGATAATGGTAAAGAAGTTACTGTTATGTTCATGTGGTCTGTTGTGAAAGTATAATTCTGTCTTTTAAGACACTCTATTAGTTTTTGTCTGGCTGGATCTGATTCTGGGATTGCAAATAATATAGTAGAAGAGGGTGTTCTTATTTTGTCGTCTACAGAACTGCAAGTAGAATAACGACCTTCATTATCTCTAAACTCTTGTCGATCTTGTTGTGTAAAGTTCTTGTTTTTGTATCGAGAAGAAGCCTTATATCCATCTCCAATATAAAGCCCTAAAAGATACAAGAAGTCGTTAGTATCTAATTCTAAGTGTAAATTTTTATGAAAGTTATTTGCTGTCTCTAGTTCTGGCACATCAGCAAAGTCAGTTAATTTAACTCTGTCTTTATGAGTCTCTTTTATGTTTTTGCAAATAGGAAGAGATAGGCTGCTGGTTCTTTCGTATAAAAACAGATCTTTTACATCTTTTGCTTCTGCTTTAATAATGTCTCCATTCTCATGTTCTAGCAAAGTCTTATGATTCTCTGTGATGAGTTGGCTTATTCTTTTGCCCTCAAGAGAAATCATTGGTCCAATATGATCGTATTCGTGTATCTTTTGGATTCTATTTTGTTCTAACTGTTTTGTCTCTTCGTTAATTGAATATACTAGATCTCCTACATGTAGGTCTTTGTATCTTTTTATTCCACTTGGAGTTACAGCTTTTGTCTCTGTGTCGTGGCAAGCCTGGTAGAACTTAGCTTTAGGGCATAGCTCTCTGATGGCATCAAGGATTCTTATTGTTCCTATGCCGTCAACCTGTGCACTATACTCTGGTACATCAAATGAGATCTTGACGTGACTCTGAGCAGCAAGGTTATATATCTCATCAGGCATTATCTTCTCGATGAGCCTAGAGATATTTGATCCATCAGTCATGTCGCCATAGTGAAGGAATAACTTCTTGTCCTTGATGGAAGGGTCCATTGTCAGATGGTCAATTCTCTGTCTGACATATGAGCTTGTTCGGCGAATTACACCATGAACCTCATAGCCCTTAGACAAGAGCAGCTCAGCTAGATAACTACCATCCTGACCCGTAATCCCTGTTATTAAAGCTTTCTTCATTATTCCCCTATTTAGTTATAGATTCTATTATCTGCTCTCTTACTTTGTTGTAGTCAGTATTCCTAGGGTCTCTTGATGGTCCATTAGTTCTAATTATACGACATTTCGCATTGCGCCATCTCTTCCCTGGTTTCATCTTGTTCTCTAAGTTTATGCTTGTTTGTTTTGTTACTATTACTGTTGTGGGTTTATTGTTTACCCATGACGCACAAGAATAAGCAGACCAATTCCCTACAAAATGTTTTTGTTCTGAAGCTAAGCGCATACAGATTCTTGCATTAGATTTGCCTACAAGATTGAATAGTCTGTTTCTCTCGTATTCAAATGTCTCATCTTTGTCTTCTTTTGTTCTTCTGTTCGTTCTCTTATATTTGCCGCCAATCACAACAACATTAAGATCATTTTTTTCTATTATCTCATCTACAAGTGGTTTCCATTCCTCAATAGGCATGGCAATTCTTCCCGGCTCTCCTGCAAATGGATGAATTAGGACAAAATTACCAGCAGATTCTATCTCTCTTATGATCTCTTTATCTTCGTCAGTTGTATAGACATTTGGCCTTGCGAAGTTCAGTGCCTTCAGTGCCTTACCTTCTTTGTCTAGTCTTTTGGCCCCATTGCTGTTCTTCTCAAACAATGACTTTGCGTCATTTACCCATCCGAACTCTTTGTACTCATCGATATGTGGGTTGTATTTTATGAACTCTACTGTCTGTGGATTGTGCGTTGAGCAAAGAGCTGTAATCTTAACAAATGGAAACTTTTCTTTGAGGGATTTAATATATCCCCATCCGTTCTCTCCTCTAGAATATACGTAAAATACATCCCCTAGCCCACCACCAAGAGTAACATATACAGAGTTAGGAACAATGACTCCATTATGAGATCGAACTATACGAGCTTTTGTGTTATTCATCAGTATTGGTGTGTTTGTTAGAATTTTGTTTTAGCTATCTTGTAGACTTTCTTTGGCGAAATTAGTTCCATACATCTAGAGATGCTTTTTATCTTGCTTGTCATTTTACATTTTGTATGATTATTTCTCCAGCATGGAATACAGTTCAGGTCAGACTTGATAACAGTTATGTTTTTGTATCCCTTACATCTAGCCTTGTAATCTGTAGGTCCAAAGAGAGCCAATGTTGGTATATCTAGTGATGCAGCAACATGCATTAGTCCAGAATCTATTGTGATTAGACCATCACATTCAGATAATACTGCTGCTGCTCTATTGAAGGGCAAACCACAAGTATCAATTGCTTTCTCAAAGAAGAAGTCTCTTGAGCTATACAATGTCAGTAGTTGATACTCATCTCCCAAAAGATCTATAAGCTCAGCATATTTCTCTTCTGGCCAGTCTCTATATAATTCTGCACTCTTTAGGGCAAGAGCTATCCTCTTCTTCTCTTTAGGTCCAGCTATCTGTTTTAATAGCTTTCTTGCCTTACTTTTCTCTTCCTTGCTGACGTAATATCTTGGCTTAATATCTTCTATAAGGTTTCTTGTGCCAAGAGCCTCTGCAAACAATTCAACTCTATTCTTCTCTACAGATTTTCCCATTCTGATTCTTGTTGACTCATATTTTGCACATGGGTGAGATATATCAATTATCATATAGTATCTCTTGTAGTTGATTGGCGAGTCAACATTTATAATCTCATCTATATGAGGGTTAGTAGACACTGCCTCCATCACATCCTTATGACAGGCAAGATGTATTTTCTTAGTAGGATACTTCTTCTTCAGAGCCTCTATCCCTGTTGAGGCCATTAGGATATCGCCTATACCAGAAGTAACTCTTCTGACCAGAATTATAGGGTCCTGTCCTCCAGTACTTATCTCTTTGCCGTATTTAATCATTGGCTCTGTCCTTAGTGGCTCTGACAGTTTTTGTTTTACAGCTGTTGCTACATTATCGGCAGATAAATTGTTTAGACATTCTAGCTTCGTTGAGCTAGATCCTCTTGTGCATTTTGGGCTATACCAACAACCAGAACAGCTTAGATTAAGTCTTACCGCTGATGCATTGTTGTAATGGTTTATTCTGCTTTCTGGTGGAATAGGACCAAAGATAGAAACTATTTTCTTATTTAATGCACCTGCAAGATGCAGCATTGCGCTGTCAGGACATACTACAATGTCAGATTGTTCTATAAGAGCAGCAACTTCAGGTAATGGTTGGTTTTTTACAGGAAAGAACCTTTCTTTCTCAGTCCATTTTTCAGTTGTCTTTCCCCAGTCAAATAGCAAAATTATATTATTCTTGTCTTTAAGTAAGATGTCAGATAATTCTTGTACCTTCTCTAGAGGCCAAGTCCTTCTCGCATCATTGCTTCTTGCTTGTATTGCTATTATTTTGGTCTTGTCTTTATCTCTGCTCTGTAGAAACTTTTCTTTTATTGCCTTGTTGGCAACTTCTCTTTCTTTTTCATGTACTTCATATATAGGCACAGGATCACTATCTACACTTACTCCTACAGCTTCTGCAAACATATCTATTCTATTTGGAGGTATAGATCCAGACTTCTCTCTGTCTAGTCCAGTAGTGGTTATGTCTACAGAATAGTCATATTCATGAGCAGTGGCTTCACTAAATGATATTAGTTCGTCCACATAGGAGTTGTGTAAGATTATATCGCCTAAAGCACCTTGAGCATATTTTGTGTCTGTTGCATAGATCAGATGACAATGAGGGATTAATCTTTTTATGGCTTTAAGCAAAGGAGTAGTCATTAAAACATCTCCTATGCCGCCTAATCTTCTCTTGATGCAAACGGTTGGCCTAGAAGACCTTAAGAGCTTGTCTAGACGTATCTTGGCATGCTCTTGAGACTTTCTTCTAGATTGTACATTTATAACTCTTGCAGGAGTGTTTGCTTTGTTTTTTGGTGCCACCACGCCATGGATACGTCTAGACATTTATCTTTTCTACTTGTTTTCAAAGTGCTCAATCAAGATTCTTGGATCAAATTTCTNATCATTCTTGTATTCAGAATCTATTGTCTCGTAGGCTTCACATGTAGAATTGAAATTGCCAGGATCTGAATTATGTACAGTATAGACTAACTCACAGATTCTAAACCTGTGATCAGAGAAGGCGTTAGCAAGCTCTTCTGCAATTTCAGTAGGAAATCTTGGTTTTGTTGACCCAATAGAATAAATTTTTGGGTCCATAATTTGTTTTACATTGTCATATTTGCCTAGCTGAATGTGAATCTTGAATATGTTAGGACGGATTCTCATGAGGCTCTTAAAGAAAGATTTAAGTTCCTCTTCCTCCATCTCTCTTATATGTACTGCTCCAGGTAGACAGTCTGGTGCCTTTCTGTCCTCATAAGTAAATACTTCAGTTATTCTATTTCGACCCGCACCACGAATAGCTTTTATAATTTCACTCTGGTTCTCAGATTTCTCTGCTTCTCGCACATGAGAAGGGTTCTTAAAAAATACTCCTGTCGGATGCATTACTTCTTCAGGTTTGATACCACTAGGTAGTGCCATTGTGTTCCTCCAATTCGAATATCTCCTGTAGATCGTTCATTCGGGATATCCATGTCTTTCTGTTTATGTTCATCTTATTGGCGATAGCAACTTGGCTTAATTCATCACTGTCAGATTCTAGAATTACAGAGATGACATATCTTTCTCCTCTAGTAAGTGATTTGCCAATATATCTATCTTCTAACAAAATGTGTGGAATTGTCCAGTAAAATTCCTCTTGTAAGAAAAACTGTTCATCTGACTCTAATAGTCCACTAGGCTCTTCTCTGTTCTTTGATAGTTTTTTTAGAAGTTTAGATGATTCCCAGGGGATGTGTCTTGTGAGAAATGGAACTAGACTGCTCTTTTTAGGGTTGAATCTATAGAAGAGATTACAACACATCAGATATATTTCTGACTCAGCTTCATCACTTTCTATATCCAATTCCTTAATCTTTTGCTTAAGCCATCCAAGTCTTGGCCGTAATATTAAGTATAGAGCATATCTCCTATCACTTTCAGGTATGTCTTCCCTGTGGAACAGTCCGTTCTGGTACTCTCTTATCTTGTCGGCTTGAGTGGATGGGATGAGCATTCAGGTTCTTCTGCTGAATGGCAGGATCCTCTCAATAAAGAATCCAAACTTACGGAGACGAGTCTTCTTCTTCTTCTCCATCTCCTCTTGTACGTTGTTGTATTTCTTTAAGAAAGTTTCCTGTCTGTGTCTGTCTGCTTTAGCAATGCTGTAGATGATTCCTTCAGGGTCGTCTCTATAGTCCCATATTCCAGTTAGTAAATAATTCCCATCTCTATCTCTTGTTACCTCAAGAGCTAGTCCTAATGGATGAAAGAATCTCCTGTTGGCCTCCTGTAGATAACCTTCCTCCCTGAATTCCTTGATGCTCATGTAATTGATTTTAATTTCATTGTCATCATTCATAGAGCGCTCCAAAATAGTCATCTGGAAGTTGGGTAAAGTAGTCCATGTCACCCATGCCCTTCCATACATGATAGTCAGCTCCTATAAACTGTTTTAGATTAGGAAACTGCTGGCTAGCATCTCTGTTTGTGAATCTGCGCTGGTACCTGTCTAGCCCATTCATGATTTCATATCCATCAATGTATGGAGCCCATGCCTGTATCTCAGCTAGAGATCTAGGGTGACAAAGCACTACCTTGCATTTGGTCTCCTTGATGTAAGGAAGAGCTTGTTTTATGTGCCCATGATGCAGTCCATTTAATGGCTTACGAGGTATGTTGATTAAGGCAACATGAGAATGATCATGTGTGTTGCCATCAACCTTGAGGTCTAGCTCAGTATACCTGATAGGAATGATACCAATCTTCCTGATCTCTTTCATTGTCTCTCGAGAGGCAAGATAACTACCATGACAGCCAACAACTACATGTGTGTACCGTCTCTTCTTTGCCGCCCGCGCTAAGATACGAGCATACTCGTCTCTGAACTGAGGGCCATTACCATTTATATGTGCATGTGATACTAGTTTCATCGCTCATTCCCATGTCGGTATTAGAGGAGCATACTTCTGAGTTAATCTGTCATAGAAGTCTACTCTGTATCCATTCTTCCTACAGAACTCAACGTCCTTCTTCTTGTACTTACTGTAGACAACTACAGTGGTCTCTGATGATTCCTCTGGATAGTTCTTCCTGTACCTTCTGAGTTTTTGTCTGCTGGCAGAGGTCATAAAACCCTTGATCTCATAAAAGCCAACAGGTAGCTCTTTAGTACCCCCAGACGTAATCTGAAAGTCCATAACATACACGTGAGGTTTAGTTTTGTACTCGTCGAAAGTAAATGCCCTCTCTTCATATCTCCACTCACATCCAATGTAATTCAGGATCCTAGCAAAGTTTGCTTCAGTCGATGACTTGAACGAGTACTTGTGGTGAACATCAGGACGAATACCCTTCCTTGTCTTAGAGTAGTTGCTAGTAGCAGTAGCCCTCTCCTTCTTAGGCTTTTTACCTCTGTGACAGGACGGACAGATGGCATCTGTATCCATCTTGTAGGCTTTGGACATGTAGAAGATTATTTTCTTACACTTGGAACACTTTACTGATCTCATCTAGAATCCTTACTGTTTAAGTAAGAATTTCATCTATTCAGATAAGAATCAATATCTTTTTTGGAGAGAAACCCACAAGTTTTGTGAGTCCATTGATTGTCGGCGAGTTCCATCTCTTCTGTAATCCCACATTTCTTACAGAAGCGAGTCCATCTTTGACTCCAGTAACAGTGTTCTTCTATCTCTCTACATGCAGCATTTATCTGCCGAGGGCTGTATAGCATAGGCCCCCATTCATGTCTGCATGGTTCACATAAGTTTGACCTTTTCCTGTGCGGAGAGATAGTCTTTAGCATCAATTTCAATAAGTTTTTCATCGAAATCAAATCCCCATAGAGATGTCTTCCACGAACATTTAGGGCATATCGTCTCAGTATCAAAATTAATATCGTAGCTCTTCTGAATATCAAATTTATTCCCGCAGTTCGGGCACTTCACTCTCGTCATGTTCTTTCTCCTCTTCTGCTATGGCCATAGGACCAAACAATCCACTCCAGTTGTCTATCTCTACTCTGTAGGCGTACTCTCCAGACTCAACAATAACTCCATCCTTGAGCCCAAAGCCATCTACAAAAACCTGTACCTTGTCTCCTAACTTGAACTCTCTAGTGGCTGCTTCTGCCATCTCTCTGTCCTTGCATCTCTTACAGGCATAAACCCTATCCTGCTTATTAAAGACCTCTGTTGTAGGAATTGTACTCCCCTCTTTGATTGGCAGCGAAGCATCCTCATCACAGTGAACCATAGACACTGTACATGATTCAGGTCTGTCTTCTAGACTTAGTAGCTTCCCTTCCTTAATGCCGAATATCCTCTCTAACATCTCATAAGAGACTACAATACGCCCTCTGATCTTCCCAGGAATTAAACTTAGAATCTCAAGGATAGATTCAGATGTCTCTCTGTATACATCCCTATCTTTTTCTGAGATTGAGTTATAATCCTTGCCGTCAATGCGGTTGCACTGAACCTCTGACATCAACTCAATCATAGAATTCTTCAATGACTTATTCCGCATCTGCGCACACCTGACACATCATCTTTGTCTCTTCTACACCATCTTCATTCTTTACCTTGGTGGCAATAGCATTTCCAAACTTGAGCATCAGTGGGTGAAGAGGTCTTCCGCATTTATAGCACTTAGGTGTTATTTTTTCTTGTTTAGCCATCGTTCAATTCCTTCCATGGTGTTAGTTCGTATCCTACAAAAAGATATGTTCCTTTGTCGTCCCCATGTGGCTCTATCAGTTTTACTTTGTCTATATTCATCATAATTTGCTTGCCATCATCAGATGTGGAATACATGTTAATTCTGAATTCTTCATCTATGTCCTGCTTTTCTAAAAACATTATTGTGCCAGCAACAGCTGGTTTTGTGCGTGAGTCTGGTCTCTCCTGTCCCATAGCATATATAGCCATAGGCTCTCTATGAATAGAGTAGTATATACCCTGAATCGGACATCTAACTTCTCCATCTACAACCTTCTGGATTGTTACTCCACTGGCTCCTGTGAATGTTCGTCTGGTTGAACACGGCGAGAAGTTTACTTCTGCCCAAAACCTCTGCTCTGTAGTTTTCTCTTCGGCCATGAACTTTTCTCCCTTTGTGGTATCTTTGCCTTTTTCTTCTTTGGGCGGTAGACACCACTGTTCTTCTTAGAACATGCATCTATGATTCTCTGAGTTAGATCTTCGATGGTGATGTCCTTCTCATTGTATTTTACTACAACGTATCCCCAACATGCTTCTTCTGCTGCTAGTTTTTTCTCCTCGTCTAGTTCTAGTCTCCTTCTAAAGTTACGTTCAGCTTCATCTGCAGTCACTCCTCCAAAACACACAGGTCTAAAATGCTGTTCTCCATGTACTTCTATTACTACGTTCAATCCTAGGATGGCCCAGTCAAACTTCTCTCTGTTTGATGAGTAGTCTGGATTGATCTTAGAAACATGGTACTCCTGTCTTAATTCGTAATTCGCAAATATCGAATTCTTGCTTGTGAGTAGCTCACCTATACGTTTGTGCAACTTGGAGGCATTTTTTGCTAACTGAGTTGGCAGTTTAGACTTCTTCAAGTAAACCTCTCTACTGCTGTCTTCATGATAGGCACCATCATGTTGCAATATCCCTTTTCCTTGACGAAATTAAATACGGCATGCCATGTCTGCTCGTCTTCTACTAAGTTTAAATTTCCATCTGTTATTTCTTCAATATAGATCTTTGCTTCTAGACTGTCGACGAAGACCATGTATTTTTTAAAGCTCCTACCTACAGTGACTCTGTGCTCAAAGCGCCAGTATGGCAGTAAGTCCTTATTTAGGTCTTTAACCTTTAGAGGATACCGCTTCTCGTCTAAAACTTGAAAGTCTTGCATGCGCCACACTCCTTACAGTTCCATCTGTTCATGTATCTTATATTATTATATATACCGTATGCCAAATGTTTTATAACCTTATCTATCTCTTTCATTTGGCTCGGTCTAAATATTGCTGAAGATATAAAGAAGCGATCCCTCTTAGGTTTTATGTGAACATAGGTAATCGTTTCTCCTTTGTTTGAGTAAAACGAATACGATTTAGCTATATTGTACATGTCTATAGCTATCTCTCTCTCTGATAACTCTCTAGTTGCAAAGTCAATAATTACAGCATTCTTTTCTCTGTTGTTAAGATCTACCTTTATCATGTCTACACTAGAATGAAGAGTACAGTTTTCTATTTCTCTTTGAGTGGTTATTTTCACGCCAACAGTAGGATACATAAATCCAGATATCTCATAATTGCAGTAGTCAGACATAAACTTAGAAGCTCGAACGCATTCTTCTTCTACTACTTTTAGAGGTATCTCATTTTCTACTGCTGCTGGCCACCATATCGTGTCCCATGATCTAAGTAGTTTTCTTGGTGTTACATCTGAATCTGTTAACAAGCACTTTCTTTCTGTGTCTATTATTGACTCAAATAGACACTTGTTGAATAGATCAAGATCACCGAGTAACTTTGTTTTTCCAGTATCTTTGTGTAGCAGGTATGGACAGTACGAATAGTACAGAATGTCGGCGGGGGTAATTCTCATTATTAGTCTAGATGTACAAAGTCTTCATCTATACAAAAGTCTTCTACGTCGGTAAATACATAGTCGTCTTCTTGAGGTAAACATACCTGAATCATCTCTTTGTTCCCACAGCATTCGCATTTGTCACTGTTTTTACTATCCAGGATTCCACACTTAGTACACTGATTTGCTTTTTCCATTTAAAATCTCCTCTACTTTTTCTTCTGTCTCTTCACAGAATAAAGCTACTTTGTCTGTTCTGTTTTCGATGCGCTCTAAAGCCTCTAGATATACGTCTGGGTTTATGAGAGCATCTAGCAATCCTAGCCTTACTGCTTTTGCTGCTGTCCTCTTCATTAATACATGTCCTTTGTCCTTGACTCTTTGATGAATTCTAGTCTTGCTAATTGATCCTCCTCTGCTTGTTTAGTGTCTACTGGGCACATATGAGCTGCTGATGGGAATAAATCTAAAAATATTCTACCCTCGAACCCTGATACTTTGTTCTTACCGAACTTGCACCAGATTCTTGGAAGTAATTCTCCTTGTTCATTTTCGTGGACAAGCACACATTGATTAGCTGGAGTATGGTGTAAATCGTTATACAAGTGAATAATGATATCACCATCATAAGCTAGAGAGCGAGACTCGGCTATCGCTAGATTAGTAGGCTTTTCGCCTGGCTGTAGTTTTCTATATTCTACTGTAGATACTACTGTTATGTGTTTAGATACTGCCATGTTCTTTATGTGATTAGACAGTCTTTTTACTCTTTCGTGGCCATTTATCTCTGAGTAATCTGGTAGCTTATGAAAGTTATCTATAAACAGAACTATGTTTTTTGTAGGATATGTTTCTTTGTAGAAATCAACTACAGTTTCTATGTATGAGAGACTTGCTCCATCAGCTGAATCTTTGACAACTAACTTGTTGTCTTTGACCATGTTAATTACTTTCTTGTAAGCCTTGCTTCTCTCTTTCTTAATGAACTCAAAGCCTTCTTGTTTTGCCCAGTAATTGGGATTGCTAACATGATTCTGATAGAGGTTTAGGTTCTCAGAAGCATTACAAATCCACTTGTAGATAATCCTCTTCATAGAATCATCTATAGAGTGATAGATACAGATAGCATTGTTTCTCTCATCATCAGCTATTTCAAATGCCATCTGAGAACAAAAGGTTGTCTTCCCTGATTGTTCTGATCCGCCAACAAAGAACAAATTATCTGTTTTCCAATCGTCATCGAGATGTTTTCCGACGCCAGCGAGTCCATCAGGTTTTAAGAAGAAGCCGGCAAATTCACCAGTTCTTGCATCATCAGACTCCTTTAGACTCATTACTGCATTTAAAGTTGCAGAGCTCTCATTCTCTGTCTGCATAGACTTATTGATATTATTTAGAGCGCTCTGACATTGAGCTAATGCTAGTTCTGCATTATTAGGGTTGCGTCTTACATCATATAGCAGAGACTCAATCAGATTTTTCTTACGAGCTTGTGTATCAGCCTCCTTCTCATTTCTTAGTCTCTTGATCTCAGACATAATTGTTGAGGTGTCATAACCAGTTACCTTGGCTACCTGTTTTGCTAAACCCTCCTGACGTAGATGACTCTTCTCTGAGACGACAATTGGAATCATCTTTTCTGCTATCTCATTTCTCTTCTCCTCGTCTATCTCTCCATCTATAGTCTTTATGAACTGCATCATTCTCCACTCAAATGCAGTCCACCTCTTTAATCTAACAAACTCGTCGAATCCATTGTTTCTAAGTAAGTCATCAGGGTCTTGTCCTGCCATTAACTGACAAAGCTTTACCCTAAAGTCCTTCTCTTTGGAGAATTTGTCATCTAAAGCTTTTTCAATTGCTGTCTCGCCTGCTGGATCAGAGTCAAATACCAGCACGACATTAAACGACCCATACTTCTTTAGAAGTGTTATATGATGATCTGTTAACGCCGTGCCCATAGTACAACAACAATTCATTAGTCCATAATGTCTTGCTGTTATTACATCTGCCTGACCTTCAAATATATATAATGGGTCTGGAGCATCTTTGGCTATCTCATAACCATATAGCCTCTCGCCCTTCTTGAATATTGCACATTCAAGCCCAGTTCCTCTAGTGTTGATATACTTAGGTCCTGACTTCTTGTCTCCGTTCTTATGCTTTAGATTCTTAGCGCTAAACCCAACAGGTCTTCCTTCGTCATCATAGACAGTGAACAATAAATTGTTGCTGTTAAATAAATTAGAGCGATCTAAATCTACAGCATTCAGAAAGCCAGGTTCGAACCCAACTCTTCTCATCCTCTCTCTATACTCGCTGAAGTCTACAGTGCCGATTCCCCATTCTACAAGTTTCTCCTTATTCCACCTTCTTCTCTCTATCTCTTCGTTTGCTAGGGAGTAATCTCCAAATTCTGGGTCTGCTATCAGACTAGCTGCACATCTGTAGGCAGCATATGTTCTGTATTCATAGATTTCTTCTTGAGTAAGATCATCAACTTTTACTTCTACTCCATATTTTTCTGCAAGATAAAGCACGTTGTCTTCAAGGAAGCCTTTTCCTGATATAGGCTTTTTCTCGAAGATATTTGCGGCAGTAAAAATATCACCCGAGAAACCACAACCCCAGCAGAATATAGTCCTGCCTTCTTTATGGAGCATCATAGAAGGGTCTGAATCTGTGTGCTTTGGGTTTATGCACTTAAAGTTTTTTGATGTGTCTATTCCATGCTCTGAAAGATACTCTTTTATGTATGGCTTCAGCGCTTTTGTTGTTGCTTCTAGGTTTATTAGCCTTGGCTTCATCTTTACCCCTCTAGTAGTCTTATTTGTTCAGCTGCTTCTAGCATTGAAGAGACTTCTATACAGACATCATCACATCTCCTTTCTCTGTATTTCTTGTTCCAATTTCTCTTCATAAGGATCTTTGTCCTTGGAAATGTTTCCATCACCCGAGGGTCGTCATCAATGATGATGTCGACATCAACAAGAGCTTTGTCCTCCATTCTTTCTACACAAATGAGATTCCACTCAATGCTCTTAAAGTTTTTTCTGAGCCAGTAGTACTTCTCTCCAGGAGAATTCTCCCAGTCTATAATCTTAGTTACAAAAAATATCTTGTGTCCAAGCTCATATATCTTCTTAACTCCTTCATGTGCTCCATCATAAGCTGATAAGTATTTGAAGAAGCTCTTAGTATATATTGCCGGTCTGATGTCACTCTTGCCGTTTAGTAAGGTTCTAAAGTTAACAGGAAGCCTTTCGTAAACTTTGGCTTCTGTTCCATTCTCGTCTATTTCTTCTGTAGATATATTTAGACGGTATTTAGAGTTGACGTTTTTCACTGCTTTAGCGATTGCATTGGCAACCACACCATCCATATCGATGCCAATGTTCATAGGATTCCTATATGTCTTTCATTGTCTCTGTTATCTCATCTTGGTCACATTGTGACTTATATTCGCAGTAAGAACACTGCCAGTCTCCAACCTTGTTCTTTGTAGGGTTTTTCTTCCAAGCTTCATACTTTGTCTTGCCTAGCATATTGTGACATCTCATCCATTCAACTTTGTCTTCGGTCCAGTTTGATGAGAAGTCTTTAGGAGGCAGTTGCTTGTTTTTGATGTGCTTCAGAAGAACATCATATCTATTGTAGATGTCCTCTATAGTGTAGGGGTGCATCACCTTGCCCTCTCTAAAACAACCCCAGTATTTGCATGGAATCTGTTCATGCCAACACTGATGAGTGCCGTCACTGTTTTCTGTAAATCCAACTCGGAATTCTACCCTATGGCCATCTCCACGCTCTAAATAGTACAGCCTGTACTCATCTAATGTGTCTTTGTACTCATATGCATATAGAGCAGCTTGCATGAAGTGACTATCTTTAGGCTTGCCAGGAATCTGATCTCTCTTAGCACCACAGATCTCTCTGTTTGCGTTATACCCATAGAAAGTCTTCATCTCGACACCTATCTTCTTATCAGAAGCAGGGTCCTTTAAGATGGCATCCAATTCTCCAGATAGAAAGTATTTTGGATTAAAGAATTTCACATTGTTAGCAAGCCAAATACCAAGTTCTTTCCACTTCTCTACTGTTCCTGTTTCGTCCCATTTGCCTAAATAAGCCTTCATCATCAAGCCAGGTCCAGCACTGTCAGGAACAGGAATCTTCATGTTTCTATACCAAGATGCTCTCATGCACTTGCCAGAAATTAATGTCCTGCCATCAATCGTGTACTTTACAGATGCTTCTGATGGATATAGTCCTGGTCGAGATATAGAAAATCTTTTGTTGTTTACAATTTTGTCATCTTCTAACTCTATAATTGAAAACTCTTCAGTCGTCATTTAGTTCCTCGTCGCTTTCTATCTTTGTCCATTTGCCATTTTCTCTGATCTCTACTCGTGCTTTTTCAGCTTCTGTTTCTACTTTCTTCTTTATGTCTTCTAGCTCTCCTGTCGCTCTAGAGGCTTCTATCCTTACCCATCTTTGAAATTCATCAGAGTTGACCATCCTACGAAAAGCTACTCTAGTGTTCTGTGCCTTGCTCCTACCCTCCTGACAGACACCAATAGCTCCACTAGCCGGATGTTTACACCTGCAACTGTTCTGACACTTGTTTCTGTGTTGTCCTCCAGCTCCTGTACCGCTGAAGTAATCTAATATCAGATCCTTCTTAGTAACTGAGAACAACTTCTCTTTCTTAGTTGACATGTACCTCTTCCTTTAGATACTTCTCTTTGTCGACTAGCTTTCCATCAACGACTAAAATGTCTCCTTCTTCAACCGCCTTATAGACTTCTGTTTTGATAAAGGCCATACATTCAGCATTCTCCTTTGTTGGTTCAATATTTTTAATAGCGGAGAACATAACATCGATAAATTCACACCAAAGGTGACTAGGTACTTCTATCTTCTTAGCCATTTTGTTTCTCCTGTTCTTCCATCTTCTTCTTCATCTCTTCAAACTGTTTCTTTATAGGTATTGCCACCTCTTTCTCGTACTTCTCATTTATCTCTTCTTCTGTCATGATGTCCTTCTCTACTAGAATTCTCATTAGCATATTTATTTGAGCTCTGCTTACTGAGATTTCAGTCCCCATCATTGATAGCCCCTGTTCCATTTGGCCCATGTACTTCATCAAGTTCTGCATTTGAGCCATGAGCTGCTGTAGAGGCTTTCCTGATTCGTTGCCTTCAGGTGTTGCTTCTTTTACAAAATCGTGAAGCATTCTGACATGTTCTTCTCCCATTTCATTATCCTTTCTGTATGTTTTGAGCATATGTATATGCTCTGTTCCATGATGTTATATTCTCATCTTCTCTTGGCTTGAAGGTCACTTTAGCTCCTGACTCAAGACGAAGAACTATATTCTCAGCTATTGTGCCAATATCGTCAACTACAGGTTTTATATCTTCTATAGATAATCTGATAATAGGAGGTCCATCATCTTGGTCTATTCTGTTCACCCAAGCAGTCAGAACACTTACACTGCCTTCCTCTACAACATCCTTCAGCTTCTCCCACTTCTTTGTGAATATCGCTCCCTCTATCCTGCCTGTCTTGTCTTCTACCTCTACGATAGCGTAGTTTTTCTTCTTCTTACTTCTCTTCTCTTTAACTGAGGATACAACTACAGGTATCTTTACCTTTGATCTCGCGTCAGAAGTAGATCCTATGTTTGCTATCTCTGAGATGTTTAGTTTGAACATTCTTTGTAGTCCCGGATAGTCGTCAAGTGGATGACCAGTTAAATAGAACCCTAATGTCTTCCTCTCAAGGTCAAGTCTGTCATGTCTTGACATCTGCTCAGGCTCTCCCATCTCTGGGAATTTAGGTTCTTTCTCAGGATCTAATGCAGGTAGTCTGCGTGGAGGTTTCTTTCCGGCAGCGACAGCCTCTTCTATTTCCTTCTTCCTGATAATTCTGTTCTGAACCTTCTCATCCCACTTCTTCCTCTTCTTGCTGTACTCTATTAGATCTCCTACATGACCTACTATCTGAGATCTGGATAACTCTGATATCTCTTCTAGAGCACCACACTCTGCTAATGCAGATATTACATCCTTCGTTATCTTAGCCTGTACTAAGTCCTCTATTGATTGAAACTCCTTCTGCTCTCTCTTTTGTATTAGACTCTCACATCCCTTAGCTCCTATTCCCTTCACCCCGGCGAAACCAAATATGATTGTTCCATTGTCTAGAGTGAATCTGTGTCCTGACTTGTTTATATCAGGAGGATAGATTGGTATCCCTGCATCAACAGCTGAGTGGATGTACTTAACAGTAGTGTCCTTGTCTGATGAGTTTAGTAGAGCAGTATAAAACTCAGCAGGATAGTGTGCCTTTAACCAAGCTGTTCTGTAGCTAATGATAGAATAGGCTACAGCATGAGAATTTGAACAACATAGCCCAGAAGACAACAAATAGTTATGATTACTATGATTAACCTCTAAATCATAACCTTGTCTCTTTCCAATATATTTGGCCGATATAACTTTCCTATAAATAGGACTCCAGACCAACTGTAATCTTGAATTAACTTTATTAAGTTTTCTACTTTGAACTTCGCTTCTCCGTTCTTTGAACAAAACATATCGATTGATATTCTTATTAACCTCCAGTCTCTCTTCTCTATTTCTATATTTAACATCTTGTCTCGTTCTATGTTTTTCTTTAAGATCTCTTGGCCTTTTATAGGGAAGAAATGCCAAGGACCATCTATCTCTATTGCTATTTTGTTCTCTTTGTTTACAAAATCTACTTGCTTTCTTTCCTCTCCACATCTGATCTGTATGTTTCTTATAAAACCTTGCCTTTTTAGGATAGGCTCCATAAAAATTTCTGCTTTGGAATGTTTTGGAGAGGCATGCATTTTTTGTATTATTTCTTGGAATCTTTCTGGATGATTTATTCTCCAGTTCTTTAGAACTTCTGATCGTTTTGCAATGATATCTTTTCTCTTTGAGGTTCTCTTTGCTGTCTTTGAATATATTTCTCTTCTTTGTTTTGTATGTTCTATTGATCGACAGTTCTCTTGTCGTATTTCTTTGTGTTTTTGTTTGCAAGCTATGCAGTTTTTTCTGTGAACCTGAGCATCTCTTCTTGGTCCAACAATTATTTCCCCACATAGCATTTTGTATTCTCTTTTCGCAAGAATACCTGACTTGACAGATTCCTGATACTTTTTGCACATCCAATGGTGAGAGATTAGCTTTCTCTTTGAGCCAAATATTCTTTCGCACCCTGTGCATTTCCAGAGAATTAGGTTTCCTTCTTTGTCTATTCGTGAATCTGCTAAGTCTTTGCATACGGAGCACTGATCTAGATGGTCGTAAAGTTCTCTGTATGTTTTGAATAGAACCCCACACCGACTCATTTTTCTTGATAATTTTGACAATAGGTATCTGGCCAAACTGTGTGAGCCATTTATGGTCAAGCGTGCATTTCTCAACTGTGCCGTCGTCAAATCTAATCTCCCATAGACTAACAATTCCATGGTCATGTAAGTTAAGAACCTCAGAAACTACTACGTTCTTTGATTCATCTATAGTATAAACCTTATCTCCTCTTCTTATGTCTTTTATCTTCTTGCTCCCATTAACAGTAGCAACTAGTGTATCTTTGTCAACTGTTTTGTTGAATGAGTACGCCGCAAACCCTTCAATATCATTGAACAGCTTAGTAGAGGCTACTTCATCTATTCTGTTCTCTATAGATCCAGAGATGAATTTACTTCTCTCCTTCTTCATCTTCTCAGGAAGCTTCTTACCGATGATCTTCCTCATGTTGTCAGCTTCAGGTAGAGTGTATCCAGCTATGTCAGTACAGATCTTCATGACCTGTTCTTGGAATGTCATCACTCCATAGGTTCTCTGTAGGATTGGTTCTAGTTCTGGTATCAGATAGCTAACCTTCTTCCCCTTGCGGCCATCAACATATTGTTTTGTAAGACCCGTACCTAACGGACCTGGTCTGAACAGACTTGTGATGGCAGCTAAGTCCTCAATGCATTTAGGTTGTACCTGCATACAGAGTTCTTTGAATCCGGCTGATGTCTCAAACTGGAAGACTCCAGATAGATCCCCATCACGGAATATAGTCTTGTAGGTCTTATCGTCTCCATCCTCTATCTTGAGGAAGTCAATTTCCTCACCATGCTTCTCTCTTATCAGTTTCTTTGTTTCTTCAATTACAGTTAGATTCTTCAACCCTAGGAAGTCGTACTTAACTAAGCCAATCTCCTCGACATCATGCATGTCAAACTGAGTTGTTATCTCATCGTTCTTGCCTGTGAACAGAGGAACTGTCTTACTGATGGTATCATTAGATATGACAACACCAGCAGCATGTACACCTGCCTGCATTTTAAGACCTTCAGACTGTATGGCTATATCTACAACATCAGGCCACTCGGTCTTCATTATGGCAGGTACAGTTTGTACGATGTCTTCAAACTTAGCTGCTTTACCAGATATGTCTGGAGGTACTAGCCCGGATAGCTTTATGCCTACAGAGGGTTCATATCCCATCACTCTAGAGAATGCTTTAAGTGCACCTCTAGGCTTGAATGTCGCATATGTCCCTATCTGAGCTACTCTGTCAGAACCATACCTCTCAGAGACATACTTAATGACCTTAGTTCTGTTCTGCTTACAGAAGTCAACGTCTATGTCTGGCATCGATACGCGTGCAGGATTTAGAAACCGCTCAAAGTATAGACCATACTTAATAGGGTCTACTTCTGTGATGCCCATGCAGTAACAGACCAAACTGCCTGCACCTGAGCCTCGTCCTGGTCCAACAGCAACACCATTGTTCTTAGCCCAGTTGATGAAGTCAGCCACTACAAGAAAGTATGTTGGGAATCCCATCTCATTGATGATACTCAGCTCATATTTGAGTCGTTCCCTATACTCCTTAGTGCCTTCACCAAATAGCTTAGTGAACCCCTCTTCTGTCTTGTCTCTGAGTTCCTGCTCAGGTGTCTTGCCTGCTTCAAGGCCATATATAGGCCATATGGTTTTGCCATACTCCCAATCAAAGCTACACTTTCTAGCAATATCGACAGTCCTATGTATCGCTTCATAGTCCTCTTCATCAAACATCTGTTTGATCTCTTCATAACTCTTAAACCAGGACTGATCTGAGTCAAACTGTAAGTCTCCAGCTGCTATCTTACAGATGTAGTTGTGTAGCTTGGCCTTGTCTCTAGTCGTATAGTGAGAGTCCTGAGTTACTACTGTCTGTATGTCTAGCTTGTTGGCATACGTCTTAAGGAATTTGTTTAGTACGGGTTGCCAGTCTAACCCATGATTCTGTATCTCAATATAGAAGTCATCCTTCCATATGTCTCTCATCTTAATGAGCCACTCAGCAGCCTCACTATACCTCTCCTCCATTGACATTACAGAGGCATAGCCAGACCCACATCCAGATAGGATTACAAGTCCATCTTTGTACTGCTCTAAGACTTCAAGGTCTACTCTTGGCTTATAGTAGAACCCCTCAAGCCAACCTATAGATGTTAGCTTGAATATGTTCTCTAGTCCTTGTTGGTTCTTTGCGAGTACCGTTAGATGATAGGATGTCTTTGTGTGATCAGGTAGCTTCTCCCTCAGAGTTCTCTCCCTGGGAGCGAGGTACAACTCCACACCAAACAGTGGCTTAACATCATTCTTCTTGCAGGCTTTATCAAACTGAAGCAGCCCTCCTGCTCTTCCATGATCAGTAAGAGCAACATACTCCATCCCAAGCTCTTTTGCCCTGCTAGCAATCTCTTCTACAGATTGAGCCCCGTCTTGAGGTGAATAGTCACTGTGGACGTGAAGATGTACAAACATACTACATGTTTCCTATTACTATCTTTGACCAGTTTTCTAGGGTATTTAACTCCTCAAGCTGGTCCTTCTTCTTCCACTCTAGATTGCCAAGTGAATCTTCATTTGGAAGTACACCAATGAATTCAGTGCGCATAGTAATTGCAATTCCAAAATGTACTTTTCCTACATCGTTTGATGGGTCATATACGATACCATAAGATGTTCGTTCGAATCTTGACATATAGCTTTCTAGTATTGTTATTTCTTCAGATAACTCTCTAGATATACAGTTCTCTATGTTAAGGAATCCGTTAATTACGTCTTCTTTATTGATGTGTCCACCAATACCAATGGAATGCTTATCATAGAGTCTTCCTTCTCCTCCATGTTTAGTCCTCTTATAGGTCAAGAACTCTTTTCCAGATGTTTCTCTTCTGTACAATATTATATATGGAATGATTTGCTTTACGGATGGATCTTTCTCTGCTTTGTCGCGAGGCATAAAAAATGCTTCAGGCAGACACTTTATCCAGAATCCTGAAACGTCTAGACCAAGAGAACTGTAATTATTTTTCCAAAACTCTTCACTAAAACATTCCATACATCCCTCTGGAAACACTAGTACTTGCTCTGACATTATCTTTTCTCCTTTAGTTTGTATCTTTCACATGGGGAAGGCTCATAACATCTGTTGTACCACTCACATGGAGGCTGCATTAGTTTTGCTACTTCCTGATCATACTCATCTGCATTTAACATCTTCTCTTTTAGCCTTTTAAAGACATCTCTGGTTTCCTTTGATGCCTTCATGCAGAGTCTCGCCTTCGCTATTGTCAACAGAGCATTAGTATTCATGTCAAACATCATTTCTATAGGTCTCCCTTGAGGGAGGTCGTCTCTAGAGACTAGTTCTTCATTCCTGTCATCTCTTTGAGATTTGACATAAGGCATTACACCTATGTGATGTCTTACATAATGAACAGACACCCAGCTCTTGAGATCTAGAACAAATATTCTGTAGAGGACTGCTCTAATAGGGCTGTGCGGTACACCGCCAACGGTGAATAACATCTTCCTCCAGGTCTTTATTGATGGCTTTTTGCATTCCATCATCTCTTTTCCCTGGGTAGCGTTCATAGGGCCTGTCATCCATTCAGGTCCTAGTAGTCTGATATACTCGACTTCCACTTTCTTATCCTCCTCTTTAGCTTGTCTATCTGAATCACGATAAAGACTATAAGACTAATAAATGCCACTATAAATACATATTGTAACGCACATAATATTGTCAGTAGCAGGATAGATAATATTATTATCTTTAGAACAAACATAGCTTCTCTTTATACGTGTCTCTGAAGTGCTGCATGTACTCCCATACCTTCGTCTTCATCTTCATCTGCTCTTCAGGCCAGTTAGTCTTATGCAAGATGGCAGCTGGGTGAGTCATTACAAAGACATCTGGCTCTATCCACTTGCCCTCGTTGTTCCACATGCGCAGGTTGTTATCCTCTTTATAGGCACACAGAGCTACTCTCCCACAGAGTATTTTTATCTTAGGTCCTAAGATCTCTAGAGCCCTCTTCGTAAATGGCCAACATCTAGCTATCTGTTCAGTCTTTGGCGTATAGTTCTGCTTGTCTGAGTAATTAGGCGCAACAGGACGACAATACACCACGTTCGTGAGCAACATGTCTCTGTCTGTGCTCAAACCAATAGCACTCATTATCTTGTCTAAGAGCTTACCAGCAGGACCTGTGAATGGAGAACCTAACTCGTCCTCCTTAGCTCCAGGTGCCTCACCTATCAAAATAATAGAAGAATCAGGATTGCCTCTATATAATATGGGCTTGACGTTATGATCGGACAATGTACATCTGGAACATCCCTCATTGAAACAACTCGCGAATGTCCGGTAATCAGACGCATCCATAGCTCTCCGGTAATTTTCGACCCTCATGTTACTACTCCTTCATTGACCCGGTCAATGAGTAACATAATAAATTTTAAAGGTGTGTAATTACAGCAGGTTAGCTGATTTTCTTGGTGTATCTGTCTGCGAATCTTACTGCTGTCTCAGCATCTTTAGCAGCTGGTCCATGAGGGAAGAAGCAGACAACCTCTCGGTTGTTCAGGAGTTTCTTATCATCCATGCAAATTTTACATTTATTGCAGGTGACCTCACCAAGCTTGGATTTACAGGCAGTCTGTCTAAGGTCTTCTTGCTCGTTCCAGAATGAGAAATCAAATGCCTTTAGTCTTAAGATGCATGCAGCATATCCTCTGTCCATTGCCTTCCTAGCTTCTTCAAAAGTCTCACAGCTAGCAAGGACTGAAATGCGACCCCATCTTTTACGTGGAATTGTTTTCCATGAACGAGTATAGGTCCAAACTACATTCATATATTTTTCTGCTGCCTCTGCTAACACTTCAACGGCTAGTGGTGTCTTGGCGTCCCCTACAACATGAAGTCTTAGTGGCCTGTCTCCTGTAAGTTCCTTGATTAGTCTTGCCTCTTCTTTAGCAATATCAATTGGTCTGGTTAGCTTTCTCTTTCTTGCTTCTTCGTTTAGCTGTTTTAGTAGGATTCCACACTTGTCATGCTGTGCGTAACATCCATGGTTGAGCAACGGACAGTCATGAGGACATGAGTAGATAGGAGCATATGTCGCTGCAACCTGACCGAGTTTTCTGCTTCTTGATACTGCTGCTACAGATACTATATTCTTCATTTCTCTACCTCTCTCCTTATCTCTTCTACTAACTCTCTGACTACATCTGCTGTGTATGAAAAGTCTTCCCAGTGTGCTGAGTCTAGCTCTTCCTCTATGTCAGATAGTCTCTTTAATATCTTGTCCTTCTGACTCGAATCCTTGTTCTTCATCTTCTTTCTTCTCCTCTTCTTCTGTCTCTTCTTCTGTCTCTTC